GTTGCGGCTGCTTCCCGTAAGCCCAAGAAAGGTTGACTCTTGCTCTCATATGTAAAGGATAAGCTAATGGCCTACTTTTGTCAAGTATATAATCGTGAGAGATAATTGGGAGGGGACTGCCTCATATGGACGGGCCGAGTGAGGCACGGCCGCGCCACAATTCCATTCGGAACAAAATATAAGGGTGTGCGCGTACGCCTGGTGCCGGATGATTATCTTTCATTCCTCACAACTCTTCCCTTTATGAAAGCCGAACGCTGGCGCTGGCTCCGCGATAGCATCGTCGCAGAACTTAAGTTTCGCGGGCTTCGCTATGACCTCGTTGACACCGAAGATGTGACCGTGGATCCAGAAGTCCCAGCCATCCGAAAAGGCAGAGCAATAACTCTCGACTAGGAGGATCGGCTATGACCTGTTCACTGATGCGCGGAAGGGTGGGCTATAACGGGCAGCGGTATGAAGTTCACTTTCTGGACGAGAATGAAAAAGACCATATCCTCGGATGGATCGAGGCTGCCGATGGCGGCGCACTGGTGAAGTCGATCGAACTGCATCCGATTTGGCACAGCCCAAGGGTGGTGGACTTGAAAGCTGAAAAATCTTGAAGTGGCGACCGTGTGTCGTGCAGGGAACGCCAGACAGGCAGGAGCATACGGAGAATATCGGGAAGTTTCGCGGCCAGGATCGGCGGCACTGTCAACGGTGCGGCATGTGGCTCGAACCGGAGCCGCGCAAACCGTGAACAAAAACGCCCTGCCGCTTAAGGCCGCCGTCGTGAAGTATGCCGTCTTTTCGCTCCGGCATGTCCTGGTCGCCGTCGAGCCATCCTTCCAGGCGCACGATGTCTGGTCCATGTCCGCAAGCCGTTATCAGTACGAATGGGAAATCAAACAATCCATGGAAGATTTGTACCGCGAAATGCGGAAATACAAACATCAAAACGGCGGCCTGCCCGCAATGGGCGGTGAGAATAAATGGCGTGCCGAATATTTTCCAAACTATTTTTCCTTCGTTGTCCCAAAAAAAATGGAAGCCTCAGCTCTCAGGTGGATTGAGAGGAAGCTTCCATTTGCTGGTCTGGCAACGTGTGATCCGTACATGATTCTAGTGCGGCGCCCGCGACGGATTCACAAAGGGCGAGCGCCGCTCAAGCGGTGTTCCATGGTTGCCCGGTGGATGGCACGGTCGCTCGCCGATACGATGGCCATGCATATCCGCGCCGAGGAATTCCGTGCCCTCCAAGTGGTTATGCCGCCTTCGCCTTCCGAGACGCCTCCTTCTTGACGCAGATTGGATTACTGCAAACGGTTTTTGTCGCATCAACCCAGGAGCAAGATCGAGGACCCTTGAAGTCTTTAGTCTTGACCTGATATCGACACGCTCGTTTTTCGGTGCAGCCGCAATGCCGGCAGGTCCCGGCCTTTATCCCTTTCCGGACAGGTTGTTTTGACTCTTTCGCAATAGCTGCGAGCGGCACGCCGGTGGCTTTCGCTTTGGCGTCGAGCAGCTTGGAGGAAATTTTGCTGAACGTATAGAACCAGAGCTCACTTTCGGCGAGTGTGAGTAGGTAGAGCCATTGCTCGATCCCCTCTGGGCTAAGTTTGGCTAGTTTTTCCTTGACCACAACATCGTAGGAGCGTTGTCCATGTCCAGTCTCGGATTTGGGTACGTCCCATCCCATCGCGTCACACAAAGCCTTAGCGTGGTCGTGGCCGAGGCCGACGATCATGTGATCGAGGATGGCGCGGTAGTCCTTCTCTGCAACCGTGAACGGCTCGGATGCGAGTTCCTTAAAAACAAGTCCCCGGCGCCGCAGTTCGATCTTTCGTGCCTTGTCCGCTTTCCGGCTACCGCCCGTGTTCGGATTGTAGTCGGATACCTCGCGGTGCACACGGCACTTCGAGTTCCTGCAAATCGAGAGAACTTGTCCCAGGCGAAGTCCCTTTTTGTCGCCATAGGTAATTTCTTCGCCGCCACTCTGCACGATCACGGCTTCCAAGACTGAATCGCACTTCTTCGTGCCAGCTTGGAGCCATTGGTCTGGAGACAGCCCTCGAATCTCTTCTGGATAGCGCCGTCCGATCGACACCATTTCGGCATCAGGATGCGTGCCAACTTGGATTTTCACGAACGCGTTTTCTTTCTGCTGGAAGCAGGATGGATCCGTGCACGTGTCGGCTTCCTTAATTTCCGAGAACAGGCCCGGGTTCGCACCTGTCCGTTTCGGACAATCCTCGCACGCCCCGGCTGCCGGAACCAGTTGCGGATCTTCCGTGTTGAACACGGCGTTCTTAAGCCGGAGATGGAAATGGCGGTAAATTTCAGACCTGAATCCACGGACAGAATCGCCGCGCGAGATCCAGGCGATTGCTTCCTTCTGCTGGGCGGTTTGGAGCCGGCAGAGCAATTGCGCGTGCCCCAGGCTCAGGGCCTCTTCGAGAAACATTTTCTTGGCGGGAGCAATCAAGTCGCGCAATTTAATCCGCTGGTGGATGTAGCTTTCTGATTTGCCGACCTTGGCAGCAAGGGATGCGAAATCATGTGTGGCTCGATCGAGAAGCTGTCTGTAGCCTTCGGCTTCTTCCAGTGGGTGCACATCTTCGCGCTGTAGATTTTCAATGACCTGGATCTCTAGCGCCTGGTCGTCCGTGAGCTCTCGCACGATGCAAAAAATCTCGGAAAGTTTGGCTTGCTTGGCTGCGCGGAACCGCCGCGCCCCGGCTACGATTTCGTAGTGGCCATCGCGGAATGGACGAACCAATGGCGGGACAATCAGGCCTTTCTCTGTAACGCTGGCCACGAGTTCAGCCATGGCCTTCGGTTCGAAATGCTTTCGTGGGTTAGTTGTGGATTCCTTGATCTGGTTCAGGCTGATTTTCTCCAGTTGTTGTTGCACTGCTACCACTGTGCTCGCTGTCATGCGTATTCTCCTTTATGATTTTTTCTATTTCCGCTACGGGCAATGCGTCAATCTCCGCAAAAACTTGGTACGCGATCCGCTCCGGTGAACCAATGCGGCCTAGCCCGTTTTTGAAAACCATCGTCGCATAGCGCCGGAGCCCTTCTTTCATCCCGGTTTTAATGGCATTCTGAATGATGTCCTCAACGACCGGCTCGATGGCGCGCAGGTCATGTACGGCGATATCTTCCAGAATGCGCATGGTGTCGTAGTCCATACCAACCGTTTTACCGAGCAACGCGTTGAATAGTTTCCGTCTCTCCTGCTCTTGCAATCGCAAGTTTTTCCTCCTTCCGCTTCCGCGTTCGCTCAAGCTGTTGCCAGGCTCGAAGCGAAGCAGAAAAATCCTTGGACCAGATGAAGAGGACTCCGTCAAATCCGTACCGGAGCCACGCGTAGGCACCGAGAAACGCCCACTTGAAAATCAAAACGAACGCGACGAAATCCAGGAAATTGTTCAAGTTCATACGTGCCTCCAGTTGCTTTGTATTTACTGTCTGTGGTACGGTTTGGGCTGGCTGCATGCCTCGCTTGCGGGTCTTGCGGTTTGATTCTCCTTGCGGGCCGGGATTGGTCTCCCGGCCCGCTGCATTTTTCACGTCACTGTTTTTGTTCAGATACTTCAAGGTTCATGGTGATGCTCTTTACGGGAAGCGGTTGATCGGAAAGCATAACTATTGTTCCGCCACTGACATAAATCTGACGATACTTCCCGGTCACGTCCCACCAATAAATGTAGGGAATCGATTCCCCGTAGGTCCCATCGTCCTGAAGCACTTCGCTGGTCCGGAAGTATTCGCCGTTCGGCAAGTTGACCCGAAATCCTTCGCTGCCCGCTGAATTGCTGGTGTAATTTGCTGAATACGGCGTCAGGCGCTTCCCGCTCGACGTGACTTTTCCTTTGACCGTCGAGTAGAGAATGACCTGGCCGCTGTACGCAGAGATTATGTACAGGTGCTTGATGGACCCGGGCTTATTGTCCATCGCGAGGCGGTCCTTGATATTGCGCTGCTCTACGGTCATTCCATCCGGTCCAGTGGGGATCTCCGCCGTAACCTTTGCCACGCCGCTCGTTGACTGCGCTGGCGGATCACAGCTACTTCCCATCCCTGCAAACGCCAAAGCTAAAATCAAAAACAGAAAGCCAATCCGTGATTTCATTTTCTCTCCTTTTAGTTGTATTGGTAGGGCTTGAAGCCGCGCGGCAACGGTTCTGTCGCGCCCTGCGGTAATTGGCCCACGTTCACAAATCTCCAATTCCACTTCGCCATCTCCGCGTTATATTGCGACGCGAGATCGTTGTAACTTGCAATCACGCCGGACACTTCCTGTACCCACACCATGCACTGCTCGCGCTCGACGCGGGCCGCACCTGGCGGACATTCTCCAACCTTCCCGCCGATGGCCTTGAATCGGTTTTCATAGACGGCGATATCAGCACGGCGAGCGTCTAGCTGTGCCGCTGAATCCTTGAACCATTCGTATTTCCGTTGCAGCGCGTAGGGATCAACTTCTTGCTGTACCACGTCTGCTGCGCGGCCAAACCAACCGAGCGTGGCACCAACAAACCACAACGCGATCACCGCAACGACAATTACAAATGCCCATCCAATTACTTTCATTGTTGCCTCCAGTTTTATGCGTCCTTAATCAAGCTGTTGACGTACTGCATGACTTGACCGGCATTGCCAGAGCGAAGTTTGAGTAAGTCCAACTTCGGCAGCAGCCATGCAAACAAAAAGAAGTTTTTGCAGAGAACGCAACCAAGCCGTTCCGGTTCGAGATTGGCACCCCACAAAAGCGGACGCCGACACCATTTGTTTGGGCACTTCAACGGGATTCTTTGCGAGGGTGGAACTACGCCATTATGGCTCGGGTTCATCGAGGGTACTCGCGCACCCTCAACCCTTCTGGCCATTCAGCCATTTCGCCGCCCTTCCGGTCATTCAGTGCTAAATGCGGCCGGCCGGGTTGGGTACTGTCAAACGGATGTGCGCCAAGCTGTTTCACGAAGCACGGTACTTTGGAAACCTTGCATTGTTTGACCGTGCTTATTGCCCACTGCACATCAAACGGTCGCGCGCTTGGTCCGGACTCGCCGCCGCAGACGATCCAATCGAGATGCTGCACCCCTTCGTGCTTACGATGAGTGCAAAACCCACCAGCGAAGTCGTGTCCAGCGCAGTGCCCGCAAAAGTGCGATCTAAAATCGACCGGGCCGAGCGCCGGTTCGTAGCTCACCCAGCGGACAGCGGCGGGAGTTTGCAGCAATAGCGGGATACGGTTGTCTGCTGTTTCTTGATCTTCGACAGAAACGCCAAGCCAAACATTATTCAAAGCGCCTTGCTTGAATTCATCCTCCCAATGCCCGATAGATTTTCCGTCCATATTGGGCATGTGGCGCGTCCAACGCCACATGCACCCAGGAGCTCCCAAGTAATTCAGCATCCGCCCAGGCCTTTTGGTGAGAACCTGAAACGTATGCCGCGGAGCCAGCGCCATCACCGCGAAGATCCGATCGATCCATTCATCGGGCACATCCTCGTGAAACAGATCAGACATGGAATTCACGAAGATCATGCGGGGCTTTTTCCAGCGCAGCGGATCTTCCAGGTGTTCCGTGATGAATCGGACTTCGCCAGTCCAGCGGGGTTCCTTCCGGCTCGGTGCTCGTAGTGGATCGAGTTCGCATTCCGATTGGCCGTACACGGTTTTCATGACCGCGAGCCCTTCATACGGCTGGCCCGGTCCGGAAAACCGTGCCGCCACACGCTCTGCATAGCAGTGCCGGCAGCCTTCCGAGATGCGAGAGCAACCACGGATGCAGTTCCACGTCGCATCCGTCCATTCAATGTTGCTGTGGTCGGCCATTGATTCTCCTTTTGTTTATTTTTTTTCTTTCTGCAGTCGGCGGTAGAGCGTGTTACGCGCAATCCCGAGCCGGCGAGCGGCCAGGGAATGATTACCCCCGGCCTCTTTCAGCGCATCCGCCAGCTTCTTATCGGTTCCTCCCGGTGGACGGCCACCCTTACTGCCCCACTCTGACAGGGTTTTCCCGTCGTACTTAGCGGCTCGCGCCTTGCCGCCCTTGCTCGCGAACTTTCGGAAATATTTTCTTAGAGCCTCTGGCATTTTTTGCTTTGGCATTTCGTCCCTTCCTTGGGTGATCGAGCATGATCTCGATTTCCAGTTTGCCGAGGGCATCCCGGACGTTATTCTCGCTATCCTTGGCTATTGCGGTGAAGTAACTTAGAGGCAAGGTTAAGCCACACTCAAGGTTATACACGCGCCTCAAGTAATGGGCAAGTTCGGTTTCGAGCGATTCCGCTTCGAATACCAGGATCCGGCATCTGGATAGAAACCTGGGTTCGAGCGGCAAGGATGTATTCGCCGTGAAAAAGAAAATGGTTTGTGGAGGAAACGCGGTGGAATCCAGCTTGGAAAGCAGAGCGAGCTGGGCCCCGTTTGTCATCCGGTCCGCTTCGTCCACCACGACCAGGTGGAACTGTCCGTTGGCGGGAACGTAGTGGCACATCTGGCAAACATGGTCAATGGCTGCCAAGTCGCAGCTCTGACTTGGAATGTGATGAACTTCGGCGCCGATCTCGAGTCCGACTGCCTGGGCCATCGACGTTTTGCCCATGCCCGAGGGACCCAGCAGAAACCATGTGGAACTGTAGGGACGCCGGATGAACGATTGCATCACCCGACGTGGCACCGAGACTCCAATGAAATCTTGCAGCCGGCGCGGCCGGTATTTATCTGCGAGGGATTGCGGAAATTCCAGAGCGAGATTGGTCATGGTCTTTGTGATTCTCCTTTTTAATGTTTTAGTTAGAGTGTGATTGCCCTGCGTTGTTTCCGCTGCCAAACAGTCAAATCGTCGTGTATTCCAACGAACTGCGGTATTGCGACGTCCATAATCAATTCAAAATCATCACGAAGTTGGTTGTGGAAGTTGTCGTCTGCGGTGCAGCCGCCATCGCCTTCCCCGACGTAGATCACGATCGAGCCGGGATTGTTAAATGCCTTGAGAGTATCTGACGGCCAAGGATCGTTCAGGCTTGGCCAGCCAACCAGTAATGACCGCCCCGGATATTTCGCCACGGCGTCGGTCCCTGTTATGGGATCAAGTTCGATCCACGGTTTCCACGCTTCGGGAATAGCGCCATACTTCATCCCCGGATGAGGTTCAGTAGCGACAACGTCGACGCCAGCCTTCCGCAATTCATAGCTCCAATAACCGCACCCGGCACCGACTTCCAGGATGGGTGCATACCGCGCGATAATTTCCCCGGCTTCGTCACTCATGATGGCAAAGCCGAATTTGGCTATGAACTTATCCCTGATTTTCCATTTTTCCAGCGACAAATCCCCAGCCTTGTAATCACCAATCCGAAATGGTTTTGGCTCGATCCCTTGTTCGCGAAGCCACTTCACAGCCTCTGTCATATCGCGGTCCTCTCAATCACAAATCGCAGTAAATCGCTCGGTTCAAGAACATAGGCCATCGCCGGTTCGCCGTGTTTGACAGAGCCAAACATGCGGTGCGTTCCGTCGAGCAGGAGCATGGCTACTTCTTTGTCGTTTTCGAAGATTCCAACGATGGCCGGCTTGGTCCTGTCAACGTGTTCAACGTGAGCGCCGCAAAATGTTTCACTCATATTGACGAGGACCATTTTCTGAACGTAGTCCACGGGAATTTCCATGGCGGTGAGATTGAGCCTGGCAAATGCGTACGCGGCCGTCACGTTGATTAACAGGCGCAGGCCGCGCTTGCTGTCAGCCACTTCGTAAGTTTGCAGCTTGTTCGGATCGTTCATCTGGCAGCGATGGCACGACGCAACAAATCCTGTCATAGCCATTGCTTCCGTTTCCGGAGCCAATCTTCGCACTCCAGCTTGCCGCGGTACTCGTCCATGTAATAGCGGGGCCAGCCATCGGCAAAATCGAGATTAAGGGCGAGGGAATCGCCGCCCCGTTTCACATTAACGTGGGCCAGGATGGTTCCCCGGTCGCAGTAATGCGGCCGTCGTTCCAGCGTGATGGTGCAATCCTTACCTTCGATTTGTTCGAATCCATCTTTTGTAATCCACTCCGAATGCGTCACGGAGAAACGCTTTTGAATAGCCGCGAACTCGCCCGCATCGTAGGCTTTGATCACAAAGATTTCCTCTGGCATGAGTTTTTCGAATTCGGTTTTGGCGTCCGGATTATCGGATTCGAACACGTCTAGATCAATCACCGTTTCATTCAAGGTTCGAAGTTTTCCGCCGGCGGAAGCACCAGGCCACGCAACTTCGATGAGTGCCCGCGTCACGCCTTCCGAACAGATCACATAGTAATTCGGCGGATTGTCGATAGCGTGTTGTAGAGCCTCGGTTTCTGGAAACGGAAGCATGTCGTGTTTCCCGGTCCGCTCTTGCTCCTTGTACTGAATGCTCTGCAACAGCATCAATGCATCCTTTGCTGCTTCAAGTAGTGTTTTCACGGTCAATTCTCCTTTTTTATTCGAGTGTGATTGCGCGTTTGGCCAACGGTTTCTCCGGCCAGTTCTGGACAAATGAAGCGTTGGTCAGAACGACTTTCATGGTAATTCTTTGGTTGCCGGCCATCCGTGTTTGGAAGCCGTTCGCGCTAGTGAACGTCTGCGTCTGATAGTCAATATTTAGCTCCAAGCCGGTAGCATCAGCAGCAAGGATATCGCCGCCGCCGCCAAACCATTGTTTTTCATCATTATTTTCAAATTGGATAACAATTTTCATTACGGCTCCAATCGGATGCCCCGGCGCGGTCTGCCAACCTGCGATTCCAGTTCGGTGATTCTCTTCTGGTACGCTTCGAGTTCCGCATCCCGAATGGCTTTCTGGTGCATGTTGACGCGGCGCTCCCAATTTTTCAGGGCGGTATTCAACCGGCGAATCCGCTTCTGTGTGGTTTTGACCATGCTCTGCGCGGTCTGGAGTCTACGGCGACGCTCGTCGATTGTCATACGTCACGGCTGGCTTTGATGATTTCCTCGAATTGCGTTAGCTTCTCGTGGTAATGAATCATGCCGAAGTTTTTACCGTCTCGAATCGCGTTGAGCATAGCGACGGCTTGTTCCAGAGCCTCAAGTGCGGTTGCCGGCTCCTTGTCCGTAGCGTGTACCAGATTATCGTTGTAGTGATCCGTCTTAATTAGGTCTGCCATGCGGAGCTCCTGTTTATGGGCGGCAATTCGCGGCTGCCGGCTGCCGTCATGCGGTTTTCCTTTTCTTATCCCGTGCCGGTACATGAAAATCGAACGCGGATTGGCCGCGCTTGTTGAATTGGATTGCCTGTTTGATTTGCGGTTCAGGCGCAACAAAATCGCGCAGCCGCGCGTCCCAAAAACCCAGAACGTGCGCGGGTGTTTGCCAGACTGACCACGATTCAAGCGATAGGGAATTGCCGTGGACCACCACCACCGCCGGGATGTGCAACAGGGAAAATTGAATGTAGGCCATGTGAGCAATCATCGAGCGCAACTCGACGGCCGTCACATGAAGTTGCTGTTGAAAGTTGTAGCCCATTTCCTTGAGCACGGCGCATGCGGCAATAACCATGCTGCCGCCGCCACACGCCGGCTCGGATACGGTGATATATCCCTTCGCCGGTATCTTTTTCATTCCGGAGAAAGTGATTCTGGCCATCATGAGTGCGACTTCTTTCGGCGTGAAGGCCACGTCGGAATCCCACTTGGAGCGGCCCGTGATTTCATCCGCCATGTGGAGCTCGCCCAGGCAGTCATGGAAATTAAAGCCGTCGCCATCAGTCAGGGAATTGACGACGCACGCCAGCATTTCCGCGAACAGTCCGAGTTCTTCCGGTTTGTAGGCCTTCACAACTTCTAGGTACCGCTTCTCTCGGGCCTGCCACGCGGCATCCTTGATCTGGATGCTGTTGGCCAGAGTGATAGCGCCGATCTCGCAGAAGTCGCGCAGGATGTTGGATTTTCCGTAGGACAAACCTTCAACGATCTTGACGAATCTTTTTTGGTGTTGATCGAGCATTATTGCTCCACCACCAGCGATTCGAGATAAAATCTCAAATCTTCCGGCTTCGCGACAACCGGCTCGGCACAGGCAGCGCAGTAGTCGCTTATGGCTCTGTCCATGCCATCAAACGTGCGACGAGCCATTCGTTCGATGTCCCGTTCCAGGTCCCACTGTTTCAGTTTGGTCATGGCGAGCAACTGGAACGTGGCCAGCATTTCGGGAGTTTTACTCAGCTTCGCTAGGTCGAGTGGTTTCTTCTTCACACGGCACCATCCTTTTCTTGTTTCAGCTTCACCATGAAACATTCCATGCAAATCACGGGATTGCGGCCAGCCTTGAAAACTTCCTGCCCGGATGGAGCCAAGATGCAATCTTCGTTGCAGATCGAGCACGGATAACCGGACCTAGTTCCCGGCGGATAGTTTTTGAGCGACAGCGCCATCTTGACGGGCACAGCCATGATTGGTGCGCCCGATTTTTGAATATCTTCCACGGACATTACTTCCGCGTCGATACCGCCTATGTTTACGCGTTCGTTAGTCAATTCGGTGCCCCGCATTCCCCGCCGCAAAAGAGCATCTGGCCGTGGCAGTTTGGGCATTCTTCCCAATCGCATCCGGGATGGTGATAGTTTCCGGGTAGGGCGCCGCAATCGTGACAGCGCCCCTTGTTGGCCTCGGCGTTGGCTTCGGCGCTAACCAGTCCACGAAACCTGATTTCATCGCCGTACTTTACGGGGTCCAGTACCTTAAGCGGCCTGCGATTCTTGCCGCGGACTTCCGGCGTGCCGTAGATCGGAACGGTAATCATGATGCATCCCTCGGCCACGAGCATTCCCTTCTTACACACCTTGCAGATTGCGCCTTCCGGCGCGGTCTTTGGTTGCGTCATTTCGAGATTCTCCTTTTTTTGTAAGCGGTGACTCGCGCGTCTCGGTGATAGATTTTGTATCCGTCCAGTTCATCTAGTTCCCAGCCATGCAGAACGGATGGCAACAATTCCCAAACGACAATGATCCTTGCGTCAGTTGAACAAAGCCGTTTCCGCCATCGTTCCACGCTGTGATGTGGCGACAATCGCGTGCCGGGATGATCGAGCGTTTCGGCTGCATGTTTTATTTTGGGATGGAAAATGCTGTGAAGGATTACAGCATCGTATTTGCGCCGTTCGGTGAGGAAATCCCGGCCGTGATTCAGGTTGACGATATCCAAGGTTTCATCATCGCGCGGAAACGGCAGGTAGCATCCGGCCGCATCCAGACGCATGTGATCGTCAAACGTGAGAGGATCGTTCGCGCCGACCATCGCGATTTTCATAGCAACTCCAATCGAATTGCCCGCCTGGTTTGCGGCGTTGGCACGGGATCTGGGTCGCTTATCTGCGGGAAATGTTTTGTGCACATGCAGCCCTTGTCTTTCCGGCCGTTGGCGTCACGCTTTGTACGGTAGCCAGCGGAACCCCACACTTGCGTTCCGCTGGCATCGTATCCGTACAATCCCCAAAAGCCGGAACCGCGATACGCGCGGTCCGGCCGCCGCTCAACTTCGAGCCGCACAATCTGGGGATTGCAAAGCAGAAGCGGAAGGCCTGTCACGCAGCCTTCTGTTTCTGCGCGGCCACGCCGGGATACAGAAACGCTATCTGTTTCGCCGTGCGCGTCTGCGCTTGCTGTTCGAGTTGCGCTTTCGTGATAGGCTTTTCGCCGCGCGGTTGCCTGAACGGATGCGAGAGATAAAATTCCCGCAACGCGTGCGCGGCCCGCCTGAGATTGCCAGGCGTTGGCGTGCAAAACTTCCGGTCGAATTCCTTGAGGGTAATGCTGGGTGCTTGCTCTGCCATTGGTCGATTCTCCTTGTTAGATTTTTGGAGCCAAAATCAAAACACCTGGATAGGCATGTGATAACTCGTCACCTTCACGGCCGCCAGCAAATTAAACCATCGCTCTGTTCCAGATTCGGAACATCGGTATTCGGCGGACTCGTCAATCACGAATTCCTGACCCATGCCAAGAAAAGACGTGATATGTCCGCGGACGATGAATCTTCCCTCTTCTTGATCGGCGTGAAAGCAACTGAGGACGTTGTAGAGCTGGCTTTCGGTCAGCATTGAGCCTTGCATGGTCTGATTCTCCTTTTTGAAATGCAAGCCGGGCGATATCGAGTCGCCCGGCTCCTGACTTTTGTAGCAGGACTTATGCCGCTTTCTTCATTTTTCTGCAGAACGATTCAACGTGGTCGAGCAACGAGCGGAAGAATGCGCCATGGTCCGTAACTCTGGGCAAAATATTCTTCACGTCCGCTGCGAAGCTGTCCACCACCTTTCCGACCGCCGCGCGCGTGCTGAGCGGATGGACGATTAGCCGCGCCCGCTGCGCCTTGCGCTTGGGAATGCGCTTGGCCGCAATTTTCGCAGCGTCCCTCAACTTCATTTTTCCGGAAGCAACCTTTTTGACCAGTTCGGGCGCATGCTTTTTGGTCATTTCGACCTGTTGAATCTTATGCACCGATACCTGGCCCTGTTCGGCCACAGCACGCCGGGTCGCGTTGGGTTTTGCCGGTCCTGCAGATTTTGATTTCATCTGCACGACCTTGCCCTTCTTGAGCGCCGCGACTTGCCGGGCCCGAGCCTGTTCCGCGAGCGCGTTGGCCCATTCGTGCGCCACAACGGCCCGCTGATCTTCGGTCAGGTGACGGCGTTCCACATTCGAGGACCAAATGTAGTTCTCGACTGTGCACTTCTGGCCCAGCGAAGAAAACTCCACGAACTTCGGCGTCACACGCGCTTGCTTACATGCTTCCAAGCGCGTGCGGCCGTCGATGATCGTGTGGCCCTGTCGGACAATGGGATTCAGCAAGCCGTGCGCCTTGATATCGGCGACCAGATCGTTGAACGCCTTGCCCGCCACAGCCGGGAACAGCAATGCGAGAGGATGAATTACATACTTTTTCTGAGTCATGCGGTCGATTCTCCTTTTTAGTTTTGATTTGTGCTGCGGGAAATCTAGGCCTGTCTTTTTTGCAATCTCTTCACCAAGCCATTTCTGAACTACAGACTTAGGCATTTCGCTGGATTGTGGTTCGTCTCCTTTCCATAATCTCCACACTTCAATATCACCCACTTTTCTAGACAGGCGAATATGCCATGTAGTTTGGTCTCCTTCACGATCCATGTCCGCCATCTCCTTTCTTGGGATCGATTTTCTCAACCCTGAATTCAATCAAGTCGTGCTCGTCGAGCCACAGCAAAGTTTTTCCTGGATCACCGCCGTCGTCCGGTGGATAGAAGCACTCGACCTTCTGCGGCAATCCAAAAACGTCATTGGCCTTGTTGATTACATCTTCAAGGGCACAGCGCAGATGGTTCTTTGCCGCGTCCCCCGATAGTCCGTTCGTGCATGTGATTTCCGTCCAGCTAGTATTGCCGTCCGGATATTTGAATCGCCAAACCGCATGGATTTCCCCGGTTTGACGATCCTCAAGAATGAACGCTCGCCAGAAGGCGATTCCCTTGGCGCTGGGTCCACACACTTTTATGCCAAGGGAATCGTCAACCAGCATGAAACAGATCAGCTTATCTTTTGCAGTTTCCCACGACATTTCGATTCTCCTTACGCTACTCGGCGTCCCTTCTTGCCAGCTCCAGCTTTTTTCGGGGCAGCCGGTTCTTCGTCGAGCGTGATTTTCCGCTTCGGTCGGCCCAGCGAAGCCGCCAGCGCCGCCGATAGATCCATTGACGCAGGTGCCTGGGACTTGATGGGTTTCGGTGCTGGTGTGTTCTTGTCGAGTTTGGACGCGATTAAGGCGTTGAGTCGCATCGAGTATCCATCCTCGTACTGGCCAGGTTCGAACGGCGCGGCTAGATCGTCCACCAACTGCGCGGCCATCTTGTGCTCCGCCTTCGACAGCTCGATCTGTTTGAGAGATTCAAACTCAGGCACGCGGTTGACTTCGTTTTCGAAGTAAAGGAAATGCGCCACGAGGCCATTCTCGCGCGGCCTGAGCAGGACGATGTGTTCGCGATTACTCTTTGTGAGTTGTGCGATGGCACAGCGCCCGGAATCCGCGAGCGCCTGGACCAGCAGGGAATAGGCTTTCCTGCCCGCATCGTCCGGGAGCAAGTAGAAGGATTCAGCCAAATAAATCGGATCAACTTTGTCGGCTTCGACGCATTCGCGAATTTCCATCGTCCTGTCCGAAGCCGGCGCGATGGATTCCAATTCTTCTTTTGTGATGGGCACATACGAATCGCCGTTCGCGTAGCCCTTCACGATCTCTTCCGGGGGAATCTGTTTGTTGCAGGTGTCGCAGAACTTCGGCATCCGAACGCGGGAGCCGCAGGGTTCGTGGAACGTGTTGAGGCTCACGCTCTCGCCGCGTGCGCCTGTATTCAAATATACTGGAATGGTTACAAGGCCGAAGTTCAAAAATCCCTTCCAAACTTTTGTGGCCATTGGTCGATTCTCCTTTTGCGACTTCTACGCGTCGGTTGCGTGATATGCTTTTGCAAAGCGGCAGGACTAGACACCACGGATCATTACGTCACACAGCGGCAAAACATTCGGGCCGGGGAGCAATTCCCGGCCTTTCCTACCAGTTTTGATCGGGAGCGTTTCTCCCGAGTTCCAGCTTGCCATTGAGTTGATTGACAACCGCCCAAAAATAAACCTTCGGGCGATTGTTCATCCGCTCTCGAAGTTCCGTGGTTGCAGGAAACTTTTGATGGATTGACCGATCTCGGTTGTAAACCAGAACAAGCGGTTGCGGCTCATTGGTCGAAATGGGCCATTGCACTTTGACGATGAATTCCTTCATGGGTTCTCCTTGATTTTCTCTCGCCGGAACAGCAACGCGAGGCCTTCGCTAACCATCTGCGTGATAGTCGGCTTCCGTTTGCCAGCCGTCATGCGCTTCAACTGGAGTTCGGATAGCAGGATGCGCTGTGCCAGTGTGAGTTGCACTGTGGTCGCTCGGCGCTTTTGGAAAGTTTGCTTTGTGGGCACCACGAATAGACGCGTCATTTCGGTTTGCACCTGCGGTGAAGTTTGCAGAATTCTTTTCATCGCCGCGACATACATCATCAACGGCATCGGCAATTTGACGGACGCCATTTTGCCGCACCGCAAGCACAGCGCCGTCGCGCCGGCATCACGAATGACAACCCAATCCTGTTTGGATTTCATGTGTGGCCCTCGGTGAGTTGCGCCGGGTCCACCCAACCGCCGCCGTTGACGGCTCCGCTTGGATTTATCCACAGGACATACGTGTCGGAGCCAGCCTTCGCGAATTTCCGCACTCCGTGGCGTTTTTCTCCGTTTGAAGTTGTCCACGTCACCAGATCGTGCCCGCTGAGGCAGCATGGACAAGTTCCGTCTTGCCACAGCCGAATCACCGTTACGTGTTTGTCGAGGCACTCGCCGCAGTTGAGTTTCATGGGTTTAGCCTCTTGTATTCATCGTTGAGCGTTCTGAAAATCCTATGTAACTCAGAACGGATTCCGGAAATGACCGCATCGCGACGGTCGTCATTTAGGACGTTTTTGATGCGTTCGGAAATCTTCGAAAGCAAGTCAATGTCGTGAGTCGTCAGACACCGTTCAACAGGCGGATATTCAATCCGGTTACGGAGTCCCCAAAGCATTCCACCTGGCTCCGACTGTTGCCGACACAGCGTATCGTAGTGCTCCCTCGATGCCGCGAACAGCGCGTTCACGTCCTCGGCGGAAAATTCTACTCTTGCTTCCGGCACGTAAATGATCTTTTGTAGTTTCATCGTGGACTCCAGACCGGATGGCTTGTAAAGAGCCCACCGACGATTCCGATTTGATAGATCAAGAAAAGACCGAAGCCGAGAGACAGGATGCCAGAACCAATGCGGAGTAACTGCGCTGGCATCTTCGTGAAGGAATACGCGAGCGCCGCTGTAATCAGCATCATCCCGGCCAGTGTTCCGGTCCCAAACAATGCAAGATACGCGACAGCCAAGCGCGGTTCGTGGATTGTACTGAGAACCATGAGCGCGATTGCTGCGGACCCTGCCAAGCCGTGAACTAATCCGACCACCACCGGCCTGATTGTTGCCACAAGCCGTGGTTGCGGACGTGGAACGAATTCATCGGTCGCGTGATCGTACACTTCAACCTGTCGGCCTGGGACTCCGGTTAAATTCAGAATCCCAAGAACGACCAGCATCAAGGCAACCGAAAATTCCATTCCCAAACCGGCCCGGACTGGAATCACCCACTGGAATAAAATGATTCCAGTGCCGACGATCATCACCATGACCGTATGTCCAACACCCCACAACGCGCCGACGATGGCCGCACGCGCCGCGCTGCGATAGCGGGAAACCAGCGTCGTTACGGCAAACACATGGTCCACATCAGTCGCGTGCCTCATGCCTAACAAAAATCCCAAGCAAATAATCGGTAGCATGATATTCTCCTTTGCGGCGACACCCCGCATGACCTGACATCACGAGACAAAATCCAGCGGCAAAAACAAACCGAAAAGTTAGAACAGGGCGCGCAGGACCATGACGTACTGCGCGCCCTGCCTGGCGAAGCCAAGTGGCCGGTGACTCCGCCAAACTCAATCCTCTTCAAACGAAATAGCGCGAGTTGGTTTTTCGACGAGCATTGGATCGAGTAGGTCGGCAATCTTCTCGAAACCCTTGGCAACCGTATCCCGCGTGCGGGGACTGGTGCGGAGTTGCTCGGGGTTTACATCCGCAATCAAAACTCTGGTTTTGTCGACCAGCGCCTTGAGTTCGGTTGAATTGCCGATGTTCCGCGCGTCGAACGTGTTGAGGAAATCTTGAATTTTAGTCACGGCGGAGTCCTTAAACGTTTTCTTTTTCCCGGTTTTCTCGTCGGGTTCGAGGCGGCCGATCAAATGTTCGACCAGATCGGCCAGATTCCACGCGAGAAGTTGCTCAATGTTTTTCCACGATTCGGCCCACTGTTCCGCGGCCTTCTTGCATTCGCGGTCGTAGAGCGCCCGGTCGAGTTCCTTGAGGCTGGTCGGCGTTGTGAATCCGATGATGCGCCAGGACAGCTTGAACGCGTTGCGGATGTAGTCAGCGTTGGGATAGTCAGTGGCATCGAAGAGTGATTTGAGTCGCCGGCGGGATTCGGCAACCAGTTCGCTGTAGCGCAGCAGCAAGGCTTCGACCAGCGTGCCGCGCTTGGCAGCAAACTCGGACAGTTTTTCTTCCACTTCGGTGACGAGCGCGTTGGGAAGTAAATAGATTCCCTTCTTTAATTGCGAGGGCAGAGCGCGGGTTTCGATATAGCGGCGCGCTTCGCCGTCGAGCGATTGGATGGCCTCAAACTCTTCCGCGTCGATTAGTTTTTTCGACATCGCCAAGAGTTCCTTGTCGGCGTCCACTTCCACATCGGACATGCTCACTTTCCGGCGGTTGCCGATGCCGGAGAATGTGAGGATCAATCCGACTGCGCGTTCCTGTAGCTGATCTCCGAGGGATTGTTCTACGATAGTAGCTTTGGTTGCCATGGTCTTGATTCTCCTTTTGAATTAGTCGATCTCGGCAAAGTGGCCGCATACCCAACGCAAACCGTCTACGGATTGGAACCGGGGCAAACTGCATTTTCCGGCTGATTCAGGATCGGGCGGATGTGGCACCGGCACGATCTCGAGTTCTGTTTCTGAATTCAGCCGGGCCATGTGCGTGATACTCGCAGAGCGGAAGCCGTGATACTTCCGGATGTTGGCGATAATCTCTTCCGCTTTGTGGTACCGGACCTTCATTGCTTGATCCGTTCGTCGGTATGCGTGTGGCCGTGTTCGTGGCGATCGTTGCGCCGCACGCGGGTTGTCTCGCCGCCCGCCAGACGCGCCATGGACTTCAAGAATTCTTCGGCGTTCTGGTGATTGGCTCCAGAGATCGGGTTGGTCGTGGTTTTGATCGTGCCATCTTCGAGGATTTCGATAGTCATTTCGTCGTTTTTCATGGTCTACATTCCTCTTTTCTGGACGACGAATTTATTGTCTTTCGTCTGTTTCAGTGTCCAGCCGTGTTTTTTGGCCTGGGACTGCACGACTTGGAATGAGTAAGCGCGTTTGACGGCGTTGACGTTGAAGCGATTGACCGTGCTGGTATCGCCTTCGAGTCTGAGTTTGCCGTTGATGAAGCTGCCAGTGAGCGTTTCGTAATTTTCTCTGACGACGAACCGGACCACTTCGCCCGATTCGCTCACTGTGTAGCCGAGGGCCTTGAGAGCCGCAATTAAAAACGTCTTGTTGTCGGCTTTCAGTTCGAGACTAATACTGCTGCGCTGGATTGTGTCACAGGGCATCGTCCACCACCTTTTTTCTGAGTTGTTGTGCGGCCATTTTCAATCCTCCAGTCGAATTGCGCGCCGCGTCTTGCTGGGAAACGGCGACGGTTTGGGTTCCGGTTTTGGTTTGTTGAGTTCAGCCATGTACTCGGCCGGTTTGGTTCGGAATCTCTCGCTGCCTCCGCCGCCAAGGGCGAATGAGCCGCAGAGCGGGCAAAACGCTGCGCCGTCACGTCGCATTTCAGGCTCGACGTCGTTGTCGCACCCGAAACAGTGGTAGAGAAGGCGGATTGAGTCGCGTGGAATATCGCGGTCAATGGTTGGTGTGGGCGTGCGGTCCGTTCGGGCGCGTTCGGTTTTCAGTTCGAGAATGTGCTTGCAATCTGGCTTCGGCGCCTTCGAAAAAATCCACTTCTTGCACGAGCAGGACCACGTGCCGAACGACCGCTGGCCAACGGTGTATTTCTCACCGCTGGCGTCGCTGATGATTTCCCATCGGTTATCCCATCCGGCTTTCGCCGGAAGGAGCCTGCTGGGACTCATTGGACTGACACTTTCCGCTTGCCGTCCGATGCCGGGAGGGTGGAAGCGCCCTGGTAGATACCGGAATAGCTGGCAGAAATAAATCGGCCAGACGCTTGTTTGCGGAGGGTGGAGATTTGTTCGGCCGCGCTCTTGGCAACGGGCACAATGTAGGTCGCTGCATCTTCGAGCGACGTTTTGAGCCGGTAGGCCAAGTTGCAGCACTGTTTGATTTCCGCGCCCGTCCAATCTTCATCGGCTGGGCGTCGCGCCTTGCCGTTGGTCAGATTGTACTTGGCGAGATAAATCTTCCAGATGGCTTCGCGTTCTTCTGTGTCCGGCAGATCAAAAAAGAATGTGCCGAAGGAGAACCGACGCCGCAGTTCCGGCGGCAGTGCGCTGATGGAATTGCAGGTTGCGATGAACAGCGCCCGGTTTTGCGAAACCGCTTCGACCACCTTGAGCGCGGTCCGCATGTTTGCGCCGGATTCGCCAACGAGGGAACCCTTCATCCCGGACATATCGAACGCGATGGTCGGAATGCCCGCTTCATTGCCAGCCGCTTTGGCCATCGCAGTTTTGGCTGCGCCTGGGGGCCCGATGAACAGCATGCCCGTCGCGTTCTTGTCCTGCATGAAGGTAAGCAGCGTGCCCAGCATTTCCTGTGACGTGCCGCTGGTATCGCCGCCCGCTCCGGCCAGAGCCTTCTCGATTTCGTCGATAAAGACGATAGACCGGGGCCGTTCTTCGCCATTGAGGACGCGGGAGGAAAACGATTTGATGTTTTTGCATCCGCCAATGTCGGAGAACCGTTCGCCGCCGCGCCACACCGACAGGCCCGGGGTTTGTTCGATCTGTTGGCGCTTGCGTTCCCAGAGCGCTTCGAGATCGAGACCTTGTTTCGTGATGCTCATGGCGCAGACTTGCTCGGCTGGAAACGCCGCAAGGCCAGAGATTGCGTCCACCGCCCGCGCGGCAATATCAGGCTTCGGCAGCGGCAGATTCACCGCCGTGTACGTGTCGTTCACGATCACCGTCAGTTGAGCCAGGTCGGGTAACGGCTCGTCCAGAATGAGCACGTCATTCGCTAGCTCAGGCGGCAGTGTAATCATGGGGCACAGCATGACGAGTGCCCGGTAGTCCTGTTTGAACAGGTCCCGCAGATTCCACACCGCCTGAATCACGGACGCCTCACCCATGTACCGCTGGGCGTTCGCAAACAGCAGGATGGAATTCTTCGGCATCCGCGTTACCTTGCTGAGTGCCTCCACTGGATTGGTCATCATCGAAGGATCTTCTTGTCCGCAGATTTGCCGCACGACTTCTTCGCCTTCCCTGCCAACTCCGACCAAGCCGCGAACGATATCCCACAGCAAGAGGGGAGGACGAACGCCATTTGCAAGGGAACCGATGGCACCAATCGTGGCTGCTGGATCTGGGGTTCGAACAACAATCAGTGGAGTAGATACTCTGCGTGCTGCCTTGAACTGGTCGAGGAATGTCATGGTCATGGTCTTGATTCTCCTTTTTAGTTTTGACGTACCGGCCCGTTTTTACTGAATCGCGAGTCTGAGTTTCATGAACTGTTCATTCTGACGCCGCATGAACTGCCGGAGGAATTCAGTTTGCTCCGGCGTTTCGGTTGGACTCGACAGGTGCTCGACGGCGCGGTCTGTGAGTCCGTCTATATCGTTGGCGTCGATCAAGGCGGCGCAGGTCTGGCACGCGAGCCATGAGCCAACGCTCGACATGAGTTTGATTGGCGTTCCGGCGAACCTTGCCGGCTCAATCACGCGTGCGCCAGTAAGCACCGCCATCGTGTCGAAGGATTGACACGCGTAGGTTTTGCTGGGTTCAGGGTTCGGTACATCGCAGAAGTCGCAGTGCAATTCGGCTTTCTGCGATAGCGGGTCCCGAAATGTCATGCGGCCTCCTTGTTATGTCCGTAGAACAGGGGATTGTTGTACGCGGAGAAGAAAGCATACCGCGCATCCTGATCGGTGTCATATCTTTTGCACTGGTCGCACCGCTCGACGCGGCCCGCCAGTTTCCCATTCTCAAGATGCGCCAGCACGCCGGGGACACCGGAATTAAAGTGTCCGGGCTGTTCGCAGACGCACAGATTTTGCTGGTCGAGCACGACCAACCGTTCCTCTTCGACTTGGCTATCGAAGTCTGGCTCCCAATCGTAATCGCAGTTGCTGCACATGGTCGATTCTCCTTTTTGGTCCACCACGACTTTCAGTGATGCAAAAAATGTTTGGCGAGCCACAGCAGGGCCAGCACGATCACATCATCGGCTGGCGTGAGCACGAGAAGTAGAAGGACGGCCTTCACTGCACGCCTTCTTTGAATACTTCCGGTTTGAGTTGACGGGATATGGTGCAGTCATATAGGTCCACGTCTTCCCGGACTTCTTTAATCCGAGGTTGGTAGAGCCGCCTGCCGGCTGTAGCGTTGAGGAAAATTACTTCAACGATCATGCCCTTCTCGATTTTGCCTTTGCCGATCGTGGATGCGTGCGCCACTTCCACCCACTCGCCGGTGCGGTCGTCCAGCAAGGAAAGTTCCGCGTTGCTTTTGCCGTTGATGCCAACCGCGGACACGTAGCAGCTTGCGGATTTGAGAAACTTGAATTTCTTGTGGGAACCAATCCCAGCGCGATACGGCGCTGTTTTGAGTTTGAAGGCCACGCCTTCGCCACGGTTTTTCTTGAGCAATGCGAGGGCACCTTGCTTCTGCGCTGTCTTGTCCCAGGTCGGCACGATGGACAGCAGTTTATTTTTCGCGGGAATCAGCTTCGTGAGTTTGGCGAGCCGGGTTTCGTAGGCCTGTGACGCGATGCTGACGCCATCGGCCATGAGCAGGTCCCACGCGATGTACCGATCTCCGATGATCTCGCCATCCAGAAACAGTGTCCGCATGTTGAGGCGATTAATTTCCGCCACGAGAACGCGCGGCAGTTCAACGGCGTTGCCCAGCTTGTTGTAGCCGACGACGCCCGCTTCGGTCTTGGCAATCTGCCTGCGTTCGCCATCTTCTTTCCGCTGCATGAAGTAATTGGCAGACGTCAAGAACCGCTCCACGTCGTTCAGGCCAATCTCGCCCAGCTTCTCGACGGGATACTTTGTGCGGATCGCTTGCGCAGTTGTAATTGCCGCTTCCATTGCGTCGGGATCATCCTTGAGACGGCTGGGCGACGGCTGCACGGCTGTGTTCCTTGATTGACCCGGAGCGTAACCCTTTCCGGTTTTCTCGGCCACGAGTCGATCGAAGATGCGCCTGGCCTCGGCCTCGGGGACAGGTCTCGGAGTTTTCGTGCCCGGCTGCATGGTGCCGCCCCGCCGGCCATATTGGAAGTTCACCATATAGCCGCTTCCCAAAATCAATTCGATCTGTAGGTGATATTCCTTGTCTGAACTCCCACCCATCGCTAGGTCAGAGTAGTACAGGCTTATGCTTTTCATGGTCTCGATTCTCCTTTTTGTCCCCGGCCCTTCCACGCGGTCCGTTGCGTATCGGTTATCGGTTGATGCGTTCGCAGAGGCGGTCAATCTGTTTTGGCGACAGCGGCTTGTGATCGTGGAAATAATCCGCGAAATCTTTCACGGTGTAATTGCAATCCTTAATCCGCTGCCAAGCGCGGAGCGCCGCGAGGACCGTTGCCAGTTCGCGGCCGGAAAGTTGAGGGTTGGTAGGCATGACCGAAGCGTAGGCTTCCGAAATCATTTCGTTCACGTCCACGTCGTCCTCGGGAAGTTCAGTCTCGATGAAGTCCGCTTCCACTAGGAATTTCTTTAGCAATTGCTTGGCTGTGAGTCGATTCGGATTCTTGAACAGTAGGATCATGCAGGGGTTGTGCATTCCAGGCCGATCATATTCGACCGCCGTGATTTTCGCTTTCTGCATGACCGGGTGATCGTTCAGCTTCTTGACCAGCACGGCGCGAGCGCGGAAGTCGGTATCCTCTACGCCAGCGCCATCTTGGAATCCAAACTTGTCGGTGAAGTCGTCCCACGTTCCGATAGCCATTGGTCCATTCTCCTTTTGCGAATGTTCGTCCACCACGACTTTCAGTGTCGCGAATTGCTTTTCTCGATGCCTTGCTCTGCCACTTCCCAGATCTTGTCGAGCGGTGCGCCGCGTGCGCAGAGGATTTGAATTTGAATCAGCGTCTCGCGGACCCTCTGTCCGACTGGCTTCTTGCTCGCCTTGCCTGTAGTCTGCATGTATTCTCCTTGTCGTGTGCCATAACCTAGCCTGTAGCTATGCCCGTTTGCAGCCTATTACAGCCATCTTGCAGCAATCCTGCTACCTTTGCCCTATACCCTCAAAAACAGCCCTAATTCATTGGGTTTTTACTGTGTTTTGAGCCTGTTTTGAGAGTGTCCCAAGCGCCTAACGTCTAGCCTGTACCCTAGAAACCGTAGATTGAACGCCGCATCGTCCCCATCGCACGGCGGGTAGAGATTCTGTCCCTGATCTGATTGGAGTCTTGCTCGCCTTTCAGTTTCAGGTCCAGATACTTTTGCAAGGCAGATTGCCGTGTTGCGCGGACATACACCGTCACTTGCCGGAGCACATGCGGCCCCATTCCCACGCGGCACTGATGGCCGTTAAGGGAAGTGGCGTAGGTTCGGTTTGCGCGGTCCATTCGCCGCGTCGTGCGGATCAACAGCGTCGGGATCACCCAGCCCATGCCGTTGCAATACCACATTTCGAATTCGGCCACGATCTTGTGTTCCGGTTTGCCGAAGAATGCTTTGTAGGCCCGGTTTGTTTTGTACACAGACTGTGGCGCCTTCACGCGTTCCAGATCGGAAGCCAGTATGTCTTTCGGCAGTTCAGGTGTCACGATTGCACCGCCTTCTGGAGCCGCAGCCCAGGGCGCCGCATCATCCTGATTTCGTCGCGGAAAAACTTCTGAATCTCACGGCTCTTGCCATCGCCAAAATCCACTTCGGCCCGTTCGGCAATTCCGAGATATTGCTGGAGCGGCATTCCGTTCACGGTCACACCAGTGCTCGCGGTCATGGTCGCGGTCATGGTCATTCTCCTATTGAACTGGCTTCGCCGTGCCAGTTACGGGCAGACTGGTTACTTGAGGATTTTTGCGATGTGCTGCATTACTGCGTCCTGCGAATGGTGCACGGTAATGAAGAGGGAAAATCCGGCAGTCAGAATCAGGATTGCCGCCATCGTCAGTTGTCGGCGGTGCTCCCGGTATTGCCGTTGCGTTTCGTTGTGCATTGGCGTAGCTCCTTTAAATCAGATTTGAGTTACGTTGTCAACCCTACCGCTTGCCGTACACAGCCTTGACGAATCCCCCGCGCCTTGCAATTAGTTTCTGGGCCGCTTTCACGTCCAGCGGCCGCGCAATCGTTTTGCTAATGAAGCTAACGATTTGCTTGGCTGTGACGCCGTGGTTGATGTATCCGGCCACTTTCTTGGCAAACAGTTTCCAGGGCCGTGCACCGCGCGAGGAATTGCACTGAAGGCAAGCCGTCACGAGATTGGATTCGTGATTGGTGCCGCGGTGCTTGTAGCAGATCAGATGATCGAGCGTTAATTGCACGCCATCCTCAACACTCTGGCCGCAATACACGCAGGCCAGACCGTCACGCAGATAAATAGCCAGGCGCTTTTCCTTGCGAATCCAGTTCATACCTTGATCCTTGACGTGTCGCGATTGCATGGTCTGATTCTCCTTGGCGTCCACCACCAAAATTTGGTCCGACTTTGGACGGACCGTGTGCATTAACTCCGGTTTGCCTAGCGTGTAGCCTGCGGGTTCCGCTTTCTCGGCGGTCCTGACCGGAGTCCATCTGCAAAATCTGTTGTGGCGTAGACTTACCGTTCTACGCGTCGGACGGATAATTCCGCGCTATCCGATTGCGCTTCATCTGACTTAGGCATCTTCTTTCGTCCGTGGATTGTGTACAGGTAGAGGAATTGGCTTTCCTTCACTATGGTCAGCGATAGGACAACAAACCATAGAGCTATTCTGTAGGAACCTAATCAACTCCAGAGGACCATCCCGAATTCGGCGCGGGGCCACATCGCGGAAGTTAGTAGGAATCATCGGCTCAAGGCCACATCCTAACTTTGCTCTGGAATCTAATGCGTTGAACCCCTGTTCCGGTCCCTGCTGGCGTCCGGCTTAAGTCCCTATATGTTTTCTCTCATATAGTTAACGCATATCATTAACGTAATTATCCTACAGGCCATGTTACGGAGCAAGTCTTATTTTCCTGCCAAGCATGTTTTGGAGCACTGTCTAGCCAAGCCTTCGCCTTTGTTTCGTTGCTTAACTATGTACGGCCAAATGGCTGAAATTGTTATCTTTTTGATACGGCGTGATGAACCTGTGTATGGTCTTTGACGCACAGCCAAACGATCTTTAGTGGCTTCGAATAGTCGGCATGGTGGGCAACCGTGCCTTGTTCGCCACAAACAGCGCACAGTTTAGGTTTCAATCGCCCGGAATCGCGGGCACGTCGGACAGCATTTCGAGCAGAGAAGGCGAGTTGAGGGTGGTGTGCCCTCCATTTTGCGCCTGCTTGTCTGGTGCGTCTTAACTGCGCTTGCAAAATGTGTAGGTCCATTTGCGGACAGAATATATCAGTTTCCCGTTGAGTTGTTTTCATCTCAACCATGCTGTATAGTCCGGTGCACTTAGCTAGAGGGATTGCCGAGCCGGGGCGGAATGAGGTATCGGACTGGGAACCGCCCCGGAAATATTCTCTTCTTTGCTTAAATATTCGTGTGATACTTCCGGCGTTCCAGAGAGAACCCTCAGTTTAGGACACAACCCAAACGCCCTGCCTTCGGTGGTTTGACCATCGCAGGGCGTTTTAATTTCAGGTAGACTGCCCGCATGGCCACCACCACCGTCATTAACGATGCAATTGCAAACGTCAAAAGCTATGCCGACCGCTACGAGTCCGTCCTGATTTCCTATAGTGACGGCAAGGACAGCCGCGCCGTCATGGATCTGTGCCTGCGTTCATTTAAGCGGGTCGAGGCCTTTTTCATGTATTTGATTCCCGGACTCGAATGCGTGGACGTGGCCATGCAGCAAGCCGAGCAGAAGTGGGGCATCAAGATTCGCCTGTATCCGCACTGGAATGCTTCGCGGTTTATCAGCAACGGCATCTATTGCCATCCCAGCTTTCGCCGCGATGCCATTAAGGAATACAAGTTGCGGGACGTGTACGTGCTGGCCATGTCGGACACGAACACGCGCCTGATTATGACCGGCCAGAAAAAATCGGATTCCGCGTCACGCCGCTGGCTCATGACCATCGCCCGCAACAGCGATGTTGTGCATCCCCTGGCCGACTGGAATCGTTTCGATGTGCTCAATTATCTACGGCTGCACAATATTCCGTTGCCGCCGTCCGCCGGCGATACGAGTGGGATCGATCTCACGGACCGGTCCTTGTTCTGGCTCCATGACACGTTCCCCAACGATTTCAGAAAGCTGTGCCAGTATTTTCCGTTTGCGGAAGCGGCCATTTGGAAACGCAAGTTTTACAGTGTGCCAAGCCCAGGAGGGCGCCCGTGATGTCGAAAAAGAAAAAGTCTGCCGAATCCGAGCAAGAGCAGGTCAAGACTCTCGCTAGCCTGGGATTAGAGAATTATGAAATCGTGGAAGTGGACCGCTCCGCCATCTCCAACGCTGAGTACAATCCGCGCGTCATGACCGATCAGGAAAAGCGGAAGCTGCGCGAAGGACTCAAACGGCACGGCATGGTCTCTCCTATCACCTGGAATCGTCGGACCGGCCGCGTTGTAGGCGGGCATCAGCGCCTGATTGCGCTGGATACCCTGGCCGGCACGTCTAAATATCGCTTGCGCGTCGCTGCCATCGACGTCGAAGAGTTGCGCGAGAAGGAATTAAACGTCCTGCTCAACAATCCCAATGCCCAGGGCGACTGGCTCTTGCCCGAATTAAAAGGCCTGTTGCTCACCGAGGGTTTCGATCTGGAATCAGCCGGATTTGAGCGCGACGATATGTTCCACACCTTCGGCGAAGATATCTGGCTCGATGGCACCGACCGCCTGGACGAGCTCGCCGACAAAGCACGTATGCTCGCCGACTCCTACACGGCGCTCGATGCCAAGATCAAGGAGGCCAGTCGCGAGGATTATTATGTGGTTGTCGTGTTTCGCAATGCCCAGGACTGTGACAATTTCTTGAAGGAGAATTGCTTGCCGGAGAATCGCTATCAGAGTGGGGTGGATTTCAGGCAGCTTATTGCAAAGGGCCGTTTAAGCGCAACGGAATCGCCGCTACCTGCGCCTGAAATAAATTCAACTGTCCCCGCCAGCGGACCGGCCGAATCTTGATGGGCGTGCGAATCAGCCAATGCCATTGATCTTCTATTGCCCATTTGCTATTGGCGGCCGACACGATATCGTACAGTTCCACGAATCCCACCACGTGGCCCAGGGGAAACAGGTCAGCGCGTTTTAGGCCGAGCCGCATCATCTGTTCTGTGTCGATTGTGCTCGAAACGTGAATACCTAATTGTCCGCGAAAATTCGTGCGCCACGTCCGGTTCTCTACGTTTTTGCCCAGCTTGAAAATCGCTGTGACCCACGGTTCTCGCAGTGATAAGCAAAGCATCCTTGTGCGCTCCTTGCGCGTGTAAATGAAAGCACAACAATGTATGTGAGTCAACGCAGCCTAAACCTTGCACGCCTGTGTACCTCTGCGCGTGTTTTTCGTTGTGAGTGTGAGTGTGCCAGCGTATGATTTCGCTCAGCGTTCCGGCCTTGAAGCTCTGATCAGAGGAAAGGTGTGATTATGGCCAAGAGGAAAGCAGCGAAGAAACTGAAAGCCCGCGGTGCCAAGAAGTCTGGTGGCGGCAAGAAAGGCAAGGGCGGCGGAGGCGGAGGGGGCGGGTAGTCGCTTCCACACACGCTGGTCCACGCGGGCGATCTTAGTATGGGTCGCCCGCTTTTTTTCGGTTAGACTCAAATTTGAACAGGAATAGCATCAGGAATTCTTGTTGCGGAGAACAGGGCCATGGCGAATCCCGATTGGACGAAGGGTAAATCAGCAAATCCAGCGCGTATGTGGAAGCCAGGTCAATCGGGTAACCTGAAGGGCCGGCCCATTACAAAGCAGTATCATCGGTTGCTCAAAAAGAAACTGAGTGCGCTGAAAATCGACTTAAATCGGGATACAATCGCCGTGGCTTTTGCAAAGGCTGGGTTGATCCAGGCGATTCAGAAGGGAAACATAGCGTTTGCCCGAGAAATCACCGACCGAGTCGAAGGACCGCCCGTCATCCGCAGCTTCCAAAGTCCGGACGGACAAGAGCAACTCGAAATCTCAGCGAAGCTCGGGGGATCCGGCGATCTCGTCGCCGCCATCTCCACCATCTACGGAATCCGCATCTACGACCAGCGGGACAACAAAGTCATCGAAGTTACCCCCGACGCCGACTGCGCCGAAAGTGGAAGTGAAGCCGGCGCGGGAACTGCCGAAGAATCTTCTGCAACTTTATCCTTACCAGAAACGGTGGATCGAGGACCGGAGCCGTCGGAAGATAGCGAATAAATCCCGGCGTATTGGTTTCTCGTTCGCGGAAGGCTTCGATCAAATCCTCAGTCGTCTGCAAGAAAAACAAAACGGCTTGTCCAAGAGTATGGGCATTGTGCTGTCTCGCGGAGAGCGCCAGGCCAAAGAGTTCATCACAGATTCGGTTGCGCCGCATGTACGAGCCCTGGGCGTAATTGCTCAATACGTGGATGCCTACATGCCAGGCACGTCGATCATGACGCACGAAGTCCGCTTTGGGGACAACTTCCGGATTATTGCGCTGCCGGCCAATCCGGATACCGCGCGTTCATATGAGGGGGATGTAACGCTGGACGAATTTGGATTCCAGTTAAGTCCCAAAGAAATTTACGCTGCCATTACACCGTCGATCACGCGCGGATATCGCATCAAGATTATTTCCACGCCGAATGGCCAGCAGGGCACCTATTACGAACTTGCGAATGATGCCGGGCTGGTGGACGGGGTTGTCCGGAATCCGGCCTGGTCCCCGCATCGCTGTACGCTCGTCGAAGCCATCGCGCAGGGCTGCACAGACCGTTTTGGCAAAGTGCTTGATCTGGCCGAGATTCGCGCGGATTGTCTCGACGAAGATACGTGGATGCAGGAATACATGTGCGCATTTGTGGCCATTAATGCGCAGTGGATTCCGCCAGAACTGTTTCAGGCCTGCGTAGATGCCGGCGCGGTGACAGGCCCGCCCATGGGTCAGTGGAATCAAAAGCTGTATGCCGGCTGGGACGTGGCCCGCAATCGAGACCTTTCGGTGTTGTGGATTATCGAAGAGGTGGGCGACGTCAGTTGGACACGCGGAGTCATTGAGTTTGAAAACTTGCCGCTACCGGAACAGAAACGCCAGGCGCGTGCGCTGATGCCCATGTGCGCCCGGATGAGCATTGATAAAACCGGCATGGGCCTGGCTGTGTACGAAGATTTGCACGAGGAATTCGGTAGCCGCATCGAGGGCGTGGACTTCACGCTCAAATCCAAAGAAGCCCTAGCCGTTCATGCCAAGAACCGCATGCTCGAAGGGAAGGTTCGCATCCCTGATGCCGACAAGATTCGGTATGCGTTCCGCTCCGTCAAGAAAAGCACATCGCTTACCGGACAAAGTAGATTTGACGCCGATCACGACGCGACGTATGGTCATGCCGATCACTTTTGGGCCTATTGTCTGGCCGAAGATGCGTTAGGCGCCAAGCCGGGAGTCCTGGGTTTAGTTGAGTTTTACAAAGCCGGGGGAATCGAGAGACAGATGAAGATTCTAAACACACCGCCGAAATCGCCAGCACTCATCGCCGCAGAGAAAGCCAAGGATATGGACCCACTGGAACTGGCGAAGATCATGCTGTCGGACAACACGCCGAAGTGTCCAGAATGCAAATCCGTGTTGCTCGCGGACCTGGGCTCACAGTTCAAGTGCCGGCAGTGCGGTCTGCAGTGGAATAAGGCCAAATCAAATGGCACGCATCCTGTCGGCGGCCGCGCTGCGCACGAGCTACGCAAATGATCCAAGAATACGAACGGCTCGCCACCGCCATCCACGAGATCGAAGGGGTCAAATCTTTCCGCATGAAACCTTGAGCGACTGTCCGGTAAAAATGTGGGAGCTGAAAACGGATCGTTCGCTCCTGGGCGGCGAACCACTCTGGCCAGAATGGGAACCGCACGTTCCGGCGCCGGATGCCATCTGGGTCAGTCTGTGTCCCATCTGCGATAAGCGGAAAGATAATCGTCGCAAATATTGTTCGCCAGCTTGTCTCAAGAAAATGCGGTGGGCGCGCAGCCAAATCCGAAAGAAGGAAGAACATCTCGAGGCTGTGCGAGCATGGAAAGCACGCACTGCCTGGATGGCCAGCGCACCGATGGTGTCAGATATTCCGGTTGTCCTGCTGCCCGCTTGCCCGGAATGCAGTTCGAGTTGCACGGTTTTTATCGGTACGGTTTACCGTTGCAACGAGTGCGGATTCCAAAAGGAAATCAAGGTGTCTCAATGAAGTGGGGCTGCCGTGAGGACTTGAACCCCAAACAGGACGATTACAGATCGTCGGCTCTACCAATTGAGCTACGGCAGCACTGTGGGAAACCGAAGAGGCCGGTTTGAATCCGGCCCCTCTCGCTGTTGTTAGGCAGCTTTCGGCAATGCGAATGGTGTTTTGTCGTTTTTTTTGTTGTCCAGAACTGCCAAGTTTTGTTCAACAATCGACGGTCCGGATAGTACCACTAAAAGGAGGAAGAGATGGAAGATCAAAAGGATGTCAGCGTTGCCGCAACGGGTTTAGCGATTGGAGGGGACGTGAATCTCACTCCCGATCTACACGCCGCTCCACCTGAAACCCATTATCACCACTGCCCGCGCTGTTGCCGGCGTTTGCCGTGTCACACAGAGAACTGTCCACAGGAACCAGATGCGATGTGCGGTGAATGCGTCGCACAGACAACGACGGCGGCTTAATTGAGTAGCGGTCGTCGCGCCAAGACACGCGCCACGGAGGATCGTCGGTCCCGGGCGCGTGGGATTGGTGAATTCAACCAGTTGCTGGATACCACGTTTGAAACTATACGGAATCACCAGAATCATGGCGAAGTCCAATCCAACCGGAAACTGACCGCGCGCGAGTTGCAGGTGGCTCAGCTTGTGGCCGATGGGATGCAGGAAAAACATATCGCAGAAACGCTGGGCATCGCCTATCAGACCGTCCGGAATCACAAGCAAAACATTTTTGCAAAGCTGGGTATCCACGACGCTGTAGGAATCAAACACTGGATCACACAAGGAGACCGATGAGAGACAAGCTGTTGGAATTCATGAAAAGAATTGAACTGGCATTTCCGCCCGGTGAACGCCTCGAAACTCGTCATCATTCCATTACCTATAATCAGTACGGCAATGACCATGACGGATGGCAGGACCGGCTCGGGTTACACCTGTGGATTGATCCGAATCTGGACTTCTGCCAAACATTTTTCTTGGATAAGAAGGATTTTGAACGGCCGCTCGAAGAATTTATTGCAGCGCTGGCCATTCAGGTTGCCAAGGTGCGCCTAGCCCATCCCGAATTATTTCCTACTGACAAAGCTGTCAAAGCCTGATACGCTGCGCGGCGTACTCAAATTTAACCGGGGAAGAATCCTCGGAACAGGAGAACCTGATGCTCACCCTTTCTGTCGATTCCATTTTCAAAACTGTTTCTGAACAAGAGTTTGGATTCAAATTCGGTGAACCGGACCGGCCGTCCGATAATTCACTCGTTTGCATCCTTCCCATTCTGCGGGTCACGTCCCAGGAACGGCAGTACATCACCATGCCGGAAACTGAAGAAGTCCTGATTCATGACTCTGGCAGCATCAACAAAGTGAATCTCAAAAACACGTCAAAGAAAAACGTGTTTGTCCGTTCCGGCACCATCTTTGAAGGTAAGGGCACACAGACGCGTGCGCTTACCCGTTCTGCCATTCTGTATCCTGGAATGGAAGTTGGCCTGAACGTGCGGTGCATTCATGCCACGCATGGAATTCATCCGGGCGCCGAGTTCAAATACGGTGGGATCACGCCGCTCGACTTGGACTCGAGAACCTACACGAGTGGCTACGCCTCTTCCGATCAACGAACCATGTGGGACGCCGTGGAAACCTACACGGGTTCTGTGTCCATGCCTCTTGGATCAACCACGGGCGTTTATCAGAAATCCCGCCTTCCGGACCTTCCGGGACGCATGCGAACCAGAATGATGAATGCAACTCCAACGCGATCGTTGTCAGGCCATACGCGTCCCGTGGCCATGGGCAGCAACCGCGGCATCCGGTTTGGCGACGAACCATATATCCCTCCGGTGGAAGATTCCATTCCGCCGTCTGGGTCTGCATTCCAATCAGACAATCTCAAACAGAACTTCGACGCGTTCGCCAAGAGTTTCGATGCCGTGCTGTCCAAGGCGCGGTTGCACGAAAATCAGGCGGGCCTGGCACTCATTACCGAACAGGGCTGCAAGACGGTGGAGCTATTCGATCTGCCATTGTCTTGGGAAGCCATTCACAAGGATTCGGTCAAACGGATGGGAACAGAACTGTTGCGGGGCAAGGATGAGGCGAGTGTGTTCCAGTACAAGCCAGACAACGCCATCGCAGCCGTGCAAAAAGTTCTGGGGCTTCCCTTCAAATCCAATTTGATTTATAACCACAAATCGTCCAACGGCGAACCGCATGTCAGCATCTTCGGGGTTACGGCCGATCGCTTTGTCGGTGAAGTCGTGGAACTGGACGGACGAGTTATGCACGCGGTTGTTTTAGAAATGTGCTAGTCTCGCGCAAATGGCGCGTCTGGGAATAAACGTGGCGGTCTCTACCCCCATTGCGGCCGCCACGACTACCGGAGAATCAGACCAGTGATGTTCAATCTCAATTTAAGCAGTGCCACGCTCAAGCAAGCTGAGATCCTGGTGTCTCAGTCTGCCCTACGCATGTTTGTGGGCCCACGTCGATCGGGAAAGACTTGGGTCGCCGCGGCTCAAACTCTCAGCCGAATTTCTGATGGTCTGCCCGTTTGGTATTTACCTTCAGGCTTTAACATGGTGCAGCAAATGAAGTGGCAGCTTTCGCAATTGGCGTCCAGTACCACCGACTGGATCAACCAATTCCGTTTCGTCGGGGTCCAAAATGCACGTGATATCTGCGATTTGATTCGCACGGCGCCGCCCGGTTTGCTGATTTTTGATGAAACTCAAAGGATGGACCCGAGTGTGATCTCGGATTTCTTGCGCCCACAATTGAGGTCTCCCGGTTGGGGACTTCTACCAACAATAGCGTCCCTCGAAACAAAATGTTTAATTCTTTGGAATCCAGAGGAACTGAGTGAAACCGGTAATCTTCTGCAGGAGCTATCCAGGTCCACTGGAGTTGTTACAGTCGTAGCAAGTGAGCCAGTGTACCCAAGCAGAACATGGTATATAAACCCAGACGGTTCGGTGACCGTTGACAACCGGCCTGGTCCGACCGATCCGGTGTATCCGACCAGCGGAAACTTTACGGTCTATCCACAGTACTGTTACTGCGTCGAATGTAAGAGACCGCAACCCGCACCGGCTTGGTGGACCTCGGGCGCGAACTTCGTATGCCCGGAATGCGAACAGAAGCGGTGGAATCCCTGGCAAAATGGGGCATACAACCGGCCAATGCCAGTGCCGCAGTATAACGCCAACTGTTTCAAGTGTGGCGTCATGCTGAACGTGCCAGTTGGAACAGATCCCGCCGTGGTGTACATGTGTGTTGTGTGCGCTACGAAGGCCGAACCGCAACAGAAAGCACAACCGAGTGCGCCTGGGCCGGTGATCGGCGGCAAGCGCGCGATGAAACTGGAGGAATAATCAGGATGAGCGGAGAACCGTTCCCCTGGCCGGCCGCGAGGCAGACGGTCGCTGGTATCGGGTGCGGTGCCGGACCTTCAACGGAAGATTGTGCTCGATACAGATGGGGATGTGTCTCCCTCTCACTGGTGGACCTCCCAAACCCATTTCCCTTTTGTCTTTTTGACGCACACGGAATGGACGATCTTGCCCCGGAATTTACTGCCTGGCGTGGACGGGATGTGTCCGGTTTGCCGCGATGCTAACGGTCCGTGACGGGAGGTTGTATGAGCGTTCTCATAAGTGAAAAAACAATCCCGAAATTGCCGCGTCCGGCGAAGGGAAATAAATTGTATTTCTATGACGGGAAGGACTCTGTGCGCGGATTCGCTGTGCGAGTGACGGCCGGCGGTGCCATCTCCTTCGTGCTGAACTATCGCATCAACCAGCGCGAACGCCGGTACACCATCGGAAAATATCCCGAGCTTTCTCTTGCCGATGCGCGTAACGAGGCGAGCGATTTACGGAATACGATTAACGAGGGAAATGACCCGCTCACTCGCAGGCGCCAGATGATTCCAAAATTGGGCAAGTATCCTTGTGACCGGGAAGATTGCCAGGCACTTCGCGAGTTACTCAACCGACCGGAGATTAACGACTTCCTGGCAGGCGTCAAGATCGAGGCCGCACACCAACTCACCCGCTGGGGGATCGAACAGGACCGCGCGAAAGGGCCGGAAGAATGGTTCTGGGTGATCGGTTATCTTGCCGGGAAAGCATTGCACGCGCAGCGCGCCGGCGACGATGGCAAGTTCATGCACCATCTGATCACCGCGGCCGCTGTCCTAGCGAACTGGCATTATTTCGCGTCCAATCCTGAGCCCAAGGAATTGGAACAGCATTTCCACAAGGAGAATCATGAAAATGACCGAATTTCTACCGCGAGAGTATTCAAAGATTCACGGATGGTCAACAGCAGCTTCAGTAATTCAACTTCATTACGAAGAAGATTTGGTTCCCGAAATCGCGCAAATGCAAAAGCTCGAACGCCAACTCTCAAAAAAGCTGAATGAGTGGGACGAATGATGAATCCTTTCCGTGTTACGGATAATTGGATCCTTGCCAGATGCACCACGTTCGCGCACTGGTTTCAGCGGTTGACCGGACGGACAACTTATTTCATCGCCAAGCAAGGAAGATTCATCACGTTTTGTTCTGGCGTGTTCAATCTTGCCGATTATTTCCTAAAGCTGTCGGCGGATCGGCCCAGCATCATTAATGCCGCGCTTACTGCTTTTGTGATTGTTCTTCTGGCACATGACGGCAAGCTTTGCGATGAGGCCGACCGGCATGTCCAATCGGGAGCGGACACACTACCCAAAGGCATTGCAGCATCAATACGCTACGGATTGTTTTGGCGGCTGCTGTGGATATCTTTCACGGCACGGTACACCGTGAAATTAATCTGGGTAACAGAGCACAGGCTGGCTGTATTTACCGAGAACGTGCTGTGGTGTCTTGGGGTAGTGATCTTCTTTTATTTTGTTGCAGTCGTTCCTCTGCCGCCGGGCAAGAGTAAAGTGCGGGAGTGGATTGAATCGTTTCAGCGGGGCAAGCTGTCGCCGGTCAGGGCGCAATCATGAGAAACAGGTGGAGGGAAAATGAGTTACGACTACAAAGCAGAGCGCGAGTATCTTTTCACCGAGCCGGGCCAAAGAATATTTATCAGGGTACGCGATCAGGTGAACGAACTGCTGAAAAAGGCGGGGGCCTTCAGATTGGAGGAGGCTGGCATTTGCGCATGGGAGCAAGTCGCGTGCGTGGACCGGATGGTCGAACTAGGGGAACTTATTGAGTGGCCGCGCGAATGCTGGGGGCAGTATCGGGTCTTCACAACGCCCAAGGTGCATAACCGATGACAGAGAGAAGGCTGTGAAATGATGACCTATGCTAAGCGCCGAGTAGTGCTCCACAAGTCAATCGTTAGAAAAGGTCCGTTCGGCGGGACGCTTACAACCACGCTCTGTGGTCGAATGCAAACGGGTTCAGACGGCATGAATATCGGAGAAGGGGTAACTTGCAAATTTTGCTTAAGGAAACTCGGGGAGAAGGCGTGCGTTTCAAAGATCGTGGAGCGAGAGACCAAGCGGGTGAAACCATGAGCGATTGCACCTCCAGGGAAGAATACGAAGCCAAGTTTTTTAGCAATCAGAAGCTCTCCGGCATCGGTGCCGAGACAACTTGTCATGTGCCGTGTCCATTTTGCGCCGAGCCTGATTTCCTCGTCCATCGCGTGCTCGAAACAGAAGCAGCGTACACCGCCGGCGCGGTCTGCAAGCAATGCGGCCGCGGCGCCAAAGCCATTTTCAAGAACGATCGAGGCGGGATTCAGTTCACCATGGTCCAAACGGTGGGAGAGGACGGACCTGCGTGGATGCCCATGCCGAGGGAAACACCGTAATCAAAACGGTGCTTGTGAAACTCCGCTCTGCCACACAAATCTTGCACGCCATCGAACACGAGCACCACGATAGCGTTGACGACCATGCCAGGCGCTGGGCTATTCACAACGCTGGCAAGCTGGTTCCTATTATTCCTGAACCTCTCCGACAAGAAGATTTTCCGGAACTGAGCGGGTTCTGTAATGGGCGAGTTTTCAGACGTGCCGATAATGATACTCTGCTCTGCGAGCACATCGCAGAGATCGGGGATTGAATGGACCAAACTGAATCATCGGACAAAGATCATCTCCGATTCATTCCCAAGCGGACGTTGCCTGTTTCGGTGCTGCAAGTGATGAACGCGCAGCGGCTTCGCCAACTCGATGAACCTATGCTGATTTTATACAGGCAGGAACCGCTTGCCGTTTTGGTTCCAGTCGCAATTTACATGGAAATGCAGAGGCTTATTTTTGAGTACGCTTTACCATGACGTTCCGGACAGAGTGCCGCAGGCATCTTTGTTGCTTCTGCCAGTGCGACACATGGCAACAGAAATTCCATGGCAGCTTTGCCGCGTTGGGCTGGGAATGCGGGGAGTGTGGAGGATTGCTTGCGTTTTATCATGACGAGCCCTTGGCTGTCGCGGAGCGCCGAAGATGGGAAGCGTTTGCGCGTGGCCCGCGCGGCCGGTGGATCTAACTTTCGGGAGGAATGATGCGCTACGTTGAACGTATGGCAATCGCTGCAAGAAAGGCTCGCCGGCCGCTGCCTGGCGGCAAAGCACAGTTTCGCGCCAAGCGACGCAGGTGCATGAGTGCGGTGGGCAATTTCATCAGGCACGACATGGATGGAACCAAGTGTCTGCGCTGTGGCCACAAAAGAAGAGTGGTTGCCTTGCATCATCCAGAGGTGTTCATGCCGTGAAAATTCTATTTCTCGATATCGACGGGGTGCTCATCAGTAATGCGTCCGCGCGCAAGTACGGCGTGCGCAAGGCCGATCCCGAACTGGTCAAGCTGCTCAATCAAATCACACATGCGACCGGCGCCCAGATTGTGGTGAGCTCGACCTGGCGCGTGTTCGACGATATCGAGAAAATCCTTGTCGAGTGGGGCGTGACGGCTCCGGTGATGGGCAAGACCTGCTATCCTCACGGCCTTGCGCGCGGGATCGAGATCCACGAATGGCTACTGGAAACCAAGCTCGAGATCGAACGCTTCGCCATCCTCGACGATGATCAGTGCATGGAGCCGCTCATGGGACACCTGGTTCTCACGAAATGGGCCACGGGACTCACGTCGGCCAATGTCGAGCTGGCCATCCGAAAATTGGGATTATGCGAGTAAAAATAAAGTACGCAACCTGCGTCCTCACGATTCTCGGTATGGACATGAACTGCCCGCTGTGTGGCGTCCTCGTCACATCTGGCCAATCCCACAAATGCAAGAAGCCTTCAAAGGAGAATCGCAATGCGAGAGTTTCAGGTGTGTCTAAAAGAAGTCGGCAGAATGTCGTTCAATGGCAGTGAGGTTGTCTACGTGCGCGATATTACTGCGCCAGATCCTGCGCCTGATCCTGCCTAATCTGTGAGAATCACTGGCAGCATGGCTTGTCTGAGTTCGTCTGTTATTGCCTGGGTTTTTACTCCGTTGTAAACAGTCGTTCCATTGTCGTGCTTGTCCCAGACTGCTTTTGGTGAACCCATCCGCAGCCATGCTTGCCTTGCTTCTGCGGCAAGTTTTTTGGCATGGTCTGCCGAAACAAAAGAATAGGCCTTAGCTATTGGGGGTTCATTTGGCGCAAGACAACCCATGTAGAATTCCACCATGCCACGGGCACTATACTTCTCTAAAGACTCTCTCCCATGCGCCTTGTTGTGGACCACCAAACGGGTGATGCATGTTCCCGGTTTCCAAATAAATGTTAATACACCACATCGTGCGGAATCCCCGAAGATCATTCTCTGGGTCATCCACTTCAAATGGTTCGATGGTTCCGTGGCCAGCAGCAAATTGTTGAGCTTTTTCCTCAGTGCTGAACGCGCCAAGAATCTGATAGTCCGAATACTCGCCTTGCGTTACCAAGTAAATTTTCATGGCCGGTTCACCAACCTTTCGACCTTCTGGAATTTCGAAGCAATCAGCTCCAATGTTTTCCGGTGCTTGGTTTGTTCTTCCATCGCTTCATCCATTAAATCCTGATCGACGACGGACTCGATCGCGTTGCGCACCAAAGCTTCGAGCACGGCCGGTTCCAGCGCATCCAGTTCCCAGGACTCACCGCCGAATTCAGCGATATAGCCATTGGCCCGCGAATCAGTGATCTTCGCAGGATTGGGTGGAGGATTATACTGCCGCACCTGGTCCATGTTGAGCGCCAGGCGTTCGAACCTAAGTTCGCTGCGCGTGAACAGTTCCAGTCGATCGACAATATCTCGACTCATATCTCGTCCGCTTGGGTCCATATCCCCGAAATGAAACACGATTGGCTTCTGCCCGCCGCGCGTGTTCTGCATGAAACGAACTGGTAGTACATTTGCCGGAGCGTCAAATCAAAGCCTTGCGCGGCGTACTCCGCAATAATTTCGTTCGCCTTCTTAATCATCGCGAGCGTGGCGGGCCGGAACTTGAATTCTCTGTACTTGATCTTGGGCACGAATCGGTCCTCCGTGTGAGCGCGAATAATAGCATTTGACTCTTTTTACGTCTAGGCGTATAACACTTGCCTCCATGACCCTCGAACGAAAAGTGACAAGGTTACAGCACAATCTCTTAGTTATTTTGGAGATGTGGAAAACCTACTACAGCCACAGTGAACAACTCAGGAGGGTTGCAGTGACTCATAAGCGAGTGCGGGAACTGTGCCGCAAAGGATTTACCCAGGCCGAGATTGCAAGCGTTCTAGATTGCTCGCAATCTCATATTAGTTCACTCCAGCGCAAAATTGGTTTGGCACGCGCGCCAAGGAAATAAATGCGGGAACCTCTGGTAAGCACCAAAGTCACACCAGAAACGCTTCGGCTGTTGCGGATTCTCGCCGCCATGGCGGGCAAGCGGCAGTACGAAACCCTGGAGTCCATTGTTAAGTCAGCAGCCAAGAAGAAGAAAATATGAACACACGATTGACCTGTTACATGGGCACCCACAGGGAGGCTCCACAGGTTGCCGCTGGGGAAAACCCGCTCGTAAGAGCGACTGACACTAGCCAAGGTCGCGAATTAACGCAGGAGTGGGGCATAAAACGTAGGCGTCGGCACACGCCAATCCTTGCGGGTGTCCTTGTAACAGGTCAGTCAACACATAACCTTTACCAAGCGGCGATACCAACCAGAACGTCACAAGTCGTAGCGGCCCCACTTTCCATGCTCCGACCCGACCCAATTCAATATAGCGGCATGACCCTCCGACACCGCACTCAACAAGACAAGCGGCCCGATCCCACCAGACTCCACTTGATAATGCGGCATGACATGACGAAACCTATCCACACCGAACGGCAATTTGCCACATTCCCTCACACAGCTCTGCGCAGCGGCATGCTCCGACTGCACGCAACTTTATACCACCGAGCGGCCTTTCCCCACTCGACCCGACAATCCTTGACCTTACACAACGCAGCGGCGCCACATGACCCGGCAGTATTCTCCGCGACTCGACGGGATAAGACTGGACTTTACCCAGCGGCTCAACCCAACGTGACCTTACGGAACGGCAATACGGGACCCGATCCGACTCGACTTTACTCAGCGGCGCTACTGGCCGTCACCTGACTCGACGGTACGCGACACAGCGGCGTTACTCGACAGCACTGTACGTGACTCTACTCGATAAAGCGGCAACACAAAACAAAACGAAGCCCAAAAATGCGAGAGAACTAAACTCTTAAAGGAGAAAAGATGACCGACCAACCGCCGGCGGCAAGAAAGACAATCAAGGTTGAAAATCTAGGGGATGTTGTGGCCCTGGTCAACCAGATCGGAGAAGGGATCGACGATGGCTCCATGACGGAAGCTGTCGCGCGCATCAAACAAGGCAATGCCAAAATATTTTGCAAAATTGGCGATTTGATGATTCAAAACCAACGATTAAACCGCGGTAAGCGGCCCGAGAAGGAGATCCGTCTCATTTCGGGGCCTGCACCGGAGGACTTGATCTGCGGAACCTGTAACACGCAAATCGCAGGTGCGAAGTTCTGTTCGAACTGCGGAACTCCAACCGGAAAGAAATAATCTAGCGGCTCGACAAGATGCCATTTGACAGCACTTCACAAGTTGGCACCCGATTCAGCGGCATTACACCATCGCGCACGGCATCACGCAGGCGGCAAAGCGCACTCGAACTGAGCTTTACACAGCGGCCAAACTCCACATGCCCAGACACGACAAGACTGAGCGGCTGGACACAACATAACTCTATGCAACAGAGCGGCTATACCCCATCTCACACGACACAACCTGGCAGCACGGAGCGGCAGGACTTTACACGACCGCACACCATTGAACTCGACACGACAGAGCGGCATGACGGAGCGGCAAACTTGACTTCGACCAAACCGAGCAGAATAAAACGGCAACCCATGATGTCACAGGACTCGATTCTACGCAGCGGCTCCATACCACAAGACCCTACTGCACCGGACTCGACCGAGCGGCAATTCCGCATTGGACAGCGCGTGGCACTACTGCGGCAGTACGCCACTTCACCATATTCCACGCAACGGCTCGACTACACTCGACATCGCAGTATCCAGCGGCGTCGCGAAGCATGACAGAACATTACACGATGCGACCCAGCGGCGGCACCCAACTCCATTCAACCGTTCAGAGCGGCGGGACAAGACAAGACTTTACTATACGTCACAGAGCGGCACGACAAGACCGGACCCAATTCGACAGTTACTCGACCGCACAGAGCGGCGCTACTGTACTTGGCATGACCACACGCTACTGGACACCACATAGCGGCAAAACGAAACTTTTCGGCACGAAATCTAGCGAGCAATGATCGATTCGTTCGCAGATCACAAAGGAGAACAGAAAATGAAATTCAACGCAAAAGACCTAGAAGCGATTTACCAGAAACTAACGGGAGTTGTGAAAGTGCAAGCCACTTTCGTAACCGAGTTTGTGGGCGGGCAACCAGCGGATGAACGTGGTGTTCGCGCGTTCGTGGAGCATCATTTGGAACTGACCGGCGATGATGCCGAGAAGGCTGTCCAGAGAATCCTTCACGAAGAGGTTGGGCAGGAGGAACTTCCGAGCGAAACCGGGGAATTGCAGCCCGAGCAAGTGTATGGAGTCAACGCTCTCCGGCGCACGGAGCGCGGAGCGTATATCGGCAACTGGATGGTGCAGGCCTGCATAAAGCAGGCCGCATCGCGTCTCAAAATATTTTCCGATCTGCGGGGAACGAAGGGTGATTTCTCGGAAGCAGCGCGCGTCTTGGCCGATGGATTTAGTTTGCTCGACGCTGATTCCCCGGACAAGGTGTACATGCTGAACGAGGACATGACAGGCCCGGCCAAAACTTATTGGAGTGCGTTCATGGGTTCGGTGAATACGCCGAAGGGACCCAAGAGCATTTACCAGCATTCCGAGTGTGTGGCGTCGGGCTCGAGATTTTCGTTCAACTTCCGATTCTTGACCACCAACGTGAAGGAGGTTGATCTTACCGACGTCACTGCGATGATTATGATGTGCGGTTTGGGCAGTTGCCGATCGCTGGGCCGCGGCCGCTTCCGGGTCGACGAAGCCGAGATCGAGATGGGCGACCGGCAGAAGAAGCGGGAGAAGCCAGTGATCGAGGCACCAGCCAAGGCGAACGGCGCGGAAACAGCCAAGGCGGCGACGGCTTAAATCACGAAGCGCAGGCCGGAGCGCCGAATCCGGCCCCTTATAATCGCAACTCGAAATGGAGGAACACTGTGCCATCACCGATTATGAAATATTTCGACTTCGCACACTTACCAGAGCACCTAAGGGGCGTGAGCGGAGATGTATTCGCGCTCGCCTGCTCGATGGACGCGCAACTTCCTGATGGGCCTGAGAAATCGGCTGGACTCCGCAAACTGCTTGAGGCAAAAGACTGCTTTGTCCGCGCCAAGATTGGTAATTGAAACGGCCCTAGTGACCAAGTGGAGCTATAGGCGGAGGACGGCGATAGGGATACGAAGCATCGTAACTGCTTACGATCAACCCGCGATTAGCCTCGGAGCCGTGGCCGTTTCAAGGGGAACCGCAAAGAGTTGGACTGTTACTCCAATGTTCAGCGGTTCCCATTCATTTTCCAAAAACCGAGCGGCGTCACTTAACATCACGCCACACCACATAGCGGCATTGCTCAACCAGGCGCGGCATGACACCACGGAGCGGCACCGCTTCACCAAGCGTGACTCAGCGGCACCACTTCACCGAACTTTACGTCACGTAGCGGCAGGACGCAATTGAACGAAACTGAACTCCACGGAGCGGCCGGGCTAGACCGCACACGGCACAACTTGACCGAGCGGCCCGACTGGACGTGACATGACAAATACACAGCGGCTTGACCAGACTTTACTTGATACTACTGGATCCCACGGAGCGGCAACGCCAGATTAAATCTTACAAAATTCGATGCAGCGGCCGTATGCGACACCACAGAACAGAACTGAACACAGCGGCCTGATAGGACATTTCGTGACAGGACAAAACTTAACGAAACGGCTTTACCCCACTGAACCATACCTGACCGGACAGAGCGGCGTTACTCGATTCCACTTCGCACCGCCAGACCGAGCGGCTTGACAGGACATCGCATCACGCAGCATCGCGGGGGCGGCAATTTGCAAACCGGACGAAACGAAATGTAGCGGCATGACATGACGAGACAATTTCGGACTCGACTTAGCGGCACGACAAAGCGGAGCCGGTCGGCACCATCTAACGGCGAAACTGAGTCAGGCAAAACAGGATGCAGCGGCATCACCACACTTCACGTGACTGCACGAGGCGGCATCACTAGATATTACACGACGAAACCAGGACTGAAGCTAGCGGCAGTACAAATCTAAAAAGGAGCTCTAAGAAATGGCAGAAACAATCCAAGAACTGATCGAGCAACAGCAGCAGACAGTCTCGAAGTTGGAAAATTCCTCAATGCCGCGCACGCATGACCGGGATCTGCAGGTCGACATGGTTCGCGGCCAACTGCGCGTCCTCGAAGCGATCGGCATCCTGGCCGATCTCATTGAGCGGCCGCAAGCCGTGAAGGGGAAACCCAAGTCCGACGTAAAGGAGCCCACATGAACCGGCGGGCCTTGTTCGCGCGCCTCGCTGGCATATTCAGCGGCGCACTGGCCGCAAAATTTATGCCAGAGCCAAAAATAGATTCGTGCAGTGGCGTTTTTGTGCCCATCCCGGAACTGACGGCTATGCTTCAAAAACAGGTCATCGCGGCCGTCGGACGGAGTCTGCAAACATGAACTTGAAACAGTGGATGACATGGCACGTAACAACCACGGATGCTACGTGTTATTCGATTTCATTGCCTTACGCGGTCACGGTCGACAACCAGATCCGCGTGAAGTTGAATCATCCCGTTTTGTTCGTGACTGATTCTCTGGGTAACACATACGGGCTCGTTCCTGCTGAGGACAAACAATTTCCAGTGGAGTACAGGGCACGCCATTCTCCGCAGGGTGATTTTGCGCCTTACGGTTACATTGGGTGTTCGTGTTCCTGAACCTATGGAATTAAAATTGGAGGAATGGGAAGAATGATCGTCACATGTTCCGTTTGCAACCGGCTGTATGACGACGCGGAACAGTGGACACTCTGCAACCACGGTCCACTGTGGGCGTCTCTAAATTCCTATTGCCAGGAACACGACCTGGTCAATTGCCCGCTTCATGATGAGGGTCCACCGAAAGCGGTCCCGCTATTCGCCAACATCGAACAGGGCAAGCTCCGCGCGGATCTCGACAGGAACTTGCGCCGGCCATTCTCTGGCTATCGCGAGCCTGGGCTGTGGTGGTTTCGGATTTACGGGTATGGCATCCACGCGAAGAGATTCCAGCATCCCTTGCGCGTGGCGGACGCGGCGACAGTTCTGCCTGATCTAGCCGCCGTTCACCCGTTACTGTTCAGTGAGCGCGAAGGCATTCGGAAGATTTACAAAGTTGGCAACTGGTGCTGGGGATTTCTGAAACCAAAATTGTAATCCGTGTTATCGTGATCGCGCCCATGGGCCTAGAATCACACGGCACCGAAGCGCGCATGCTCATCACGGAAGGCAGGAATTTCTACTGTCTTTTGTGTGGTAATAAACTCGAACGATCACCGCGGATTTTAACTTTGATCCGCTGCACGAATCCGCGTTGCGAGCGTCAAGGCGTCGATGTACTGAGGCCAGACCTGATCAGCGTGGAAATTTTCGATAGGGCGCCCCGACTTGAACAACCAACAAAAACTGCCGGGACCTCTGATCATCGTCCGGAAGTACGGACTGACGATCGAGGAAGCGATTGACGTTTACAGGCAACAGCAGCAGGGCCGTCACGCATTGGTTCTTGGATGTTCGAACTGCTTCACGCCAGTCCTGATCCTGACAAGGGACACTGGCATGGCCTACGGATGGGTCGCGGCGGGCAATGTGTTTCGGCGGTTGCACCACGCGCGCGAGATCATTCAATGATGACCATCCGAGTTCGGAATCTTTCCGAGCAGCCCCTCGCCAGTAACATTTCCGATTACGAAGCCACGGTGTTTATCAGCGATAAAGTGGTGTGGTCGGGCAAGGTGTATGAACACGATCGCACGACTGGCTTCTCGCAACTTCTGCGCGAGCTGGCCGACGCCGTGGATCGCAAACCTGTCATTCCCGAGCCGCCCAAAAGGGAAACCGGGATCGTGCTATGAGCATTCTTGATTTATTTCACATTCACACATGGAGGATCAAACCAGTGGTTAAACCAACACAGAAACAACCGTTGCCCGATGGCGGTATTTCGGAAGGACGCGGACTGCCGCAGCCTTCTGGCAATTGGCCTGGCGCGTTCACGGCAAAAGTTCCCGTTACATTTCTGGGAAAGCAGAAACAGGAACTGGATGTCGTGAAGGATCAAATCGTCGAGATCCAGAAGCGGATGAATGACGAATTGCGCGCGGTCCAGCTCAAGGGCCAGCAATTGCAAGAAAATATTGCCTGGCTCGAACTGCACCCGGAAGCAGAGGCGATTTTTCAGCGATTGATCGAAAAAGAAATCGCCGACCGCGACAGAAACGATCTAGCGTCTCTGTTAAGTAAGGGTTCGGCGAATGCCAAAGAAGGCTTGTCAACTGGTTCTGTTTGAGTTAATTCACACATTCACAGTATTTCCACAGGGCAAACTCACAGGAAATCCGCAGAATGTTGTGAGTTTGTCCATCTGGTCAACAATGCATACTTGACCTGTTCCCCTGCCGCAGTTATCGTTCAGTCCGGTTCCATGTCAGGTTTCAAAGCGAGCCCCAGGCCGGTGCCCTTAACACCGGCCTTTCTCGCCTCGCTCTTTAAGGGAGGGCGTTCGTTTGGCACACCCCAGGGGTTTCATTAAAATCCGCCGCGGTATCCAACAGCATTTAGAAGAGGGGGAGATGGGTTTTTTTGACCTGGGTGTGTACACCGTGATCCACCTGCAGGCCGACTTCAAGACCGGGATTTGGACCGGTTCGGCCGGTAAGCTTTTGGCCTCGGCACCCCGAGGAACGACCCTCCGGGACATCCAGAGGAGCCTTGAGAGTATCGAACAAAAAGCGTACATAAAAAGGTTTAGGACACCGGGATGTAGGGGGAACTACAGGTGTTTGGTCAACAAGTATGAACCGGAATTCGGCGCACTCATCGGACAACGCCTAAATGCTGATGCTTCAACGTCATGGCAGTACCCAATTTATGAGCCGTGTACTGAGGACGGTACTGACGTGACACTGAGGACGCATGGAGGACGCACTGTGGACTGTACTGAGGACGCACCTATTCTAGAATTAAGAAGTAAGAATGAAGAATTAGAATCTAAAACCATTGCCCAAAACCCGGGCGACAGAAGTGTCCGAAACGAGCCTGACTTGCCAGGGTTCTCGATCTTCTGGCACAGCTACCCGAGGAAGGTCCACCGGGGCCGGGCACTCAAGGCCTGGCTGTCCCAGGTAAAGGCCGACGACCGCTGGCCCGAGGTGGTCGAAGCGGTCGAGCTCTGGTGCCAGACCGAGCAATGGTCGAGTAGCATCGCGGACGGCACACTCCAATTCATTCCACATCCCACCACTTTTTTGAACGGCCATCAATGGGAAGATAAACCACCCGCCCAAACGAATGGCAAAAGGAGAACCAATGGCAGACCAGATGCAGACGAAGTCCTTCGACAGAACCTCGAAAACTCAGGCCTTAATTCGGACGGAACTCTTAAAGATCGGAACGCTCACTGAAAAAATTGTGGGCGCGCCAGTTTTTGATCTTTGGATTGAAACCCTGTTCACGGATCGCAGGACGAAGGATCTCTCCGAAGAGGGATTGCGAACAGCCTTCGCGAAACTGAAAAGCACCTTCAAGCCAACATCGGCTTGCCAGTTTCCCACGCCAGCTCACCTGTTTGAATTCGTGGATACCGCCAACGGTGCCGCGCAGGCCCTTCTCGCTGAAAAATCCTGGCAAGAGGGACTCGCGTGGATCGGGCAGTATTTTCATCCGGATCTTGGAGTCGATCGTCGGGCGCCCGCCTTGGATGAAAAAATTGTGCGCGCCATCAAGGCTGCCGGCGGGATGGCTTTCTTGTGGGAGTGTCCAACGGCCGACCTCGTGTGGCGCAAAAAAGATTTCCTGGAGAACTACGCGCATCAGGAAGAGATCGAGCGTGACCAGAATTTAATCAGCGGACCGGAAGCCCAGAAAATACTCGAGCGTTTTTATGAGCCAGTTCGGCAGTTGCCCGAAGCCAACTCGATTCGCACACGACCGCCGATGACGGCCGAGGAAATGCAGCAAGCAATGCAGCCAACTTCGTCGGCAAGTAAAGTTACTGCGTCCACTCCCCATGTTGTCATTCGGACGCCTGAGATGGACGAGCGCATCCGGCAACAGAAAGAGGAAATTAAACGCAGGTATCCAGAGCCGCCAACCCCGGAAGCTTCGCAGGAGGCAAAATGAAAGCCTATTATTTCGGCTGCTTCGAACGAGCGGGCCATTACATGTGGGAGCCGGGCGGCGCGTGGGGACCGAGATCGGCGCCGCACGATTTCGTGTCACCATGGGGCCGGTATCCGGACGGGATACTCGCTCCGAAAGGGCAAAGCCAAGGAGTTGCCGCGTTGCATCACAAAGACGGTTGGACGGCAATTTCGTGCTGGGATCAAAGTGTAGATTCTCGTCCCGGTTCCAACAGCACATTCCTGCTCGAAGGAACGTACACTTTCGCCGAAGGCCTTGAGCTCGCCACACAATTTTTTCCGTCGATCATGAGCCGTCTGCCAGCTTTGGTGGAGTACAAACCATGAAGCTACTTTTATTATTCCTGGTGCTAGTATTATTAGCGGGCTGCGAGGAATTAGGTCCGCATGTTTTTACCAACGAAGAAACCATCGCCGAAATCAAGAAGTGCGAGGCGGCTGGCTTGCGCGTCCATAGAATCAAAGACGATTTTGGCAGGACCCGGGGGATTGTTTGCATCCCGCGGGACGAGAAGGACGAAAAATAAAAACTTGACCTTTAACCTGCTATGCAGGTAAGTTCCATGCTCTGCCATTTGTCAAAGGAGAACGAACCGACCATGATTCAACGAAGCGGATTTTACGGATCACTCGCAGCCGATGGGCTCGCCAACACCACGATTGGTCACGGCAACAAAACAGTTGAAATGCATTTCCGGCTGAAGAATTCTTTAGTGGTCGATACCATGCGGCCGTTTCTGATCGTCAGCAAGCCAGGGTACGCCGCTGGGACCAACGGCCAGATCAAAATCATCCTCATTGGAACGAATCTCGCGTGGACCCTGCAGGGCACGGCTCTTGGTGACTGGCCCGTTCTCAGGCTGCCCTACCTGTTCACGTTTGAAGCTGGCAAGCAGTACGTGCTGTCGTTCACAAATATTGATCCTGCGCCCGACCTAAACTTTTGCTCTCTGGATTCTCTGTACATCAATGCGCCAAACGAAGATGCGCCGCAACCGTTGATTCTTCCCTCGGACGGAAAAGTTGTGTATGTCAGCCCATTGGGTAACCGCACCGAACGATTTGGCTACGTTCCCATTCTCGGACTGTCGGGGCCGCTATGCGCCGATGGCATCGGCTACATGGAAGCGTGGGTCGGCAATCCCTTGTTTCACGGGCGCGAAGTGATTAAGCCATCGAGTCCGATCACTGCGTATGCGCTTTGGTTCCGCGCCATCCGGAACACGCCCGCGAAGATCACGGTCGGAATCAATGGCGTGGCGCAGTTCTTCACATTCTCGGGGATATCGGACAAGGACGGCTGGCTACCACGGATGGAGTTTGCAACCCCCCTGGTGATGGCGCCAGGTGACGTGGTGCACGTCCAGTGCGATGGTTTGTGTTATCCATTGCGAAAAGGATTGCAGCAAGGATTCCCCACGGATTCCGTTTTTAGAGACGGTGCGGCTGAGTGCAGCGCGGATGGCATCACCTGGATACCGTGGCCGTTTCCCTGGTCAGCAACTCCAGCAACCGGGCTGGCTGATCTGCAATTTGGTTTCGAGGTTTAACATGAATACCTACATCCAATGCCCGGATTGTATACGGCTCATGCCAGTCGATGATGCCCGCCTTGAAAAAGGCGATGCGATAACCTGCGAGTGCGGCATCGTTTGGAAAGTGGTTGGGGAAAGAACGCCAGGGGGCTGGTGGCCGTTATTCCCAGAAGAAAAATATTGGGACCGCGTGTTCAGAAAAGAAGTGCCGCCGCTTCCCAAAAGAGCAATCAACCTGGATGTGTCGCCATGAGAACCAAGCTAGTCGTGTGCAACGGCACCTATTACGGGAACGAATGGCATCCGCCCATTGCCGGAAAAATCCGGAACGTCGGTCCAGTGGAAAAGAGAAATCACATGATTTTACGTCTTGAGTGCGAGCCGGGCGATGATCTCGACCGCTGCAAGCTGGCTGCCAATATGCTCGTGAAGAGTTCGCTCCCGGTGTGGGGAGAGGGAACGCCACTTGAAACCAAAATCGGGCGATACGCAATTCTGTCAGTCGTTTTTGTGCACAACGACAAAACAATTCGTTGCAGGTACGAGCAAGACAAGGGAATCGTGTTCACCGAAACATGAAAATCGTCGTGGCAGATCGCTACGGAGTTTTCACGTTCGACGCCGCTGATGCCGACCGTGAAATTATTTACATTGGAGACTCAGCATTTCTGTGTGATCCGGAAGAAGTCGAGAAAGTGGAGGAAGCGATGGACCGGGAAATTCAATATGTGACCGTGGCCGGCAAGGATATTCCAGCCGAGCAAATTGTTTGCCCAACTTGCCACGCACTTGATCTCGCGACCACCGTCGATCTCGGAAACAAAACGGCGCGGTGCAGTCAGGGCCACCAATGGATCATCTATTTGCCGGAAGTAGCGTAGAATTTCTTGTGGGCCTGTAGCTCAATTGGGAGAGCGCCTGTTTTGCAATCAGGAGGCAGCCGGATCATAGCCGGTCAGGTCCACCAAATTTAAGGCATGTTGCAGTACGATCCGTGGGTCAGCGACGGGACGGTCTTGCTGACATCTGGCCCGGCGTTATTAGCGGCTGAAGAGTCGTGAGACGAAACGCTGCTTGTGAAGGCGTACCGTGGAGTCACCCCTGCCGGGGAATAACTGGTGACCAACCGTCCCATTAAAATTCATGATTCTTGAAGATTACATTCAACGACGGAACACAATCCAGTTGCGCGCCGAAACGCGAGGCGATGGCGCGCGATGTTGGACGGAGCTGGGCGTCGCCAACCGTCATATCGAACGCGTGGTGATGGGCACACTCAAGCTGCAACAAGTTGAACCTGAAATCGTCGCCTGCTTGCGGCGCGTGGAGAAACTCTATGAGTAATCTTTCAAGACGCGGATTCTTGGGCATGATCGTAGGCGGCGTGGCAGCTACGGCCGCTGCGCGCTCCTGGCCGTTTCGGATCTTCAGTTTTCCGAGCGAAATAAAACCTGGGAATTATTCGGTGGATTCCGGAGGTGTTTATACTTTTGCCGGTGGGAAGTGGGGAAAGAGTCCGATTGAAGTAGCCACGATCACGATCAGGGATTTGAACATCATGGTGGAAAAGGCATGGAAGAATTACGGAGTCGTGCCTGATACATGGCACGTGCTAGAGGCAGACAAGCCAATCATCGAACTACTGCGCTCGCCAAAATTATTCCCGCCACTTAAACTTTCCGCAAAACTTTTCCACTGATTTCCACAGCGTTTCAACAGGCACCCGATTCCCTTGCATATGGAACTGTGCCATCTTTCCCGTAGGCAGCCTTGAGGGTTGCGCAGCCTAAACTGAGAGGTGAACACCAATGTTAGATCGACAAACCCCATTGCAACAACAGCAGCAACGGACAGGAATTTACGTCAGCAACAATCCAAACTTGGCCGACATCCTGGACGGTGAACAAGGCAATTTCGAAGTTGTCTACGGCAGCCAGGCTTTCACGGTTGGCTGCAAGGAAGGCCATTCGATCGCGAGCTTCGTTCCCGCCGGACAGCGCACGCTCTGGATTATTCGGCCACTGCAGGACGCGGAGCCAGCGATCCACGCGGAGCAAGAACTGCGAGCCAAGGCTAGGGGAGCCTCGGCATAACTTTCGAAAATGGGGTGTTGGTTTAGGGCGGGCGCGAGAAACGCTCGCCCTTTTTTTTGTTGACTTCACCATCGTTCACGCAGAGAATGCTCGCCATGACATAGATTCCCACTGACCATGCAGTGTACGTTTTCGTTAGACAGGACATTCCTGTCGCTCACCAAATCGTTCAAGCCAATCATGCAGTTTTCCATCTCGCCGCCATCCAGCACCCCAACGAAGATCTCGTTCCCAATATCATCGTCGTCGGCCTGCCCGGTGTGGCCGCTTTGCGCCGCGTCGTGGCGAAGCTGCAAGCCAACTACATCCCGCACTACCTCTGGACCGAACCGGATAATAACTTTGGATTTACGGCGATTGCCACGGCTCCGATCACGGGGGAACAGCGCGCGGCGCTGAAGAACTACCGACTTTGGAAATACACTGCGGACGCGGTGTCAGGCACGTCGGCCTCTAAAGCTGAAAGTGTGGGTGAAAATCCTACCGTCCGCACCAATTCTCTGCCCGGTAGTGGGCGGCAGCTCACTGCGCTTGAGTGCGGACCGGGCACCAGCTTGGTCGAATCGTTGGAATAATATGCACGCGATTTGACATGGTTTTTGCACCGGGCGCCTGTAACTCAGCGGTAGAGTAGCCTTCTCTAAAGAGGCGGGTCGCGCGTTCGAATCGCGCCAGGCGCTCCAAAATAAAATCTGTGGACAAGCTGTGAAAAACTACCATATTTTCTCTAACTCAGGCGTTAATGGTATGGACAGGCGCGCCGAATCGTAGAAAACTCCGCATTCGTAATCACAATCACAGCAAGGAGGTTCGCATGAACCAAACACACGTAATCGTTCTCAAGACCTGCCAGGGCTACCAGAAGTTCGTAAGACTCGCCGATGGAAGCCTTGTCCCATACCACGAAAACCACGCGCCCCTTCCGCAACCTGGTGTGATCGTCGATGCGGGCGCTCCAACTTTTAAGCGATAATAAAATACGGCTTTTGCCTGATTCCCCTAATTCCTACAGCGGCGGACAATTCTCGTATCGGAGAGTCCGGCCACTCTCCACGAGCATCTGATCTGGTGGGCGGCAACGTTGCTTTCAGTCGTCCACCAGAGGTTTGGAGGAATCATGGCTTACGTCGACGGGCTCATTTTCATGGCTCTTTCCAGTGTTGTTTCCTGGTTGCTGCTGGAAAAAGCAAAGCACACAACCTGACCTTCTGGTACAGCTTCAAACACCCACGCTAGTATTTGCTTTTTTTCTCGCGTAGAATCCGTCCGTGCTTTTCTACTGGATCAGGCTTGCACTGCTACAACTTTTGTGGTTAGTTAAGCCTGTTACTCAACGTGACATCGCGCGAATCCGGCCTGACTCGCGCTGCCCGGTCTGCGGCGCGTCCAAAGGAAATTTAAGATGTGTGGCAAGAGCCTCTTCTGGCACAACTATAAAAATTTTGTGTCAGCACACCTGCCGTGTTTGTGGTGCGAAGTTTTATGAGGAACCTGTCGTGGACGTGAACAAGAAGCCGGGCATGGCCGAAGCGGCAACGCCCCGCACCGAACTCGAAAAGACCGAAGATCAGCTTTTGAAGTTGGGCGCGATGCAGGGGGCGGCAAAAGTAAATGGCTAATTCTCCAGGGTCCGGTTCCGGGATCACTGTCCGCAACCTTGGCCCTGTTGTCCAGGCGCTCCAGCAATACGGCCGTCAGCTCTATCAACCGCCCGATGAAACCATCCGTGGTATCGATGCCGGCACTTGGTATTCTCCCCTTCAACCTGTCAAACCCATTGCGCCGGAAGGAACCGAGCCACGCGGGTTTCAATATTGGGCTGGCCAGAACTTGCTGTATACGCCGCGCGCGGATGCTGAATATTCGGCGGCGGCGCTCAAGGCGCTCGCGATGTATCCCCTCGCGAGGATCTGTATCGAGAATGTCAAAGATTCCGTCGCGAAAATTCCCTGGGAAGTTCAACTACGCCGCAAACCGGGAGAAACCAAGAAAGAAGCGAAGAAGCGCGCTGAGGGCGATGCGCAAATCGTCAAGCTCAGTAAATTCTTCGAACGCCCGGACCGGGAACACAACTGGCAGGAATGGCTTCGGCCACTGATGGACGATCTGCTGGTGCTCGATGCCGTCGCCATTTTGATTCGCAAAACCTTCAAGGGAGAAATTGTGGAGTTGCCCGTTCTTCGCGGCGATTCCATTGTGCGGTACATCGACGTGAATGGCTGGACGCCGATGCCGCCGCAACCTGCTTACGCGCAAAACTGGTGGGGCATTCCGCTTGTCAATCTGACTACCGACCAACTCATTTACAAGCCGCGCAACATCGTTCCGCGGAATACGATTTCTTCCCAACTCTACGGAATGTCCCCTGTCGAGCAGCTCGCAACGGAAATTGAAATTGGCGCGCAGCGGCTGGCTTTTACCTTGGCCTATTACACGGAAGGCTCGACGCCAGGCGTTGTGCAGGTTGTGCCCAAGGGCACGCCGCCCGACAAAATCGCGGAAGCGATGACCTGGATGAATTCGGAACTGGCGGGCAATCTAGCCGCGCGCCGGCAGTGGCGGATGGTACAAGGCTTCAATGATGCTGAAAAACCCGACCAAATTATTTTCACCAAAGAGCCCTTGCTCAAGGACGAATTCGACGACATGCATATCCGGAAGATTGCTTTCGGATTTGGCACGTCGGCGCAACGACTGATCCGCGCGATGAACCGCGCGTCGGCCGAGCAATCGCAGGAAGCATCGGTCGAAGAAGGCACGCTGCCCTGGGTCGATTTCATCAAAGGCTTGATCGATTACATAATCCAGCAGAAATTCAATCTGCCGGATTATGAGATGGCGTTCCAGCCCTTCACCGAACCTGATCCGCAAAAAAATGCGGAAACGATTAAAATTTTGGTGGGCGGCGGAATTATCACGCCGAACGAAGGCCGCGAACGGCTGGGTGAGGACGATCGGAACGAACCGGAGGCCTCGCAACTTGGCATCATTACCGGTACTGGATTTGTTTTGCTGGGCCAGGCCGCGCTGGAATCGCAGGCCAAGATGGAATTGCAGCGACACCAGCAAGCAACTGCGGTAAACGGTACAGCGCGCAGACAAATCGGACTTCCTGGTCAAGAAGAGACCGGCGGTGACAAAGGAGGGGAGAAACCTGGGAAGGGCGGCGCTGGCGCACAGCAGACGCCTCCGGGTAAAGGCAAAGAAGGCAAAGGCAAAGCCGCCGGTTCTCTCAAATTCGGCAAGAGCGCACGCATCAAAATCACGCCCGATCGATTGGCGCCACAATCCATCATTGCCAAAAACGCCGTGGAAAAAGTTGTGAAGGATCACTTTGCGACCATGAAGCGGAAAACCAAAAAGCAATTGGCCAAGTCTCTCGGTCTTCCGGATAGACACATGGCCGCAACGATGGAACCCACGCTGCACAAAGCGGCCGCGGACGATACAGTGAAAGCAATTTTGCGATCGATCGCGGATGACTGGCGCAAAATTGCGGAAGAGACGGAAGAATATTTTCAGGACGCCGCCATTGCCGGCGTGTCCAACGGGATCCTGCAGCTCGACATTTCCGATGAGGACATGATTTCCGGAATGAACGAAGCAGCGCAGGAATGGGCTTCGGCGCGCGCCGCCGAAATGGTGGGAATGAAAGTCACCAATTCTGGCAAGCTCATTGCCAATCCGGATGCGAAGTGGGCCATCAGTGAAACCACCAGAACAAAAATCCACGACATCGTGACGGAACTGTTCGCGGAAGAAAAAACGCCCAAGCTCGCGGATATCGAAGCGCGGATCGACAAGTCCGGAATCTTCAACGACCAGCGCGCCGCCATGATTGCCAGAACGGAGATCTCGAGCGCGCAAGTAAACGGGAATTTAGAGTCCTGGCGGAAATCAGGAATCGTCAAATTCGTGGATTGGCAAATGAGTTCCAATCACGACCTGGATGATGAGTGCGACGAACTCGAGGCGGGCTCGCCCTATTCGATCGCATCCGTGCCCACCTATCCAGCGCATGTGAATTGCCTGTGTGCTCTAGTCATTAGCGATGAGGCTGAAGTTTCTTGACGCATGAGAATGAAACAAGGTACTTTTGCTCACGATTACGAGCCTTGAAATAGCCCACCGGCCAGTGGTTAATCGCCGGTGGGCTTTTGTGTGTGTGATGAGGTGGAACAGTTGCAGAAGGCGATTGGAACTGCCGCAACCGGGTTTGCCCGAGCCAAGAATGGACCGTTCCGGTGTAGTCATTGCAGGTTTATGGAGAAGGCACATTGTTCAAACCTTGATGTGATTACTGATCCAGACTTGCAAGTTTTCGTTGATGATACAGGTCTGATTCCCGTGGCGGCCGGCGATTGCTGCAACGAGTACGAGCCAGCAAAAAAGGAGAAAGCGATGCCAAGTGAATTTCGAAAATTCATTCCCTTCGTCAAAATCGACGAGGCCAAGCGACAGGTATGGGGCATCGTCACGGCCGAGGTCCCGGACAAAGACGATGAAGTCTGCGATTATGCTGGCTCCAAGCCCTACTACGAAGCTGTCATTGCCGAAATGAAGAAAGCGAGCCAAGCCAACCCGGCGGGCGGCGATAATTGTTTTCCTCTTCGTGCCATGCACCAGCTCGACGCTGTGGGCAAGGGCATCGGATTCGATTTCCGCGATAATGACCGCGAAATTTTTATGGGTTTCGAAGTGGTCGACGACGATGCCTGGAAAAAAGTGCAGAAGAATGTGTACACCGGATTTTCGCAGGGCGGCCGCAAGGTGGGCGAGATGGTCCCAGATCCGGTTTATAAGAACTGCATGCGGTACGTCGCCAATCCCAGCGAATGTTCGCTCGTCGATAATCCCTGTTTGGCCTCAGCCCACTTTGCCTACGTGAAATCCGATGGCGCTCTGGAATTGCGCAAGTTCTCCAAAGTGGAACCAACATTCAGAGACGAGGGCCGGATTGAAAAACTCGTCCGCGCCGCAGTCGAGAGGGAAGTTGCCCTGCTGAAAGCCGCCGATCCCAATATCGCCAAGGTGAAAACGAAACGGGTGGCCAGCGAAGATCTCGCTTCCTCGGCGTTCGCCTACGTCGGCAACAAGAACGATCCGGCGACCTGGGAATTGCCCATTAAATTTTCGAGCGACAGCAAAACCAAATCGCATGTCCGCAAAGCCCTGGCGCGCTTCAATCAAACCAAGGCCATTCCGGCAGGCGAAAAAGATAAAACGTATGCGCGGGTCGTCGCCGCCGCGAAGCAACAGGGAATCGATGTGGCCTTGGATAAGGCAAAACTAGCCTCCATCCACTCCTACCTGCGGAAGCAGGCGCGGATCAGCGTCAACAAGCTGTCGCGAAAAAAAGGCGACGTCGGCCACACACTTTCATTTCTCGATTCCGATCTGGGAAAACTGGCCAAGGGAATGTACGAAGTCTCCCGCCTGGCGGAATATGTGCAAGGCCTGAGTTATATCCTGTTCAGCGTCGTGTCCGAACAGGAATGGGAAGAGGACACCGATTCCCCGCTGCCAGCGCATCTACAGGAAAACGTGAATGACCTGGTCGACATCCTGGTCGAAATGGTCCAGGAGGAAAGTCAGGAGCTCAAGGAAGATATCAAGGAACGGATTCACGTCACGGCCTAATTTTTGGAATCAGCCGCTCCGGTCAAGCGGCATCTGTATCTCAGGAGGAACGGCATGGACAAGACAGTTGAAGCCATCGTGAAAGCGATGGGCGGGATGGGAACGCACTTCGGCAAATCCGCCGAACATCACATGGCGTTGCACAAGTGCAACACAGCCATGGCGAAGGCCCACACCGATCACGCGGCTCTGGCCAAGGCCAAGCACGAGGCGTTGGAAAACGATCATGTGGATAAGGCTTACTTCGGCGCCGCCCACGAGATGCACAAAGCGTTGGCAGCACATCACGAAGAGGCAGCCACTCTTCACAAGGCACACAGCGAACACATGGGCGCTTGCCAGACCGCGATGGACGGTGACGGCAAGGCTGCAAAGGCAGCGGCTGCCGGCGCAGGCGCAACGGCCGATCCAGCAGCAGCTCCGGCTGAATCGAATGCGGCAAAACTCCTGGAGAGTGCCGACGTGAAGGCGACGGTGGGCGGTCTCATGGGAGAAGCACTCACATCGGCCGTCAAGGAAATCAAGGACTCTCCCGAATTCAAGGAGATGTTCAAAAAAGCGGTCATGGCCCAGGTTGCCGAGCAGCTTGGCGACAAACTGGTTCCCACGTCCGTTCACGGCGCGTTGCCCGATGGGCCCAAGGGTCCCACGATGGTTCCGCGTCCCGGCGGTGCTCCGATCGATTCGAGCAAAGTTCCCCCGGAATTCGCAGACGCCCTCGGCGTCTAAACGGCAGTAACAAAAATCATCCTTCGTTCCCGGTCAGACGAAGAAGAGTTTCACTCGCACTGCGCGAGCACTTCTTTTTTGACTGGAGATAATCGATGAAAGTTCCGCAAGAAATGTACGCGGCCGCTACCATGATGAGCCGCGGGCAGATGGCAAAGGCGATGTCGGATCCGCAAATTGCCGACCTTTGCAAGCAGGCACGAGCCATCCCCCTCAAGGACTGGTCGCCCGAACATCCGCTGGTTAAGCGTGCCGGCCGCGCGCTGATCAAGGCCGGCGTCACCACCGCCCTCGGCTTCAATTTTTACGATCTGCGCGGGCCCGCCTATTTCATTTTCCCGTTGCTCACGCCGTTCATCCAGATGATCGGCAAGTCCGGAAAAGTGAATGCCGGCGTCGGCACCTCGGCGCACTGGAAGGCCACGCGGAATCCGAACTCCACGTTCGTCTATTCCGGTTTGCTCGAAGGGCAACGCAACGCCATCGCCACGCCGAACGAAGTCGATTACCTCGCGACTTACAAGGAAATGGGCATGGACGGTGGAGAAACGTTCACGGCGCAGTTTGCCGGGGAAGGCTACACCGATAACCTGGCCGACGAACATTTCCGCAACTTGGCGCGCCTCCGGCTCCAAGAGGAAATGATGACGATCTGGGGCAACTCCGGTCCCAATTCGCTCAACGCCGGCAACTTGGGTTTCGCTCTCGGTCAAGCCACGAACGTGACGTCTGCCCTGGCAACAGGAACGGGCGCGCTCGGAACTTCGGCCAACGTCGTTGTGGCGGTTGTCGCCATCACCGGCATGGGCATGAACCCGGGCGGACAGGCCGGCTATGCGGCTCCCCCTTCCGTCGTAAACGGTCTCACCACCAATTACGTTCGGACCAACGCGGACGGCACAACCACGAACGTGGCCTGCGGCTGCAGCGCCATTTCCAACGTGGCCGCCCTCGTGACCACAAACGCAGCGGCACAAAAAGTTAACGTCTCCATCCCCGCCATGAAGGGCGCTGTCGCCTATGCCTGGTTCTGGGGTGTGAACGTATCCGCATCCGCCGCCAACGTGAAACTCGGCGCCATCACCGCATGGCCCAGCTACACCATCGTCGCTGCCGCTGCAGGAACACAAACCGGTGCCGCCGCTGGCCTCAACGTTGACAACAGCTACCAGACCACCGATTTCGATGGCCTCGGTACTTACACTTTCCTCAACGGAAACTGGACCGACATGAACGGCGGAAGCTTGACCCCCGCCGGCAATGGCCAAGTCGCCGAAATCGAAGCCGACCTCGCCTTCATGTGGAATAACTACCAAGCCCAACCCGATGCTATCTGGGTTTCGTCCGACGTCCGCGCCTCACTCGAGTCCGCAGTGATCTACTCGTCGACGGGCACCAACAGCTTCGTGTTCGGGTACGACAAAGCGGGCCAGGATTCCGGCTTGACCGCCGGCTTCGCCGTGACGGGGTACAAATCCAAATACTCCATCAGCCCCACCGGTTCCGCCGTCATTCCCATCCGGCTCCATCCGATGTTTCCCGCCGGCACGATCGTGTACGACATCAACACCAATCCCTACCCGCATAGCCGGATCCCGGCCGTGCGGCAGTTCCTGACTCAACGGGATTACTACGCGATCGAGTGGCCCACGGTTTCCCGGCAGTGGACCTTCGGCACGTACATCCACCAAGTATTGGCTCACTACATGCCGTGGATTACTGCTGTGAGAACCGGAATCGGTCCTTTTGTGGCTCCGTGCTGGCTGGCAGCAGTCGCGTTCGATGAGAATTTCTTCACCGGACCTCGGGTCAGCAAGTGCCGCACTTGGCTGGTCAACGACTACGAAAAGTCGGGACCAGTTGCCAAGTTGGTTATGGATCTCTATCGCACATACGGCGAACGCGCTGCGCGTGTGGTTGAGAAATCTTCCTTCCTCAAGGCCGGAGTGAAAGCGTTGTTCTCCCGCATCTTGAAAAAGGCCGAAGCCAAGTACGGTCCGGTCCAAAGCTAAGGAAACAAAGGTGGCGGGAGCGACTACGAATCGCTCCCGCCATTGTCTTGGTTTAGTTTTGCTGCTCCGTAACGTCCCGTCGTGTGCGGACATGTCGCGTCGTGTCATGACCAGTGGGAACATGCCGCTACGTGATGTGCGCAGCAGAGTACCACAGGAGATTTCATGAGCCAAGTTCAGCAGCAGCAGTTCACGGTCGATGAATCCGGCAAGCTCGTCACCATTTCAAACGCTCTGCAGAACAGCACCTCCATCGAATTCGATTACGTAATTAAGGGCGCGCCCGCCACGGTGAACCTGGTTGTGCAGGGCGTGAAGAACAATGGCGACGTCGCGATCCTCGACACGTACGCGGGACTGACGAATGCCAAGCGGGTCATTGCCCTCAGCGATACCTACGACAATTTCATTTTGGTTGCGACGTGGACTGGCGGCGCGGGCGTGAGCGTTGGCGTGACCGTGAGCAGCTCGGGGCCTGGTGCAAGTTTTCAAGGTGGCACGATTCTCCCGATGAGCGGAATTGGTAGTCCCGCGGGCGTGGTGGCGGCACCAGTCGGATCGATCTATCTGAATTTGAGTGGAGGAGCTGGCACTACGCTCTATGTCAAGGAATCCGGAGGATCTACTTCTTCGGGCTGGGTAGGAAAATAATGGCACTGCGAAGATTGGTCGCAATTCCTGTTGGCAATTCCTCGCCAGTTTTTGAACAGCAATCTAACGGAGCCATTATTCCATCGCTGGAAATCGACGATGTAACAGGCCAGATTTATGCGGCTGGCGCAGCTATCGGCGGTGGTGGCGGGGGCGGAAGCTTTCCCACGCTCGATCAGATCCTAGATCCCACGGCGGATAAGACGTTTGCGATGGGTGGGCATGTTTTGGAATTTGACGAGTGCGAGATCGTCATCTCGGGGAAAGGTGTAGGTAATTTTGACGGCGAACATGCGCTGCTAGCTTTGGGAACGGACAGTAATAGTAACGCTGTGTTCAACGTAGTTTTTTATGACAAGGCCGCCCCTAGCAGGTTCGCAGCAATCAATGCTTTCCAGTCAGGCGATTTCGCTATTTACGCCGACGAAGCTGTTTCTGGCGGTTCATTGGGATGGAATGCATCAGCGTCGCTGTGGCGTTTTGGAGGTAATCTTCAAGCGGATAATGCTCTTCAGATAAATGGGGATGTCGGCTTCTTCTCCACAACGCCCGCAGCGAAACAAACCGTCAGCGGATCGAAGGGCGCGAACGCCGCGCTCGCCAGTTTGCTCACCGCTCTCGCCGCATACGGACTCATCACGGACAGCACTTCCTAAAAGGAAAATCATGGAAATCACGGTTGCAACTCTATACGGGAAGATTGGGCAGCTCTATGTTGAAAACGAAATCCTGAAAATCGAATTACAGAAACAGCTTACTAAGCAGCAGCAGGAACAACAGCAGAAACAGCAACCCCAAAAATCGAAACAGAAATAATCCCGTTTGATGGTAGAGTCTTGCCTGTGAAAATTGCTCTGTTCTACCCCCGCAATGTTTTAGCATCTTGGTTTACCCTGGGCGGCTACCGCCTCACACTTGAACGAATGGGACACGAAGTTTTGGATTGTCCGTTCCCTGGGAATCATCCGGGTGTGCAGCTTCCGGGGATCCAGTTTCTTCGAAACAAAATGCCGTCGATCGAGGATCTGAATTCCTGTGACGTGGTGATCAGCGCGTTTCATGAATACACGCAGGCTTGGCTTGCGGATGTGTACGAGGGTCGCTGGAAGGATTTGAAAGTGCCAGTGATTGCCAGGTTCGATGAAACGATGGACCGTACGGACCTGGGTTTGCCGGCACGGCTCGATGAGCTCAAACGCTGGGCCAATTTTTATTCTTTTCCGGCGGCGCAGGATGCCGACAAGTATGGCGGTGATTGGCTACCGTTCGGTGCCGACACAACAATGTTCAAGCCGGGACTTAAAAAACTCACAGGGATACATGCTTTTCCGGACACGAGCGAGGAATGGCTGAAAACGTGCGCGTATAATGAAAAGAAGTACGCGCTTGGTTTCATCGGTTCACTGTACCCCTTGCGGCAGGAATATCTCTCCAAGCTCGCACCGTTTTTACCGGATTCGGTGACGTTTCATCACGGCCAAGTTCTCGTGCAGGACATCGGCGGCGTGCTGGAACTCGAAAGCACGGAACTGCTCGCGGAAAACTATCGCCAGATCAAAGTGTTTTTCTGTCTGCCGCCCATGTCGAGGCTGCTCGTCTGCAAGGTGTTCGAAGTGATGGCCTGTGGAACGTTCGTCATGTATCCCAGGATGCCGGGTGGATCCTCGAAAAATAATGTGCTCTTCAAAAATAACGAGCACCTGGTCTATTACGATCCGGGCTACCTGAAACAAAATGCCAAGGACATTCTGCATTTCATGGAAGATGATGCGGACCGCGAACGGATCGCGCGCGCCGGCTGCGAACTCGTCCATCGGGAATTCACCTTGGAGCAAATGCTTGAGAAATTACTCGCCCCGGTCACAGCGAAAGTTGGCGTATGAGACTTTACCCGCAGATCCCAGCCTGTAATCGAAAAGACCTATACATAAGACAGAAGGGAGTGGAAGTCGAGGTTGGTGAGTTTCTGCATGGGCTGGTGCGGCTGGTGAAGCCGCGACTCTGCCTCGAAACCGGCACGTATGTCGGGGATAGCGCGGAACAGATCGGCAAGGCTCTGCTTAAAAATGGGTTTGGACGGCTGTTGACTTGCGACGTGGATCCGGAAACTGTCAAAGCCGCCTCGATCCGGCTGCAGGGCCTTCCAGTAACCGTCATGGAATCACAGGGCAAGGTTTTGATTCAGTCGGTATCGCTCACGGACATTGATTTCGTTTTTATCGATTCAGGAATACAACCAGTCCGTCTAGAAGAATTAGAACTTCTGGGCAATCACAACGTCGCCCCGCTTGGCATTGTGGCCATGCACGACGTGGGTTTTGATTGCGCAGAACTCTACGATTATTTTCAGCAGCTCCATTGGCCACACCTGGTCTTTCCCAGCATCGTGGGGCTGGCCATTTTCCAGAGGCCTGCATGAAACTGATTTTGAAATTCACGAACGGCGCGGAACAGTTTCTAGAAATTAGCGATAACCAGTTGGTTCCCGATGTTTTCAATATTCTCTCGGATCCGGAGGGAGCTAACTTCTGGTTTGAACATTGTGACGATCTTCCGAGTGGCGCTGTTTTATTCAAGGAAACCACGAGGGATCGAGTCAATCAAATCTGGAGAGGCGAATGATCTCTGTTCTCTTTCCCACCCGCGGCCGGCCGGCCGGACTAGCACGCACGGTCGAGTCAATCCGGCGCTCCGTTGAGATGGATTCAACTCATCCAGTCGAAATTATTGTCTACGTGGACGATGACGACAAACCATCTGCGACGATGGCAGAGCAGCTCGGAATCCGCTATATCGTGGGTCCGCGAATTCTGCTCACGCAGACCTGGAATGAACTTTTCAAAATAGCCAAGGGCGATATCGTCATGCAATGCAATGACGACGTGATCTTCCACACGCCAGGCTGGAATCGGCTCGTCGAAGAAGCATTTTCTCCCTGCCTGGACCGGATCCTGATGGTCCATGGAAACGATGGAGGGCCAGCTCCAGACAAGGCCGGCGCCCATCCGTTCGTGCACCGCCGCTGGGTCGAAGCTGTCGGGTATTTCGTGCCGCCCTATTTCAGCTCTGACTTTGGCGATACGTGGATCAATTTTCTTGCAAATCAATTGGGTCGCCGCCGCTATCTGCCCACCGTTGTGATCGAGCACATGCATCACGTCTTCGGTAAAGCGCAGATCGACAAAACCACCCAGGAACGGCTGGAAAGGCACGAGGGCGATTGGGTGGAAGGAACCTATCAGGCGCTTACTCTTCGAAGAAAGGCTGACGTGGAAAAACTAAAAAAAGCAATCAGGGGAGAAGTCAAAGTGCCGACAAAATGGACAATCATGATTTTGACGCAGCCGTCGCGCGCCGATTTTCTGGAGAAGCTGCTGGCTGTCCTGCAGCCGCAAGTCGATCGCGCGCCCGGCGTGGAAATCGACATTCGCTTGTTCGATGAAAATATGGGCCTCGGGGAAAACCGCCAGGCCATGCGCGAGCAAGCGGTCGGAGAATATAGCTGCTTCGTCGACGACGACGATATTGTCGCTCCGGATTATGTGGAAAGTATTCTGCCCTTGCTTGATGGCATTGATTATGTCGGCTTCCAATTGCAGTGCTATATCGATGGCGACGCGATGAAGCCTACCTATCATTCCCTGAAATACGATGGTTGGAATTCAGATCAGGACGGTCACTACCGGGACATCTCGCACGTCAATCCGATCCTGACGTCGCTCGCACTCAAGGTTTCCATGGACGGCGGTTTCGGCGAGGATCACCGTTGGTCCGATGCGTTGCGGGAATTGAATGTTGTAAAACTGGAACACTATGTTCCCGAAGTGATGTACCACTATTATTACAGGTCCAACAAGATGGACGATGTGACGCACCGCCGGATCCGGGCGGCGGCGGACATTCCACAGCCAGCGCCTCTCGCCATCTGTCCCCATTGCAGCGCAGAGTGCACGATTATTTTTTCAAATGGCAGGAGATGCCAACAGTGCGGTAAGACTTGGGGCGGTTCGTGATCGAGCAGGTCCAAGCCTTTTGGGACAAGCGCCCGTGCAACGTGCGCCACTCCAAGGCCCCTACCGGCAGCGATTTGTGGTCACGTGAGGTAACAAACCGCAAATATTTAGTCGAGCCGCATATTCCGATATTCGCTCAATTTGGAGCCTGGTCCGGTATCGGCCGCAATCCCCGCTGGAGAAATAAGCGCGTGCTGGAAATCGGCTGCGGAATCGGAACCGACACGTTGGAGTTCTGCCGGGCGGGCGTGTTTCACATCGATGCCGTTGATCTGTCTTCGCAGAGTATTACGCTCGCGTTCAATCGAGTTGCCAACAAAGGTTATAAAAACGCAGCATTCCTCTGTGCCAATGCAGAAGATCCGCTGCCACCGCGAATCAGCAATGAAGGATTTGATCTGGCCTACGCGTTCGGAGTTTTGCATCACACACCCCACCCAGGCGCCGTCCTTAAGAACATGAGAGCCTGCCTTCGCGATGACGGCGAACTGCGCATCATGCTCTACGCGAAATGGTCCATCAAAAATCTCTTGGAACACCAGCCCGAAGCGCAGGCCGGCTGTCCGATCGCGCGCGTTTATTCCGGACGGCAAGCACGAGAACTTTTGCGGGCCTGCGGGTTTGAAGTTGTGAGCATTAGAAAAACACACATCTTCCCATGGAAGGTTTCAGATTACATCGAGCACAGATATGTAAAGTGCTGGTATTACCGCTGGATGCCGAAGCCGCTATTCCAGCTTTTGGAGAAACTGTTGGGCTGGCATTTGCTCATCGTTGCGAGGAGAGCATGACCTGCATTGTAGGAATTATAGACAAGGACCGTATTCATATGGGAGCCGACTCCGCTGCTCTCGGTGGTTACGATCTGTCACTGAGATCAGATGAAAAAATATTTGTGGCGGGCCGATTCATTATGGGGTTTACGTCGAGTTTCAGGATGGGCCAGTTACTTCGCTACGCGCCGCCTTTCACTCCGCGGCCGACGGCCATGGGCGTTTTTCCGTACATGGTCTGTGTGGTCGTGGAAGAAATCCGCAAAGTCTTTAAGGATGGAGGTTGGGCAACAAGGGAAAAGGAACAAGAGTCAGGCGGCACGTTCCTAGTTGGATACGCTGGCCGGCTGTTTAGAATTGATTCTGATTATCAAGTGGCCGAGAATCTGGATGGCTACGACGCCTGCGGCTGCGCTGAAATGGCGGCGCGCGGATCCCTGTTCTCAACCGGACGTATGAAACCGATCCATCGCTTAAAACTCGCGCTCCAAGCTGCGGAACATAACAGTGGCGGTGTAAGGAAGCCGTTCAACTTCTTGACAGGCGGCCGAAAATGCGCGGAATAGCAGTGTGTGGTTTGGGAAAATTGGGCGCACCCATTGCGGCCGTATTCGCGGCGTCCGATGTTCCGACGGTTGGCTTCGATCTGGACATTCAGAAAGTGCAGCTCGTCAACGCCCGCCAGGCTCCCGTGGCGGAACCTGATCTGCAGGATTACCTGGACCTATCCACTGTCAGAAATAATCTATCCGCTACGATCAATGTACAGGACGCAGTGCAGTTGAGCGATGCATGTTTGTTCGTCACAGCCACGCCCAGCTTGAGCGATGGCAGTTTCGATCACGGACACCTGCTCACGGCAATTGCGGCCGTGGCGCGGGAAGTTGCCAGGCAGGGCCGACGCAATTATTTGTTCATCGTGAATTCGACGGTCACGCCAGGATTTTGTGCGGGCCGGGCGGCACCGCTCCTGGACCGGCTGCTCGGCAAGCATTATGGCCTCGCGTACAAACCTGAATTCATCGCGCTGGGCACGGTGATTCGGGATCTGCATCATCCGTCGCTGTTGCTCATTGGCGCTGACAGTGAATCGGCCAGCCGGAAAGTCGAAGAACTTTACCGGCAAATGGTCTGTCACAATCCGCCGGCCAAGCATATGTCTCTTGTCGAAGCAGAACTCGCGAAGATCTCTCTCAACTGCGCGATCACCATGAAAATCAGTTTTGCCAACCAGGTGGGACTGGTCGCGAAGAGGATGGGCGCGAGCCAGGAGAAGATTCTCGATGCGATCGGAGCGGATCCGCGCGTGGGCCATCTCGCGCTCAGGGCGGGGTTGCCCTTTGGCGGTCCGTGCTTTCCGCGCGACAACCGCATGTTTCAGTATGTAGCAACGATGGTGGGCGAGCGGTCTCCCATGGCCGAAGCCACCGACATCATGAACAAGAGAATGCTCCGGTCGGTGCTCGAACAGGTCCAGCCGCACGGCGATGTGGGCATTCTGGGCTTGGCTTACAAATCAGGTACGCCCATCTCCGATGATTCGCCCGGGCAATGGTGGAAACAAGCCCTGCAGAGCCGCGGGCGCCGCGTGCGCGCGCATGATGTGATGGCCGTCCACACGCACAGCATGGCTCAGGTTCTGGATTGTCCAACAATTATTGTGGCGTGTGATTGGCCGGAGTATCGCAAAATTTGTATCTCTCATGATACAGTCTTGATCGATCCGATGGGCATTGTGCAGGAAGTCGTCCAACAAATTTCGACGGAAGCAGGGGCCGCGGCCCTGTGAAGCAACTCAGAGGCGAACCTATGAAGCAACTTCGAGGTCCGGACAGCCAGTTCCCCGTAGACGTAACGTCCTATGATTTTTCAACCGCGATTGGAACTGCCAAAACATCCTTTAAGTTTGGATTGAATACGAAATTGGCAATCGAGGCCATCCGAAAACTCGCCGATGGCATGGAGCGCGGCGAGTATGTGTTGCAGCACGCTGAATCTTCCCAGGAGGGAACCTTGGACGACTTTGCCATGAGTTCGCTCACGCTTCGGTGGGCGCTCAAGCACAGAGCACCCGAATTACTGGAAGGAAACTCAGTCAGCGATCCGGCCGCAGAAAATGTCAGTACATCCTTAGCAGTGGACCAGGAAGGCACGGAATCGAATAGTTGAGTCTCGAAGGTAAGAGCCTTCACATTCTCACGCCCATGTACGGCGGCGTGAACACCCAGAATTTCTTCCAATCTTTCAATCGTTTGCTGTTGTGGATGCAGGCGATTAATCTCAATAAAAAGCACCACGATGAACTGCTCAAGTTCCACGAGGCCGCGCTCGCCGCCGGCGCCCAGCTTCCGCCGCCGCCCGCACCGCCGCGCGGTACCGCCCTGAATGTCGAGTTTGAATATTCTCTGAATTACAACGAGTCTCTGATTTCCCGCGCGCGCAACAGGCTCGTCGACCAGTTCCTTAAATCCTGCACTTGCACACACGCCCTGTTTATCGATGCGGACATCGGGTTTGATCCGATCGATGTGCTCGGCATGCTCGAAATGGACCGGGATATCGTCGGCGTTCCGTGCTCCAAGAAAAGCATCCGGTGGGACCGGGTGCAACGTGCCATCCGAAAGCATAACAAGGAATTCACCGCGGACGAGCTCGCCAGGATCGGCGGCGATTTCGTTTTCAACTTCGAAAAATTCGACGGTATCCGGCAGATTGATATGGGCGAGATGCAGGAAATGCGGAACATGGGCACGGGCATGCTCATGATTAAACGGGAAGTCTTCTTGAAGTTCAAAGAGGAATACCCGGACCGGTGGTTTGAACCGCGTAGCGACCCATCATTCTTGCCAGGTCCCATCCACGACTTTTTTCGGGTAGGTATCAATCCGGACACGCGGGAATACGATTCCGAGGACTATTGGTTTTGCATGGACTGCAAAGCGATAGGATTCAAGATCTGGATGTGCCCATGGGTGCGGACGACGCACATGGGCGCCCACGTCTACCAGGGTGATTTGCCTGCGACCGTTGTAGCTGGCGAAATTTGAACGACGATCTTGAGGGGGCAACTCGTTGGCCGGACGGGAACCTCTTCTCGGGTGTGTATGGGCAGCGGGGAATCTCTCGCTGCCTTATGCACGGAGACAGGAGTCAAGCCAGAATGTCTGAAGTCGCCGATATCACAGGATGCCGAAAAGTCGAAACTGTTAAGGACGCGGAGTGCGGGAAAATCGTTACCACTGAATATTTCTCTGAGGACGGCACTCTGGTCCGCAGGGATTGTAATGTGCAGGTCAGCGAAGAGTACATGGCAAAAATGCTCGCCGGCCAAACGAGCCTCTAGGAGAATAAAAAATGCAGCTCGCGCACATGCTTGTTTTGTTCCTGCTTCACCACTGTTGGTACGTGCTCCCCGTGGTTGGCGTCATCACGCAAGCCGTTTGCAATAGCTTCAAGACCCAGATTCTTCAGGGTGTCCACAATTTCTCGAATATCTCCGCGACTGCCGGATCGGTAGCGGCGGGCACGGGTGTATATACCGTTACCTTGACCGGAGGGGCAAACAACGGACTGGCTGGACAGGTGATGGTCGCTGCCGGATTCGGTACTGCTGCCAATAATGGCACCTACTCGATTACCGCTTCGAACGCCACGACCGTCACAACCACGAATACCAACAGTGCCAACTCCGGCGCTATGGGGACCTGCACGCTTGGTGACACCTTCAAGCTGGCCCTGTACACTTCCTCAGCCTCGCTCGACAAGACGACCACGAATTATTCGGCGACGAACGAAGTGGGAAACTCCGGCTCCTACGCGGCGGGTGGGGGCGCGCTGGTGTCTACGACGCCAGTGCTATCGACGGATACATCCTGTTGCCTGTTCAACACGCTCTCATTCACGAGCGCAACGATCGCCGCTCGTGGCGCGCTGATCTACAACTCCTCGAAAGTGTTGAACGCGGCGGGCGGCGCGGCTTGTTTTGTCCTGAACTTCGGTTCGGACCAGACCTCAACGAACGGTACGTTCTCAATTACGTTTCCCGCGCAAACGGCTGGCAACGCAATCTTGGGCTTGGCATAAGGAGACACCGTGCTGATATTAGCGGGCAGGGATAGAAACCCGTATTTGCACCCAGAACTCGGGCAACCGGTTTATAGCGAGGTTGTGCGGGATATCAGGACGGGTCGACTCCTAAAGAAAACGATTGCGGACCCATTTTACAAGGGGCCACGCGCGGAGGCGATGGCTCGGCAGTATTTCAACTCGCTCATTGCCGATCCACTGATCGTAACCGCTGCCAACATTTCCTCGACGACAACGAAGACGTTGATGTTGACGCAGGCTCAAGCGAACCAATGTTTACCTCTTCCTTACGGTGTGAATAGCGGCCCGAACGCTGCACAGGTTTTCCGTTTTGCTTTGGGCGGGATTCTAACGACCGGGCTGACTGGCACGTGTATTATCGATCCCATCCACGGCCCTGGAAGCAGTGCCACGGCGGGCGGTACGGACATGGGCACGTCCGTCGCGCAAACTTATACTCCGAGCTTGACGAACGCCCCATGGCGCCTAGAAGGCGAATTGATTTATCGCACTATCTCTCAAGTCGCCACAACTTCAACGGCATGGCTCACTGGAATCTTCAGCGTGCAGGGAACGGCAGCCACGGCCAGCACTGGTTGGACGCAAGTGTTTGGGAGCACTGCCGCGGTCTCGGTCGATACAACCGGAGCCGGAACCCTTGGAACCTACGGTGCGTTGAACTTTTTTGTCACGTTTTCAGTGGCTGGGTCACTGTCCGTGACATGGACAGCGATGCAGTCATTGAATTAAGGGAGGTTGCTCCACGAGCACTGGAGTAACCAACCATGCCCTTCCCACGACAATCGCTCGGTCACGTATTTCCGCCGCAGGAGTTCTTTAATCCGGGACTGACACCAGCCCAAATCATAAATATTTCTGTCGCTGTGACGGGTGTATCGCTCACCTCATCCGTTGGAACTGTCACGCCAGCCGCAGGCGCCGGTGTGGCGGCTGCCGGGAATACGATTACTTCATCTGCTGGCAGTATCTCGGCGACCGGGGACGCGAACGTGGCCGCAACGGGCAACGCTCTCGCCGCACAGGAAGGCACGGCAACAGTAGCGGCATCCGCGAGTCTTTCGGTCACTGGTAATACTCTAGCCGCGCAAGAGGGATCCGTAACTCTCGGCCTTGGCGTTGGCGTCGCGGCTGCCGGGAATTCGCTCACCTCTTCAGTCGGGTCCCTGAGTGTAACCGGAACAGCAAATATCGCAGCAACGGGAAACTCGCTGGCCGCGCAAGAGGGCACGCCGACAGTCTCGGCGGCTGCGGTTGTATCCGTCACTGGTAACTCTCTCTCTGCGCAACAGGGTTCGGTAACGACAACGGCCGGTGCGGGAGTCGCGGCTACGGGAAATTCTCTGGCCGCTTCGGTCCGATCTGTGAGCGTAACCGGGGACGCGAACGTCGCAGCAGCCGGGAATACGCTCACCACGCAGGAAGGCACGGTCACGCCATCTGCAGGCGCTAGCGTTGCTGTCACGGGCAATGCGCTGGCCGCGCAGGAAGGCTCAATCTCCACAACTGGAAGCGCCAGTGTTGCAACAGCGGGCAACGCCATCACGTCCAGTGTTCATTCGACCACTCAAGCAGGAAGCGCGAATGTCTCTCCCGGCGGAGTTTCGATCACTGCGGCCGTTGGTACCGTTTCGGAAACAGGCAGCGCAGTCGTGGCCGCAACAGGGCTTTCGTTGTCAGCACAAGAAGGCACCGTCGGCGTTCAAGCGGGAGGCAGTGTCACTGTTGCTGCAACCGGCGTCGCCATCGCTGCAAGCGTGGGCAATCCGTCAGTCTCTGCTTCTGCCTCCGTCCAGGCCACAGGACTTTCGGCCAGCGCGACAGCAGGAAACGTTTCAACGTCGGCGGGCGCGAGCGTTCAGGCCCCGGCGCAGACTCTTTCCTCATCCATCGGCACAGTTTCAGTGAGCGGATCGGCCGCCGTCGCATCGACCGGAAACAGCGTGACGGCCACAGTGGGCAACGTCACCGTCAGTCAAGGCGTCGACGTCACCGTTCATGTGACTGGTTTGGCGCTCAGCGCGAGCCAGGGAACCGTCACTCTTTCCGGGGACGTGAATGTCCAGGCAACGGGAAGTCAACTTGTCGCTTCGGTCCATCCGGCAATGATCTCTGGCGACGCAGTGGTTGTCGTGTCGGGTGTTTCTTTGACATCCAGCCTCGGAACTATAGTCAAATTAGATGGGACCAAAGGAAGTTTTGTGGCACTCTTCACGTCGGGCGCTGGGAGAGCGTACGTGAACAGTGGAAGTGGGATTGCAATTCCCATTACGGGCGAAGGAAAGATCAACTGATGCCATCATTAACCATTCCTGTACGCACTTCATTTGTGCTGGCCTGGACGTTGGCGGATACATCAGGATCTCCAATCAATAACGCCACCGTCACTGCAACCCTCTATGCGGGCCGATCGACGAGGGACCCGGACAACATCCCGGGCACACCGGTTTCTCCCATCAACAATTTGCCTTTGCCGTACATCGCCGCTTCGGCTGGGCAGTATTCAGCCACCGTGCCCGGCACTCTCGATCCGCAATTAGATGGAACAGGGTATGTGCTGGTCATTGATGGGCTAGTTGGCTCGACTCCTATTTACCACAAGGAACAGGCAGTCGTCATTGAGACGGCCGGATCGACAGTGGACCTGACAACGGTCGATGCCGTCAAGAACCGCGCCGAGATCGCATCCGATAGCGACGATGTTGAAATTCAAAGTGCGGTCACGGGATTTAGCCAGTGGCTTCTTAATTGGTCTGGTCAAGCCAGCCTGAATTCAATTGCCACTCTGGATGAAATCTATAACGGCAACGGAAATAACAGGCTCATGCTGAGAAGTGGGCCCATCCGCTCCCTCATCGCTGTCACGCAATCAGGACTTGCGATTCCCTTGTCTACCGGACCGCTCAGCCTTGGCGCCTACGTGGGCCAGTCCAAAAGGTACATCGGGATCCGCAATGGTGGAGGGGGAGTTTTATCGTACCGGTTCGGATCTTCTTCGCGGGGCCCTGTGTTTCAACGCGGTGAGGGGAACATTGAAGTTCAATACACGGCGGGCTATCCGGATGTTCCTTCCGATCTGGAGTACGGAGTACGTTGCATCGTGGCCCTCAATTACAAACGGAAAGGCTGGCAGGACCAGCGATCGAGGACAACCTCGGCCAAGGAGTCCATGGCCACCACAAGCTATCAGTCCTGGGACTTTCCTCGAGAATATTGGAATATTTTTCTCATGTACAAGCGTGAGGCGATCATCGAATGATCAAAATTACATTTCCTCGCCAGTCGGATAAACGTGTCGCCGCCGCCATCCGTTCCAAGGGGCCGCAGCTTGTTTCCACCTTAACTAAAACGATGGACGAGCTCATGTTCGCTCTCATGAAGCGGATCCAGGAAAAACTTTCAGGAGAAGTCTTGCAGGCGCGCGGGAGCGCGCTTCTCCGGTCAGTGAACAAGCGGCCCACGGTTGCCACGGGCACAACGATCACGGGAAGCGTGCAGGCTGGTGGAGGCGCTGCGGGAGCCTACGCCCAGGTACAAGAGGAAGGCGGCAAGCGCACCTATGACATCTACCCGAAAAATAAATTGGCCCTGGCATTTTTCCCAGGCGGTTCGGAAGGGGCCGGCGCGGGCCGGATTTTCGGCAGACGTTTGTATTACAAACAGGGCCAGCGCGCGGGCACATTGAAGCCTGGCACGAGCTCCGCCTTTGCAGGCTTGGGCGGAATCGTCGTGAAGCATGTCGTTCATCCTCCGTTGCCGCAGCGATCGTACATGCGGAGCGCGCTCAACGAAATGAGAGCAATGATGACGTCGAGGATTTTCAGGTCTGCAGCGGATGCGCTGTCGGGGTAACTATGAGCACTGTTGAAAAGCCGAAGCATGAACCGTTTGACAATGGCCCCATTGGTCCCGACGGGCAATACCGCAGCTACGCTGTGCTGCCGCAAAGCGAGCGTGACAAAGGCTTCATCCGTCCAGTCCGGCAATCCTATAGGCATGTTGGCGATCGGCCAAAGTATCCGCTTCGCGATCTCACCGAAGAAGAAAAGGTACGGTACGCGGCATATCAGTACGTTTCGTTCGAAGCTTATCCGGAAAATCCCAATTCCATCCGAGGTCGGTTCTGGGCGGAGAAACAACTGAAACCAAAGTGTGGCACAACCACAACCATGGGCCGCGCGCTCGCTGAAACCTATGCGCGCGACAATACCTATTACGGGGCTACGTTCTGCTGCCATTGCCGTGAACACTTGCCGGTTTCTGAATTTGTTTGGGAGGGCACAGACGAAGTCGTCGGTAGCTAAACCATGCCAGTTACTCCATTTGAAGATCCAACATATCTGGAAGCCGTCTATCAAGCGTTGTTTGCGCTGTTGGGACAAGCCACTTTCCCAAGCGGGCTAACGTTCAAGTCAATGAAGCGGCTCGCGGATCCTCCCGACGACGTTCCGGTTTCGGATCAGCCAGCGCTTCGTGTGATACCCGGACCCCTTCTGGCCGAACATGGTTCTGCCCAGAATGCATTGTTGGGGCCAACCAAATGGTTATTTTCCGCGTTGGTCGTCATTTATCTGAGAGCGGATGCCAGCGCCAATCCCAATCCGCTGCCCACCACAGCGGCCAATTATTTTGTGTGGGGAATTGCGAGAGTGCTCGATACCACTTTTCCGCCCTATGAGAAGCAAACGCTCGGCGGCCTTGTCTATCATGTGTGGATCGAGGGCAACGTCCATACGGAAGTGGTGAACGAACAGATCACAATCGCAATTCCTGTTCTCATTTTGCCAGGTCCGTACGGTGTATGATCGTGAGCCAGAAAGTTTTCCGGCCGCAATAATCCGGCGTAAGCCGGCCAGGAGGAATTTGTGAATATTCAGTTCGGGTCTGGTGTGCTTTATGGAAAGCCATCCGCCGGAAATCAGCCTACGAATCCGTCCGCATTTAAGTTCAACGTGCTGCAGGAATGCGACGTTACCTTCAAGGGCGATTTGAAAAAGCTCTATGGGCAGAACCAATTCGCTGTCGCGACGGCCCGCGGCAAGCTGGACTGCACCATCAAAGGAAAACTCGCAGTCTATGACATTGCGATGCTCAACCAGCTTTACTTCGCGCAAACCCAAACGCAGGGATACAACCTGCAGGTGGACAGCGAATCGCAAACCGTCACCACCGCCGCCGCCACGGTAAGCAATGTACCCATCGTTGAAGATTGGGGCGTTACATACAAGTCCACCGGGCAGGCTCTGGTCCATGTAGCGGGCGCTCCTGGTGTGGGTCAGTACAGCGGCCCCAACCTCAGCACTGGCGTTTACACCTTCAACGCTGGTGACAACACGAACGTGGTTGCGATTTCCTACAACTACTTCGTCAACAGTGGCGCGACCATCTCCATCATCAACCAGCTCATGGGTTATGCCCCGGAACTGTCAATGTTGCTTTTCAACAAGTTCCGCAGCAAGTATCTAGCCATTGAGCTGAACGATGTCACCCTGGGCACAATCAGCGCTCCAACGAAGCTCGAGGATTTTTGGATCTCTGATTTTGACGGGTCCGCGAACGCCGATGCCAGCGGCAACATCGGCAAAATCATGGCTGATCTTTTCTAAAACCTTCCTCACTCCCTAAGTGAGTGATCTTGATTGACGCGGGCTGCGCATGCGGGAAGAACGCAGATTTCAAAGGAGGTTTCGAGTGTCAGAAGGAAATGGGAACGGCCAACCCAACTATGAAGGCGAGCCAGTTAAGATTGGAAATCGCACATTTGTGATTCCATCACTTTCGACATCGCAGGCGAAAAAGCTTTGGCCGGAACTGATCACCATCAATCAAGGGGTAACCGTCGAGAACGTGCCTGAGCGCAATGAACGGATGCTGCAAATTTTGCATGCAGCCATTTCAAGAAATGTTCCAGAACTGACGGTCGATGAATTGGCCGATCTGGTTTCTGTCTCGCAATTGGCAGATCTCGTTGTCAAGGTTGCGGAGCAATCAGGATTTATCGCACGCCCGGGGGGGCAGCCGACCGCGACGCAAAATCCAACTCAATAGATTGGCGAACAATCTATGGGCTCATCATCACGCGCGTCGGCTGGAGTTTCGAACAAATCGATGATGCCAGCCTGTGCCGAATCATTGATCTCTTGGAATATTGGCGGGAAGCGGCAACGGGATCAAAGAAAACAGCCGAAACTGAAAAAGAAGAATCCGCAGATACAGAAAAGAACTTCAGTGGATTGATGGAAATGCCTGGCATGGAAACTTCCAATATGCCGGAGTCGATCCGGGAAAAGATCCGCTGGGCGGAAGGATTGCTCAACAGAAAATCATAAATGGCCGAAGATCCGCAACAAATTCTTGAAGTCGGAGCCGTCATTGATCTCAGCCAGATTCTTCCTGGCTTTGATCGGCTGGCTAACGCCGCGACACAAGCCACCGAACGGATGGGCGATGTCTTTGCCACCGCCGGGTTGGCCTCCGATGCTTTCGTTGAAAAATTAGAACTCGCCGCCGCCAAACAACTCGATCTGGAAAATCAGGTTGCTGCCGCCAAGCTTGCCGTAAGACAAAGCAGAGAAAATATCGGAACCGATGAGCCGAGCCCCTCGATGCTCAGGCAATACAACGAAGAACGGCTGAGGGGCGCAGTTCTCCAAAAACAACTGAATGAAGCCGTAGCAGAATATAGGGCTCTGCTCGACCAGGTTGCGGCCGCGCCGCAAATTGTCAAGCCAGTAATCCCATCCATTCCGCCCATTCCGCCCGGCGGTGGCGGCGGTGGAGATCCATTCTCCGCAGGTCCGAGAGCAGTGTTCGCTGGCGGCGGACCCGGTGTGGCCGAGGATATTGACGCCCAAGCCTTTGCAGAATCGTCTCTTGTTACTACCGAAACAGCGGAAACAGCGACACTCGTAAATCTCGAAACCCTAACGAATAACGTAACGGTTGCGAGGGAACGACTCGTTGAAATGAATGCGAGATTGGCAGAAGCCGAACAGCTAGCCGCAGCTGAGTCCGCCAATAGGCCTGCGTGGATGACAGGCGAAGCGGCCAAGGAAGATTGGGAAGCAACCAATTTCGCTAAAATATTCCCGCAAAATCAACCACCGAGCCAGGAATCACCAAGCACTGGAGCTACGGCCACTCCCGCAGCAGAGGCACTCGCGGTCGCACGGGCCAATCAAGCCAATGCCGATGCCAATTTACAAACGGCAGAACAGGCTCTGGCTGACGCGCAAAACACTTCAGCACAATCAGCGGTAGCGGCGACGACCGCGTCAGCTACTCTCCAGCAATCGACGAACGAAGCTACGACCGTAAAACAACGGCTGGTTGCTGCCAATGAGGAAGTGACAGCATCCGAAGTCGCCGTGCGGCAAGCAAACACAGCCTTAATGGACGCGACTGTATCCGGTTCGATCCAAGAGCAGGCCGTTGCTTCGAATGCAGTCACAGCCGCCACGGAGAGATGGGCAACAGCCAAGAAACAGGTCCTCACTTTAGAAACTGAGTCAAAAATTGCCTCGCTCGAGTCCGCGAGCGCAACTGCGTCGCAGACCGGCGCCACTGTTGAACAGGCAGCAGCTTCAACGGAAGCATCGGTCGCGATCGCAACCAATGTTCAGAGTCTCGTCGATTACAACGTAGCGCAACGAGCCGGTCTGGCCGCCACAGAACAAGGCATGACGGCGATTCAAAACTACGCCCAAGCCCAGGCCGCAGTCGCGGCCCTCACGTCCACTCTTCCGGGTTTGGCGGCGAGAACGACTGAGCAGGAATCTCTGCTGGCTGAGGCCAGACAAAAAGCCACCACCACGTTCCGGGAAATGATTCAGCTCGAACAGGAGCTGGGCATCGTTCGAAAAGAAGGCGCGGCAATCACGGACGCGTCCACGAAAGCGACCGCCCTCGCTGCCACAGAAACCGGGGCTCTTACCGCCTGGTCCGTCAAGATGGCGCTGCAGTTCAAGGCGCAAGGACTCAGCACGGCCGAAGCTGCTTCCGCCTTGCAAAATCTCGGACTCGCTGCAGAAGAAACAGCGGCGACGCTGGAGTTTGCGGGATTTGCTGTCGAGGAACTCGGACTGCAAGAAGATGCGACGGCTGCAAAGACGAGAAACATGGTTAGCAGTATGGGTGCCGCTCGCGTGGAGATGGGGGCGATCACGGGCAGCTCCGGCATGATTGCCATGGGCCTGGCGCGCGTCGCCGCGGCATCAGCCACTCTTGGCCCGATCATGCAGGCTGCATTCCCAGCCTTTTTGGGACTTGCCCTGATCGACATGCTCGCCATGGGCATCGATAAGTTTGAGAAATGGAATGATCTGGGCAACCAGGCAATTAAGAACGCGGACCAGTTAACACTTTCCACCGCGAAAGAAGCGGATGCCCTGGAAGTTGCGAACCTGAAACTCGACAACACGATTGCCAAGTTTCACGGTTTACCGGAAAACCTCATCGCGGTTGCGATGGCGGAAGCCAAGGGCGAGGCCGATAAGCTCGCCGGTTCGCTTGAAACAGTTTTCCAGAAAATGCAGAAAGACATCGACGCGGCGCCAGGATTTTTCAGCGCATTTGCAAAGGGAGCCGTCGGCATCCCTACATCAAACGTGGCGTCGTTCGCCGGCGAATTGAAGCCGCTCCAGGAAAATATCGAAAAGGCGCAGTTGGCACTGCAGACAGCAACGACCGAAGAAGCCCGCGCAACGGCCCAAGCGCAACTGCACAATACGCTGATTGAAGCGCGAGAAAAACTGGAACAGAGACTCGCCTCGGAGAAGGCTACCGTAGTTGAAGGACCGGAAGGTACCCCGACACTCCAGGTGCCGGATGAAAAAGCTATCGCCACGTTCCAGTCATACATTAATACCGTGAATTATCTGTTGCAAGAGCAGCATACGTCCAGAATCCTGGCAATGAATCAAGAGGATTTTGCGTCCGATCAACAGTTCAAGGAAAATCTGGATCGGACGTCCAAGGAAACCGAAGCGCAGCTCGCCGCCGACAAAGAAGTTTCTGTCGCGAAAATAAAATCGGCCGAGCAAGTCAGGGAAATTAGGGTCCAGGATAACGTCCTCTATACGCCCAAGGGCGAATACGCCTTGCCGCCGCCCAGCAACAAGGCCATTCAGGAAGAGAATGCGGAACGGCAAATCACCGCCACCACCAGAGTGGAATTGGAGGGCAGACTCGCCATTGAACAGGAATATGTAGCGCGTGGGATCGGGGATCATCTGGCCCAGGTCACAAAACTTAATGGAGAATTGGAAGCCCTAGAAATCAATAGCCATACAAAGATCCAAGCGATCCGCACTAAGGGATATGAGGAAATCAGGAAGGCGGGAGAGGAAGAAACCGCGTTCTTCACCGGGCAAAAGCTGAAGCAACTCGACGAGCAGATCAAACTGACCGCACAGACTCTCGATCTCAAAAACAAGCAAAAGATCGAATCGATCAAGTATGAGGAACAAGAGACCGCGCGCGTGATCGATCTGGAACAAGCGCAGCTCACGGCTCTTGAAAAAATTGAAGAGGGCAAACTCAATTTCCTGAACATCAGCGCCACTTCGCGCACACTCAGAATCGCTCAAATGCAAGCCGTCGAACTGGAGCAAGTCAAAAAATTAGAAGAGGAAAAAGCGCAGGCGGCGATTGCCGCAAAACAGAAGGAACTGGGCGCCATCGTCGCCGGTCCATCCGGGAATCGAACGCCATTTGATTTTGCCGTGACTTCGCCCGTCGCCGGCGGCAATGCTTCCACCGAACAGGAACGAGAGCAATACGCGAAGGTATTTGCCGAGATTGTGGCGCTCAAACAAGCCCAGCAGAAAAAGATGCTGGACATCGATACGCAAATTGCCTTGGGCGCGCAGAAGGCCGCACTCGATTACCAAAAATTCTGGGATGGAGCTTTCGCGCCGATCCATACAGCGCTGAACGGCATGGTCCAGGGGATCCTGCAGGGCACGCTGACAGTTAGCCAGGCCTTTAGGAGAATGGGCCAGAACATAGTCGTGGCCGTGGCGCAGTCTCTTGCGCAGAGCCTGCTTCTCCATCTCCAGCACTCCGCCTTTGTTGTCGCACTCGAACATACAACCGTCGCCAAAAAAATCCTCGCGCTGATCACAGGGGAAGGTACCAAGAAAGGTGTACAGAAACTTGGCAATACCGAAGAAATTTCTGGGTCAACAGCAACGACTGGTGCCGTGGTTTCGAATGAAGGAATCAAAACGGGAGCCGTCACATCTGGTCAAGCCCAGCAGACCGGCGCCGTTGCGGGTGCTCAGACTACGCAAGAAAGCAGCATTGCCATCGGCAATTCGGTTAAGCACGGCCTCGAGGTTGCCGCAGGAATCGCATCTGCAACCGTCGCCGCCGGAGAAGGTGCTGCCTGGGCCTTCGCTTCCGTGTTGGAAGCTCTACCTTTTCCAGCCAACGTCGCCGCAGCGCCGGGCGTCGCCGCTACTCAATTCGCAGCCATTGAAGCGTTTGGTATTCCAAAAGCCATGAAGGGCGCGCTGCTTTCCCAGGACATGCTGGTGCAGGCGCATGCCGGAGAATTAATTCTCCCGCCCGCCCTCAGTTCCGGAGTTCAGTCCATTGTGAAAAATCAGAGTGAACCAGGGCGCGGAGGCGGGGACGGATCTCCTAACACCAGCGCGGACGATCACAGCATTAACTTTGGAGACTTGAATTATGCGCCCACGTTTCACAGTCCAACAAGCCCAGCGCAGGATCCACGGAAAATCGCAAAAATGATTAAGCGGCAACTCTCCAAACAAACCGGGGGAGTAATCCGGCAATGAGCAATGCACTTTTCCCTACGCTCCCCGGCCTCATGTGGGGCATGACGCTCAGCGACGTGTTCAATACTCAAATTTATCAAACAGCCCTACCCGGGAGTGAAACGCGGATTTCCAAAGGCCCTGACCCCACATTCGCCATCAAGCTCGAATATGAATTTCTCAGGAATTATCCCGGGCTGGATGAGCTCAACACTCTCCGCGCATTTTTCAGCGCAAGGAAAGGGCAATTCGATTCTTTTCTGCTGGATCCCACGTCGCTCACAAAAAATCCTATCGATTCGTCAATCGCGGGACAGGTTCTCACCGTGGACGGCAATAATTATGCGTCCCTGATCAGAACCGAGGGCGGCAACCCAGAAACGATTTATGAAGTAAATACGATTACAAACATTTACGCCAACGGCAGTCCGATCACGCCGGGCGGGGTGCCGAACACAGTTCCAATCGCGGGCCAGTGGAATTATTGGACAGCGAGTGGTAGCCGAACGTACGGAAGCGCGTCTTACCCGGGCGTCGTCATCCAGTTCGGTTCTTCGCCAACACTGCCAGTCACCGCGGACTTTTCTTGGTATTACCGCGTGCGGTTCGAAAAAGCCAATGCCGATTTTGATGCTTTCATGTTTGAGTTGTACGAGCTGCAGGAAATCTCATTGGTGACAACGCGGGATCTATGAGTCTACTTGATCCAATACCGATCGTTATAATTCAAGGCAATAACTACAGCGGTGTGTCTGTGAATCGCCGCGACGACGGATCACTATTGTTTTCTGGCTCCACAACGCCAGCGATTCACGTGAACGGTGAAGGCAATTTCGTATCAGGTTTGCGCGGCGGGCTCGTCCAGGAGGGCAATACCCCCAACTTTTGGGCGTTCTTGCAGAATGGGTTAGGCACTTCAACGCTGTGGTTGACGCGCATTGCGGTTATTCCGCCGGTTATAACCACCTCCGCTCCGCCAGCACCGGTTGAAACTTTCCCGGATTTGCCAGGTCTCGATTGGGACGTGCACATCGATGACGAGTTCAGGACACTGCTTTATAAATCAGAAGCGCCAGGCTATGAATCCCGGATCGCACAAGGTCCAGACCCGGTCACACATATCAAAATCCACTACAACGTGCTCAGGCAAAATGTCAACCAAACCGTCACCCAGCCCGCCGTGTTGACGCTGACCTCTCCCATGAGTATCAGCGCCACCATGAACGTGGATCTCAGTATTTCTAATTATCAGAACGGCTCGCCTCGATGGTCGGTTGGGGATAGCACAGTTATTTTTTGCGCTGGTTCACAAGTTTATAAACTGGACCCGGTTCTCGGTACGGCGACGTCCGTATTCACAGCACCGGACGCAGGTAGCCTAAATTTATCCAACGTGGTGGGCGCCAACGTCCTTGCTTTCACGGCGGATCACATCTATCTCATTGATACGGTCACCTGTTCCCTTATTCAAACGTGGTCGGTAACTACTTTCGCCCCGCTCATTTCATTTATCCAGGTTACCTATGACGTGGGAACTCACATCGCGTGGGTCATGGCGAATCGCACCAGCGTGGGAGTGGACGTTTATAAGCTGGACCTGGTCGGTTTGACATTCACACGAATCACTTTCACGGGGAGTGTTGCTGGCTCGATGGTCATCAATCCCGTCGCCAGTACGCTGGATCTGGTCAATGGTTCAACAGTACAAAGTATCTCCATCCCGAGCGGAACTATTGCTACCGGAACTTCACCAGGGTCAACAACCGGGGCACTGGCCGCGGATCCCGATGGTCTCTTTTGGACTTCCGACGACTTCGCCACTGACGACGGTACCCCAAGCTATGTGTTTGACGCGACGCCTTCGCTTGTGCTGACGGTGGGCACATTTCATTTTGGGTTCATCCCTCCGGGAGTGCCGCGCGCACAGGGATACGCATTCGCCAATGTGGTGCCAACCGTCATTGGTCCTCTCGTGTATCCCGTCATCATTGGAGCGAATGAATTGGCAATCATCCGTGCTTTTTGGCGCGCGCAACGCGGCGATGCCCTTTCATTTTTACTTCCGCTCTCCAAGCTCACGAAAAATTTAGCGGATCCAACGATTCGCGTGCGCTTCGAGCAGGGGCAGGCAGATTTCAGTGCCTTCACATATCAGTTGTACGAATTACAGGAACTCACGTTTGTGACTGTGGCGGGATAATGAGCAGAAAATTCACGGACGGCAGCGGCGGAAATTCTACGGTTGCTGCGATAGCGTACCTCAACGGAGCAAGCGTGCCGGTCATCTATACGGCCGTAAAGATACAGCTCGGCCGTTGGACATCGAATCCAAGTGACGGCACCGCGTCCTATTTGAAAAATCCCATCCTTCTCACAGATTGTCCGGCGGCTTTTCTTTTTCCTCCAATTGGCACATTCAGCACGGCGGCCATCAAGCCCGCAACAATGAACTTCGAAATCGGGATCGACTACCAGGGCTTCCAGGTTGTCTGGAATCCGGGTCCGAATGATCTAGTCCTGCCCGCAACCGTGGCCACAGCAAATGTTCCCACGCCTCCCCTTTCGATTGTTCAGGGAGTGCTGCAAGGAGTTTTTGATGGGGCCTATATTTCAGTTTACAAAGTTGTGATGCCAGCCCTCGGGAACCCGCCCGTCTATGATCCCAACACCTACGGCGTCTGCCTTCTGCACACCGGCATGGTGGACGCAATCGACGTCACCGGTGGTGAGATCACGTTCTCGGTGGGCAGTATTATTAATCAGCAAAACCAACAGGTCCCGTCGCAGCTCATTGGTCCCAACTCGAGATTCGCTACCCTTGATCCGCTGGCCTATGCCGGCTCAACGCAACGGTATGGATCAACGATCGGCGCGATCACGCTCATGGCAGAGCGGGTTGGGACTACGCCCAGCGTACTCGTCAGTCAAAATTGGCCATCGGGATACACGCTGCCTCCGAGTGGATATTTTGATGGCGGCTTTGTGGTGTGGGTCCAAGGCCCGCTGCTTGCCATGCGGAGGGGGATCGCGCACAGCATCAGCGATCCTAATGTAGGATTCCAGGGCACGCTCACGTTCCTGTTGAGTCAACCGTTTCCGTACGATCAGAACGCGTACTCAGCGGGGTACACCGTCGGCTTCGCATTTGACGCCTATTCAACGCGAAATCCGCAAAGATCGGATCCGCTCTATAACGGGTTTCCATTCGTGCCAAACCCGGTGGATGGCATATGAGCGAAAAGCGTTTAGCCGTAATTGCAGAAGCGCGCTCTTGGATTGGCACGCCCTTCCACTTTGGAGCCCGGATCAAGGGAACGGGAGTGGATTGCGCGCAATTCATCGCGGCCGTATTCGAACACTGTGAAATATTCAATGCCGACGATTATGGTTTTTTTGGCCGCGACTGGCACTTCCACACGGACGTCGAACACTACAAGATGCGGATGGTCAGGCACGCGCTCGAATTGCCGTTAACTACTCAGCCACAACCAGGGGATGTCGCTTTGGTTCGCGTCGGCCGCGTGTTCTCCCATGCGGGCATAATCGTCGAGTGGCCAATGCTCATCCACGCAGGTCCGCGCGGCGTCCGCGAGGTGAATGGAGAATTTGACCCCATGTGGATCCATTGGGACAAGTGTTTCTTTGATCCCTATGTAAAGGAAACAGAGAATGTTTAAGCCCACAGGATCTCAGCCGAGTGCAGTCATGAGCGTTCCGATGATTCAGTCGCAGAACGCGCAGTGCATTCCTCTTATCGCGGGCCGAGTCCAAGCCGCACCGCGCTGCATTTGGCGCGGACCCGTAACATTGGTTCCTGGCGGAAAAAAAGCAAACAAGAAAGGCGTGAAGGGAACCTATTTCGCCGACTATTCGCACTTGCTCGGAACCATGGGATTTGGTCGCACCCGCGAAAATCAATTTACATCGCAACCCTTGCAGTCGGTTCTGAGCCTCTGGGTCAACCAAGCGAGATACCCTGTCTTCTATGGGTTTTGGCGTGGCGTCGTGTCTGCTGGCGCGGTCACGATTGCCGTTCCGGGCAATGGCGTGCTCATCCAGAATCTCGCAGTCACAGTGGCTTTGCCCTACAACGTAACTCTTGATGATTTTGGGGGCACCGGCCCGGTCAACTACACCGGCACGTACCAGAAGGCTCTGTGGAACTCGGCCTTCTTTTTCTACGATCCAAGTTCCCAAACGCCCTTGGCTGGGTCTGCGCGGTCGCCCTACACATTCACGCAGGCCGCCTCTGTTGGCGCGAGCCACACGATTCCGATCAACTCCGCACTGAACGGGAAAACGGTTACTGTTTATTTCGCGTACCAGACAGCAGCACAGAACACGCCGCTAGCCCTCACGAATGGCGAAGTTTTTGAGCCTCTTTTGGGCGCGAGCCATCATGTCGCTGAGCCAATCGTGTACGAGGACGTGGGCGGCATCGCAGTCGGCAACGCGGATCTTGGCCCGAATCCGGTTTTTCCAGAGGTCAGATGGGAAACGCTCGGGTGGGGCACTGCATCGCCGAACGCGGACGTGAACCCGGCTGACATAGTAAATCTGGTTGTCATGTCTCCGCATGGATTGAATGCCTCGTCCGTGCTTCAACAAACGAGCGGCCCGCTGACTATTCTTGGCGATTACACCAATATGCGGGACTACTGCGATGCGAATGGAATCTGGATTTCCTGCTATCTGGATAGTCAAACCAGCGGTTCTCAGATTCTTCAGGATCTCTTCGACATCGCGAACACTGCGCCCGTGTGGAGCGAGGGCGTACTCAAGGGGATACCTTGGTCGGAAGTTTCGCAGGTTGGCAATGGCACAACCTATAACGCGCCAACCGCTGCAGGTCCCGTTGTCACTCTCACGGCTCCGGATTTCATTTGCGAGAAGGACAAAGCCCCAATCCTAATCACCAGAACAACGCAGGAGGACTCCAAAAATATTCTTCCGATCGAATACCTGGACCGGAACAATGATTACGCAATAAACCAAGTCCCCGTGGTCGAGGGATCCTCGCTTTCAGAGTGGGGCGCGCGTCTCGATAGCGCCAAAACATATCACTGGATCAACGACGCGCTTACAGCGACGACCGTAGGTACGCCGCTTGTCAAGCGGTCGGCGATCACACAAAAGATGACCATGAAATTCAAACTTACGCCGCGGCACATGTATCTTGAGCCGATGGATTTGATAGCTATCGATCCTTCTGGACCTGGATTTCTCATCTGATGTCGTCATCGCTTACGGGATTGTTGTTGTGGAGACTGACCAAAGTAAGCTTCGCGGACGATGGCTCGATCGACTGCGAAGCGGAACCGTTTTTCTATGGAGGTAACTCCCCCCATTTACCAGCAGCGCAGGGATCAAATCCCGGATCGATTAACGCACAAGTCAGTCCAGGTTCGGTTGGCCTGCCCTATTTCTTTGAGCCGATCCTACGGTTGATCACGGATGGAAATGCAGCCGAGCTATGGATAGGGATTCCGGCAAAGAATCCAAATTATGGCGGCTGTGAAATATTCCTTTCCATCGACGCAGCAGCCAGCTACCAATCCATCGGTGTTTTGCCTGGCAAAAGCACCTTGGGTACCGTGACCGGCAGTACGTGGCCGGCAGCGGCGGATCCGGACACAACCAATGATCTAAGTGTGGATTTAACTGCATCGCTCGGCTCCCTCGCGTCGTTCCCAGCCTCGACGGCAGACGCATTCGTGTCGCTGTGCGTTGTGGAAGGGGGCGCCGGTGCCATTCCCTACGAAATAATCGCGTACACAACCGCACAACTGGCTGCCGCCAACAAGTACACGCTTAAAGCTACCGGGGCAGGCAACGAGATCCGGCGTGCCGTTTATTCAGCACCAACTGTGGGCATGGGCGTGGCGCATGCCCCGGGCGTCACCACCTACGCGACCCCAGCACTTGTGCAGGGGCAGGAGCACACATCAACTGGCGCGGGCTCCAACGTCTACACTTTCCCCAGCCCGGTTACGGTAGGCAACCGTGTAATAGTTGCGATGAACGCATTTTTGCCACCGCCATTTACGGCGGCGAACATCATCGACAATCTGGGCAACGTGTGGAAGCCAATCATAAGTCACGTGCGCCCATCCTATCTCTGCATGGGCTGGTACGCGGACATTACCGCCGGCGGTACGATGACCATTACTGTCAACTGTCCCGGTGCGAATAGCTCATCGTTTATCCGCGCATCGTTCAACGAAATTAGTGGTCTGGACCCGGCATCTACATTCGATAGCGCTGTGGCCGGAGATAATTTGGCAGGCAGCGGCACCTGGGCGCCGGGCGGGCCGGTTACGACATCCACTCCGAACGGACTCATATTCACGTTCGTTCATAATGACACTACGTTGACCGCGCCCTCTGGGTATTCGGCGGCGGGCAGCTTTGGATCAGCGCAGGCTGCATACAAAGTACAAGCGACGGCGGGTACCTATACGCCAAATTGGACCGTCGTCGGCAACAGCGGCATAGGATTCTCCGTTGCCTTCCCTGCAGACATAACTCTTGATACGCGGACCGCGTTCATTTACTTGCATGATCCGATCTTCAAGGCTCCGCTCGATCCCAAGTGGATTGGGAAAACGCTCTATTTCAAATTCGCAGCATTTAACATTTTCAGGCAGGCACAGCAGAACATTGCCACACTGCCCGCTTATCCGTACACCGTGACCGGGGTTGTTTCGCAAGTGAGTGGCGTCGCCGCGGAAACATATTCGATTTCCCCAGCCAATCCACTTACGCAACCAGTCGGGTTGTATGTCGTGAGTATGGCGCAGTGCACAGCCACATTCAGTCCGAGCGGCGTAATCACAAATTACAATACGAGAACATTTGCCGTCGCTGATCCGGGAGTCGGGAACGTGCAGCAGTACTGGGTGACGATACAGGATCCAGGCCACATCGGTGATACAGGGATCGGTACGACACTCAACGCGTTCTGCGATTCGAACCAAACCAAGTGGAACACGGCCGGTTTCATCCGCATTGGAACAATCGTCGTGACTCATTACGGCGGCGGTACAGGAGGGAATGGCGGTTCGTCCGCGGGACCGATACTCGTGCCACTCGTGATTACCGATTCCGGAGACCATGTGACTTTCACGATCGACAGGCCGGTCACGGTTCTGCTTCTCTTCCGCAACGGCGACTTCGTCGATCCATCTGACTACACTTTTACGGGATCAGGATTTGTTTTGTTGCGTGCGCTAGCGCCGGGTGAAAACTTGAACGCGGTGGGGGCCTAGTGTCTGACAAAAATCTCGTTGATCTTGAACACCAGGTACAGGGTGCGCTACCGAGGGCCAATGCGGGCGTTCCTGCCGGCGGCACTTTGGGCCAGGTACTTACCAAAATTTCAGGAACAGATTATGACTCAGGCTGGGGTGGTGCGGGTGGAGGAAGCGGTACAGCTTTTTCAGTAACAGAGATTGCTCTCGCACCTGGCGCCCCCGGCAACTTTACTGTGGCACACGGGCTCGCCGCAGCGCCTGCCTTCGTTCTCATTCAAATGAGTTCTGGGGGAAGCATTTGGCTGCAAAATCCCACGGCATTTGATGCAACGAATCTTTATCTCGTGGCGAGCGACCCGGGAATCACCGGCACTGCCGTTTGTTTCGCTGTCGCTCCATCTGTCATCGTTCCCCTCGCTCCTTCTGCGCCCGGAGATTTTTCTGTCCCGCATGGACTTGGTTCTTCTCCGGCTTTGGCCCTGGTGCAGATGACTTCGAGCGGCGCGGTTTGGTTCCAGCCGGCACAGTGGGATGGAACCAATATTTATCTCACCGCTTCTGATGCGGGAATTACAGCAAAAGCGATTGTTTGGGCTTCCGTGCCGGCCCTTGGCCCTTTGAATTTCAATAGGGTTTCTTTGGCCCCGGGATCTCCGGGAAATTTCACAGTAGCGCATGGCCTCGGACAGACGCCCACGCTTGTGCTGATTCGGATGACTTCGAATGGAGTGATCTGGCTGCAGTCGCCAACCGGCTACGATGCAACAAATTTGTACCTCGTGGCGTCGGACGCGAGTATCACGGGGGAAGCTGAATGTTGGAACGGAAATAATCCCTCGGCCACACTCGTTGTAGGCCCTGCATCAGCAGTCGATTCCGACTTCGCCCAATTTGACGGCACGACGGGAAAGCTGATTAAAGATGGCGGCCTTTCCCTTTCCATTGACGGAACATTTGCAGCGAACAGTGACGCCAAAACCCCTTCACAAAAAGCGGCGAAAACATACGTTGATGCACTGGCAACGGCGACGGCCGCCGCACTTGCGCTCAAAGCGCCATTAGCATCCCCTGTGTTCACCGGCACGCCAACGGCGCCAACGCCAACAACGGGCGATGACTCAGGCAAAATAGCGACAACCGCTTTCGTGGAAGATGCGATCGATAATCTTACGGCGGCCGACATCCCCAATATCGCGGAGTCACAGGTAACCGGGCTCGTTACCGATCTTGCCGCGAAAGTGGTGGGCCCGGGCTCAGCTACAGATTCAGACTTCGTGCAGTTTGACGGCACTACAGGAAAATTGGTCAAGGATGCTGGCCAATCACCTGCAACAGTGCTGGCCTCAGCAAAAGCAGCAATCCCCGGGATCATCGGAATAACGATCGACGGAGGTTCCTCTGTCATCAGCACGGGCGTAAAGGGGTACGTGCAGATTCCCTACGGCGCAACCATCGTGGGCTGGTCGATTATGGCCGATCAGTCCGGATCTATCTCCATAGACATCGACAAGCATTCTTCGTCGGCGCCGCCATCCGCGCCGACGATTCCAAACACGACAACAGACAAGATTAGCGCATCCGCTCCCATCTCTTTATCCTCTGCGCAATCGGGTGCAGTCGCTGCGGCTGGAGTCTCGACCTGGACAACAGCGGTCGCACAGTGGGACGTGATTGGATTCAATGTGACCTCAGCGGCCACTCTGACACGCGTCACGATTTTAATAGAAATGACGAGGAGCTAACTGTGGCAACAATAAATACGCAATTACTTCACGATGTAAGTGTAATCGCCAGTCTGAATGACACGACGAAGGGCTGGGGTTATGGAATTAGTAATGCGCTTGCCACGTTTGGCTGGATTCAAGCCAACGACACAGGACAGGCGGTTTGGGTAGCTACGGTGTTGACTCTGACACAAGTCACAGTTGGAGCAAACGCTGTCTATTCCTATTCGTCATTCACCGGACCTACTCCACGAGTCGGCATGTCGGTGATTTTCACTGGGTTCGGAACGGGAGGAAATAACGTCACAGCGACTTTGACGGCGGTTTCTGGAGGAGCGAGTGGAACGGTGACGGTGGTGCTCTCGACGCAGGCGAACGAGACGCACGCTGGATCAGGGACAACTACGGCTTCTGTATTGCCAGCGGCCAGCAATTATCTGTATGAGATTTGGGGACCGGGTGATGGCGGAACGCAATTTTATCTGAAGATTTCTTACGGTCTCAATGGAAGCTCTCAGCCTTCTATCAAAGTTAATATAGGGACTACCACAAACGGAGCGGGGACTCTTTCTGGCACGTCTGGTACAGAACAGACCTTACAACCAGGAGCAAACAGTGGTGTATCCCTAACATACAATTGTTTGTTTAGCGGAAGCACAAATTATTTTGGAATGATGATGTGGAGAGATGCCCCTAGCTCTTGGAATGCATTTGTGGCAATTGATAGATCGCACACTAGCGCGGGTGCTGACACCTCTGCGTATGTGAATTTATTTGCGGGTAAGTGTGTCTCCAATGGATTCGTAACTCAGGCGATAGTGTTTGGGGTTGGGATGGCAACGATTTTACAGAACACGAACAGCGGTGGCGTAAGCCAATTGACTGCAATTTATCCTAATTATAATACAAACGGAGGGACTGTTTCAGGTTTATTCAATGGAACATTTGCTATATCGTCAGTGTTTCCGAATGTGGGGTATTTTGATTGGCCTACCTTGATGCTTTCTATTGGCGAGACAGTTGATTTTACAGAAGGGTCAGTTATCTCAACCACTCTGTTGGGCGCTACACACAATTTTGTGTTTAGTAAAAATCAAGTGTTCGCTCATACGGTGAACAATTGTGTTAAAGGCATCTTCTTGCGTTGGGAATGATAAATGGCGATAACCCCTACTGCCGGATCAACGGTTGATAACCACGCGGGAGCCACTGCGTCTCTCACGTTCGCTGGATTCTCTAATACAGCGGGGCAAGACATCGTAGTCTGTGTGGCAATCCTAGACACGACTAAATCTGTGTCAACGATTACGGATACGGCACTTAATACCTATACTCTAAAAGCCTCGGTCAACAACGGTTCAGCGATCAGGTCGGAAATCTGGTACACCCATGCGGCTGTACACAACGCATCGAACGTCATCTTGGTTTCTTTTTCCGGGTCAACTTTGGCAGCAGCGGCCTATGAACAGTACTCTGGACCTACGGGGTCAGGAAACACAGGGACGAATACAGGCACAAACACCCACCCCAACGTCAGTGCAGCTACGCAGGACATAAGTAACTTTGTGATAACGTCTTTGGCTATAGCTTCTTCAAGCGGAGACACGCTCACGGAAGATTTTGGAGGCACTTCGCGGCAGTCTATCATTCCAGCGGCTACGGTAGCCGGAGTGGTTTTAGTTGAAGACAGCAGTCCTGCAAACGCACTTAACTTATTTGAAGGCGGGGTACTAAATAATTCGCGGGCTTGGGCGTGCGCCTGTTTAGAGCTAAGAACAGGTGGGAGTCTAGGTCAGGTAGATGAGCCATCAAACACTAATGGCCCAACAGCTACGGTTGTAAAGTCTATTGTCTTACAACAATTCTTACGCAATGTGGATGAACCTATACCCGTAGTAGGGGCCATCGTAACAGGCCCACCAAATTGGGGCAGTTGGATATTCGGTGATGGAAAGGTGGGCGTCGCCTACCACGAAGAGTGGGACATGCCGGGGATACCGGCTGTCACCTACAGCTTACTTTCAGGATCATTGCCAACTGGTCTTGTTCTGTCAGCCGGATCTGGCAATGTTGGAATCCTCTCCGGTACTCCAAGTGTCGCTGCTAGTTATACTTTCACTCTTCGTGCTGTTAACGCGAACGGCACGGCGGACAAATCATTTACTATCGTGATTGCAGCGGCCACACCAACTGGCGGATCGTACACGTTTGTGGCGTGATTTCAGGAGGAATAAGATGGGTAAATATTTATCGCGTTTGCTTTTGGCATTGGCTTTCTTCGCGCCTGTCGCTGTGTTCGCTCAACAGCCACAAGCTGCGAACACGCCACCGGTCGCGCCGATATTTGATGTAAATGCAAAATTCATCCAGGGTGTTGCCATTGGCTATGCTCCGACCGCGGGATCTGGCTTAACGCTAAACCTGGGTCCGGGGACAAGCTTTTGTGCCGGCGCCATCGTGAATTATGGTCCCACGAGCGGCACGCTCACCATGGCCAACAGTGTCACGAACTATGTGTATCTGGACGGCTCGGGTGGCTGTGTTCCCGCCGTCAGCACAAGCATCTTTACGTGCTCTACATTCCCCATCGCAATTGTCCCCGCCTCTGGCGGCGTCATCACGTCGATCACGGATGTCAGAACGCTCTTTCAATCGGGATGTGGGGGGAGCGCTTTCGGGCCGCCGCCAACTTCCCCTAACATTACTTTTTTCCCATGTGATGTCGTTTCCGGAGGTATCCCAACGCTAACGTATTGCAAGCCTGGAATGGCGGGACGCACCGTGACAGGAACTTCCGACACGATCCTGTCCACAGACCGCGGAAGGTGCATGCTCTATACGAATGGTGGCGCGGTTGCTGTTGCGGCGCCGCAAGTCGGCGTGGGTGATTTTCAAAACAACTTTGATTTCTGTGGAAAAACGGCCACTACAACTACGTTGACGATCACGCCAACGACGAGCCAGATTGCTGCGAACAACGGAACGCTGGGATCCAACATTGGCGTGCCAGCCTCTTCGACGTTCTATTGCTACAGTTGGGACAATTCCACGATTCAGTGCACGATCGTGAGTCCACCTTCAGGTTCCAGCATCTGGCAAGCATGCAACTCCCGCGGATTTCAGTCGCTGAGCGGCGCCATCCCCGCAGGTACAGTCAGTCAATTTTCTTGCGTCAATGACACAGGCAGTACGGTCACGTTGACGGGCATCCGTGCCTATTGCCCAACGGGAAGTACGACGGTGAATGCTGCCAATAATGCTGGCACGGCATTATTGACCGGGCCAGTCACTTGCAATAGCACGAAAGCCAGCGGCGGCGCGGCAGGAACGCAGAGCGGCACAACGACACTTCCCAATGGTGATGCGATTACGTGGACGGTTGTATTCGACGGTGTGAGCGATCAAATCAACTTTAACGCCTCGGGGACCTTCTGATGAAAAAAGTGAGGACAGGTCCTCGTGTAAACATTTTTGTTCTGGTACTGCTAGCCGTCACCCTGATCGTCAATGGACAATTTCAGATTCGACATGCCAGCTTTGTGCAAGCAGCCGTTGGATCTAACAGTGCTTTTCCTGGAACTTGCACATTTTCAAGCAATGTAACCTCTGGTGATCGAGAAATAGTAGCTTCTAATCAGAACAATTCAGTGATTATAGGCGTCACGAGTACGAGAGTTACTTCTTGGATTTTCTTAGGGACTACAAATCATTCCACAGTCTACTCTGGAGTGGCCACATCATCTGGTTCTGAGACAATCACGATGACTGGTACTGGCAGCACGGCTAATCTTTGTGGGGAGTGGAATACCAACACACTGGATCAATTCAATGTACAGGACCCCGGAAGCACCGCAACGGTTACGACGACACACGCCATAAGTGATCTTGTGTGCGTTGGTGCGGGTGGTGCGGGTGGAGGTCTTACACTGAATTCGCCAATCGTGACAAGGGTTACAAATGGTGGTACGAATATTGTTCTTGGCGACCAACAGGTTACTTCGACAGGCACTTATAGTTGCGGGAACACTGCCGTATTTCCATACACGATATTGGCCAATTTTTATTCTGCTGGCGGGATAGTCCAGAGGCGCAGATGATAAAAAAACTCTTACTATCTCTAATTATCCTTATCTGTGCGCCGATTCATGCCAAAGCACAAGCCTGGTCAGGAATCATCGACCCCACGCGCGCGACGGACTGGTCCGGGGTTGGAGCCTCGATTGCGAGTCGCAGCACGATTTGCGCGACCCTCAGCGCGGGTGTGACGGCATCGGCCATGAACGCAGCGATCGCTGCGTGCCCTGCGAATCAAGTGGTTTTCCTGAATGCGGGAACCTACAGCATTGGCGGATTCCACGTAAATAAAAACAATGTCACGCTGCGCGGCGCTGGACCGAATTCAACGATCCTTAATTTCACGAGTTCGGGCGATTCCTGCAATGGTCTCGGGGCGGATATCTGCATTCCTCCTTCCAGTAATGCTTTTTTCGTCGGATCCGCGCAAGTTCAGCCAGGCGGCAGCAATGCATGCACATGGACCGGCGGATTCGCTCAGGGTGCAACGTCGCTAACGGTTACAAACTGCGGCAGCGCTGGCCTTCTCAACGGACAGACAATCATCATCGATCAGGCCAACGACAATTGCGGCGTTGACACCGGCGGCGTACTTATTGCCGATACGGGAACCTGTGGGGATGGAAATTCAGACGGACGCACGATTGGAGGAGTGCACTACAGTCAGACGCAGGTTGTTACGGTGACGGCCGGATGCGCAAGTGCCTGCACTGGCGCGGGGCCATTCACAATCACGATCAGTCCCGGTCTACGTGCAAACAATTGGAGAATTGGCAGGACTCCGGGCCTTTGGTGGACGGGTCGTGTGTCCGGGGTTGGCATTGAAAATATGACCGTGAATCATGCGAATCTGACAGGAGCATCGGGGATTTATTTTTACGACTGCGATAGCTGTTGGGTTCAAAATGTTCGCTCCGAAACTGGCGCGCGGAATCACATTTGGGTGTATCAATCCTCAAAGGTCACCGTCCGGGATTCCTATTTCTGGAATACTCAATCTCACGCTTCACAATCTTATGGCGTTGAGCTATTCATCAGCGGCGACGTTCTCGTCGAAAACAACATTTCTCAGCAGGTCGCTTCATTCGTTGTTTGCCAGTCCAGCCAGGGGAGCGTGGTCGGCTATAATTTCGATATAAATAATTACTACGCCACGAGCACCACCTGGCAGCAGAACATTTCCGCACAACACAATGCCGGGTGTGAGTTTACCCTCTACGAAGGGAACGAACTAGATGGATCGATTTACTCGGATAACATCCATGGTGTCAGTGGACTGACCACGCAATTTCGCAACCGCGCCAATGGGCGTGGAAATAATGGTGGCTTCGGCCTCACTAGCGACAACACATTCGCGGTTGCGCTTCAGTACGGATCGCGCGTCGCAAACATCATCGGGAACGTACTCGGGACGGCCGGCTATCACCTGGGCTACCAAACAGGGACCTGCAACGTGCGAATTTACATGATTGGTTATGCGGCGACCGCTTGCGGCGGGTCCGTTGACGCTCTTGTTGCAAGCACGCTCATGCGGTGGGGTAATTATGACGTCGTGAACGCGGCCGTTCGATGGGACGGCACCGAATCATCGCCAAGCGCGGTAACATTCGTGAACGCGCAATCGACTCCAGCTAGTCACACACTGCCGAACTCTTTTTATCTGGCAGCGCAGCCCTCGTGGATGACTCGATTCCCGGCGATTGGTCCAGACGTGACGGGAGGAAGTGGTCCCGGGGGATTCTCCTACGCGATTGATGCCCACGCTTGCTACAACTCTCTCGGCGGTGCGGCAAATGGCACTGGCGGTCCCCTGAATTTCGATGCAGCGTCTTGCTATACGCCGACGTCGCCAACCATAACGACCGCTTCTTTGCCAGCAGGTGCGCAAGGTGTTGCCTATAGCGTGATGCTATCCGCTACCGGAGGGACATTGCCGTATGTTTGGTCGATCATCCTTGGAGGTCTGCCAACAGGCTTATCCCTCAATTCCAGCACTGGCGTTATTTCCGGGACCCCTACGGTACTCGGGACGAATAATTTCACTGTACAGGTTTCAGATGCAGGTTCCCTTACCGACTCAAAGCCTCTCAGCATCACGGTAGGCGCTCCTCCGACAATCACTACGGCCAGTCTGCCCCAAGGAACGCAGGGGGCAGCTTATTCCACGACGCTGAGTGCAACGGGCGGGACGCCGCCATACAGCTGGTCCATCTCCGTCGGAAGCCTTCCCGCGGGACTGTCGCTGAATTTCAGTACGGGAGCAATCTCAGGAACACCAGCATTACCGGGCACAACAAGTTTCACAGTCCACCTGGTTGACGCTGGCGCATTGGTAGATAACAAGTCACTCAGCATCACAATCGCGTCCCTTGGCGCTCCAACAGGAATTCTGCCAATGTGAAGAAACTTCATGAAGAAACTCGGCGTGGATTGTCTTGCTATACGATTCGGCATAAGACATTATATGCACGGTTAAAACGCCTTGCCGGCCAGCGGGGAAATGATGAGCAGAATTTTTCTCCCGGCCTGCGCGCCCCTCCTCTTCCCGTACCGGTGTTTCCGACCGGGAGTTTCCCATTGAACAAAGTGCAGACCAAGCAACGCCCACCGGATAGGATCGCGCTCCCACTGGAGAATCCAGATGCCGCTAAATTTATCGTTTTTGAGGATGTCCATGTCCGGTTTCAAGTGTGCGGCACAGCTACTGGCGGGATTCCTCTTGATGAAGTTTCCAGCATTTTGGCGATTTATTGTCTGAGGACCGGTCGACCGCTTTCGTCCTTCGGCATTGCGCGGGTAGAACCTGAATCAGAGTGGTTGCGGATTACGGCTAGGGCCGAGAGCCTCATTCAGAGTGGCTTCGCTTTAGGGAATCCCGTAAAGATTTCGAACAGGGAACAGCAAGTTCTCGATGGTGTTCTGTCGGCTCTGCAGAATAAGGAAATCGCAGCAAACTTGAATATCAGCGAGCGGACAGTGAAATTTCATGTATCGAGCTTGCTCGCCAAGTTCGGCGTGCTCAACCGACTGGAGTTGGCCAAGATGATTCACGCGAGAGGTTGATTTGCAAATCAAACCAAGGAGATGAAATGAGGAAGAAATGTTCGACAATGCTGTTCGGTTGGCTGGTTCTGAGTTTGGCGTTCGGGGCTGCCTCGGACGTGATGTCCGCCGGACGCGCACTCGCTCCCCGGGCTTTGAAGCTTAGTGTTGTCGAGGCGGCGCCGGCCCCGCAAGTCGGCTCGGTTCCGGTCGGTTTACCGAACGGCACGGCGCACTCGACCGGCCTGATCTGGACGCCTGGTGCTCCCGTGACTGGTTTGACGGTGTCAGGTTACAACATCTATCGCTCCACGACTGCCAATGGCGAGGGGGGCTCGTTCGCTCTCAACGGATCGACTCTCGTGACCACGACAAGCTACACGGACACCTCGGTCGTGCCTGGGACGACGTATTTCTACGTGGTCGCGGCGCAGTCCTCGAACGGCAACCAATCCGGTTTCAGCAACGAAGCCACTAGTGTCATTCCTAACAATCCGTCGAATCCTTCCGGTTGCAAAGCCAGCGGATCGTGATTTAGTTGACGGAGCCTTAAATGTTCAGGAGATGGTTTATGGGATGCAGTCTGAGTAAGCGGCAACTGCTCGAGCGCGCCGTAGAACTGTTGGAGGCAATTGCGGCCCATACTCGGCCTGGCCCGCCCGTTTTCGTGGATCTGGAAATGACTTTGCCTGACGGCAAAAAAAAGAGAGGAAATCAGATGGTCAATTTGACCGACGTGCAGAAGTACAGAATTCGAGTGAAGGACGAGCTCGATAGCAAAGGCTTTGTCGTTTCACCCGCCAATCCGTTCACGGCCACGGTGTCCGACGATACCCTTGGCGTTTTTGTCATGGATCCGGACGGCTTGGGCGGGGAGTTCACTGCTTCCAAGCCAGGCGCAGGTTCTGTGACGTTGACTGATCCCGTCGCCAATATCGCCGGCGTGTCCAACTTTACGATCTCGCCTGGACCGGCTGCGACCGTTGAACTGGACGAAAGTGCTCCGGTAGCAGCTTAACGAACGAAGGACCGAGAGAGAGTGGAGGAACCAGCCGCCTCACTCTCTTTGGTCTAACTAATCTCCCGAGGCGGGCGGATGGATGAAACTACGGACAGACAAACCAGAAGCGGCGGTGGATTCGTCGTGCTCAGATATTGGCATGTTTTTATCATGTTGCTCGTGCAACTCGTAGGGCTCGCGTACATGTATGGCCGGCTTTCACAGAACGTCGAGGACGTGATCAAGAGGCTCGACAGCCAGGATGGGAAATCGAACGTTTCCCGCGAAGAATTTAGCGATTTTCGCCAGGAAGTTCGGGAAGACGTCCGGCAGTTGCATCTTTCGATCATGAGTATCAAGGGAGATAAATAGTGGAGCAAGAAATGGCAGCGTTCATTTCGCCGCACCAGATCGGGGACGTCATTTACTGGACCTTGTTCGTGGCGGGCCAGTGTGTGTGGGTTCTCATTTGCGCGGCCGCCGCCATCAGGAGCAAGCAGAATCCCATCAAGTCCAGGAGTGCTTACGTCGCGATGAATTGGGATATTTTGCTGATTCGGTTCATCGTGGAGTGGCTCACCATTTTCTATCTGTGGCGCCACTACAGCGTGAACGATCTTCTATCTTTTTTTCACGCGACCTGGCAATTCCCTGTCAATACAGGGAACAGCCCCGTGGCGGCGATTGCCCTGGGGCTTCTGGCCGACGTGCTCCTGAATTCGTTCGCCAAGGCAAAGCTCGACAAGGCTCCGGCCTGGGTCAACTGGATCCAAACATTTTTACTGGAACGGATCCCACAGGTCCCACAAGAGCAAGTGGCTACGGTTGAGACAACAACAAAAATTACTCCGGTCAATCAGGCAATCCCCGTGACGGAAACAAAGACATCGGTTTCCATCATGGCTCCACAAGAAGAGAAAGAATAAATTTCTGAAAGGATATCTATGACACATCCAATGCCTCTCTGGTCCGCGCGCGGCCCAGCAGTCGGTACACCGAAATGGATCGGTTACATCTTTGTGGTTGCGCTGCTTGTCGTGACGATCGTTGTTGGCGGTTGCTCGTTCGCCAATTTCGTGGCCGCCGCCGAAGCGGATCTGCCGGTGGTCATTCAGATGGTTTCGAACATCACGAGCATCGTCGCTCCTGGAGTGTCCGTCGCGATTCAAGCGGCCGGCGGCTTGACGCTCGCCTCTTTGCAGTTATTGTGCGGCAGTCCGGTACCTGGCTCAACCAAATGCGATGCAACGAGCTTGGTAGGACAGTATCAGGCGTCCCCCGACTCAGCAACACAAGCCACGCTGCTGCAAAAGATCGACGCGGCATTGACCACCGCTAACGCGCACATCACGGAAATGCTGAGCCTTGCGAAAGGGTTGCCGCAGGCGGTGGGCGCTTCCATCGTGGTGGGCATAGGACTCGCGCTTCAAACGGTCGTGGCGCTCATTTCCCTGGTCCCTGTCGCCAAAGTTGCGGCGGCCGGCAACCGGAAAGCTTCCGCCACGCTTGCGAAGGCTGTTCTGCCGCCCAAGCCACACGAGCTCAAAGCAGCTTTCAATACGGCCATCGGTCAGTCGTTTCCCGCAGCGATGGTGCACTAACCGTGGCTCTCGGCCTCTCTCTTCTCGAAGTCAACGGCAGGAAGTACGGCGCGTTCCAATCCCGGCACGATTACCGGGATTGGACGTTGCCATTTCGGGCGCGCGCAATTCAAACCCCTTCCACTGTCGATCTCACGCAATGGCATGGACCAATCAAGGATCAGGGTAAGTTGGGCTCTTGCACGGGGCACGGTGCCTCCGCCTGCCAAGAATTTCTTGTCCGAAAATATGGAAAAGTTGCGGACGGTGCGGACGCGCCTGTATTCAGTCCACTCTTCATTTATTGGAATGAGCGAAATCGGGAAAACTCCGTCAACGAAGATTCCGGCGCGCAGATCCGCACGGCGGCCGATGTTCTTGTCGAGGATGGGGTCTGTCTCGAATCCGAAGATCCGTACCAACCGATTAATTTCAAGGTCGCTCCAACTCCCCAGCAGGTTGCAGAAGCAGCTAGGTGGAAGGGTGGCGGCTATCACCGGCTGAACGGTTTGTCGGACATGAAGTGCTGCATCGCCTCGGGCTATCCGTTCCTGCTGGGTTTCAGTGTGTACGAAAGCTTTGAGGATGTGGGCGCGGACGGTCTGATGGCAATGCCGAAACATGGCGAGGCCTTTCTGGGCGGTCACTGCATTCTGGCAGGCCTCGGCTACGATGATTCGAAAAAAACTGTGACATGTCAGAATTCCTGGGGAACAGGCTGGGCCCGCGGGGGCCTCTTCGACATGCCGTTCGAATTTATTTCCGATCCCAAACTGGCGTTCGATGCCTTCGTCGTTCATTTCGGCAAGTGGTAATCGGCTGAGTTGAATTCATCTCAACGGGGAACCCATGATCTATCTTCGCTTCATGACGGATAAATGGTCGCCCGAGTCCGCGCTAATTAGGTTCGGCACTCGCAGTGAATTTTCTCACGTTGAGTTTATCCGCACAGCGGACGCGGCCGACGTGGCGGACGCGGCCGACGTGACGAGCATGTATGACGTGGGCAAGCCGATCGACACGCTCGGCTCACGCCTGAGTGGCGGCGTCCAGGTCCGGCCGTACGATTACTGCAAACCAACAAAAGAAGAATGGTACACAGCTCCCAACATTGAGTCTGCCTACAAACAGGGATTGACGTTTACGGGATTCGGCTATGACTGGTGGGACATTGCCGGCATCGCGCTCGATCTTGAACTGGTCAAAAGGAAATCTTTCATCTGCAGCCGGTTTGCCTGGTACGCCAATCTGCGGGATTGGGCACTCAACGGAAATCAGCCGTGGCTCAATCCTGATCGTCCTTCTTATTTTTGTACTCCGGACACGATCCTGTGGTCACCGTTCCTTAAGCTTGTGAAGAAGGTCCTCTGATGGCGTGGATTTACGAACAGTCAACCGGAAAACTATTCAATCCCTTCGGCGCCTTGGTTGGCACCGGCTATTCCGGCGGCGGGATCGATCCCCATAATCTCGAAACCATTAAGGGCAAGAACAATCCTGCCATGCAGGATGTTCACAAAGTAGGGCCTATTCCATGCGGCACGTATACGATCTGCGCACCAGTCAACTCGCACACCCACGGCGAATATGCTATGGGACTCACGCCCGATGTGGGCAATGAAACCTTTGGGCGAGACCACTTTCTGATGCACGGGGATTCTATTCCTCATCCAGGGTTTGCGTCGGAAGGATGCATTATCCAGTCGCATGCTATTCGTGTAAAGGTCTGGGAATCCGGAGATCACCGCCTCGAAGTCGTCGCCACGATGAATCCACAAGAAGAAATCGCCGCCTAATTTTCGCCTTGACAGCCAATCTGCGTATTGGTAGTGTTCCGTTTCTCACATGCAAGCAAGCGAAGTCATCGAACAGATCGAAAAGCACATTGTCCGCGCCGGCACGCAGAAGGCGCTCGCCAAACAGTGGGGAATCTCCCAGCAATATCTTTCAGAAGTTCGCGCCGGCCGCAAGGACCCGGGAGATAAGATCCTCAAGAATTTGAATTTGGAAAGAATTGTGACCTACGAAAAAACAAAGGAGAACAGACATGGCAAGTGACGCAGCGGCACTCATGAAGGCCAGTTCGCAATCGCTCATCGTCAAGATGGCCGCGAAGTACGGCGTGGATTCGGGGCAATTTTACAATACCGTCGTCACCACAATTTTCAGTGCTGGCAAGGCCAAGCAGGGAGAGGAACCAAAGCCCGGCCGGGGATTGCCGCCGACCAAGGAAATGGTCATGGCGTTTTTGCTCGTTGCGGACCAGTACGACCTCAATCCTTTCCTGCGGGAGATTTACCCGTTCATCGACCAGAATTTCAATCTCCGCTGCATCATCTCGATCGACGGCTGGATCAAAGTGGCCCTGCGGCATGAGTTTTATGACGGCCATGAATTCAAAGAGCATCTCGATCCGGATACAAAGGCTCTGTACGCTGTCACCTGCAGCATCTTCCGGAAAGACCGGACGCGCCCGATCATCATGACCGAGTATATGCAGGAGTGTAAGCGGGATACCGATCCCTGGAAGCAGTGGCCGTACCGCATGCTGCATCACAAGGCCTTCATCCAGACGGCGCGCTACGCGCTCGGCATGGGCGACCTCATGGAAGAAGATGAACTGGATCGGCTCAAGAGCGTAACGGGCGGCGAACACGAAATCGTCCAGCCGCGCCGGATGTCGGAATCTGGACCCAAGGAGCTTCAACCAGCTCAACCTTCAAACATTCCAACTTCCACAGCACCGGCGCGCGAACCTGTCGCGACGGCCGCGCCGCGCCAAGCCCAGGCCGCGCCCAGGTCCGCCGCCGCCGCTCCGGAACCAGGCAGCGAAGAGGCATCTGAATTCCTGAATACCGCGGAACTCAATGAACTCTTCCGGGTGGGCTACAACAATAGCTGGTCCCTCATGGACATGAAAAAATCCTTGAAGGAAAAAATGAATATCGTCGACACGAACAAAGTTCCGCGGTCGTCGGCTCTGGCGATCAAGGAAATGTTCGAGGGCGGTAGTTAAAGTTTGCGGCGGCTGGTGCGAAACATTCTGCAGAAGGGCGGGGAAAATAGACGCCTAGCCCGCTCGGAGCAAAAGCTGGCGAGTTAATGCTCAGGTCGCCGCTAGGGACAAACCATAAGCAGAGGGCAGTTGTACGAGCCAAACAGAAGAGGGAGCCACCGCCCGTAGACGGCTCCCTCACTTTTCCCAGCCATGGATTTCCAGTTCGACGAAACATCGCATGTTTACAGTCGCGACGGCCAGATCATCCCTGGCTGCACGCGGATTCTGGATTTTAGTGGGCTCGTGGATTACAGCATGGTTCGTGATGACGTCCTTGCGCGCAAGTCGATGCTCGGTAAAGTCGTTCACACATGCACGCATTTTTATGACGACAATGATCTCGACTGGTCCACGGTTGCCGAGGAAGCTAAGCCACGAGTCAACGCCTGGATCGAGTTTAGACTCAAGACAGGATTTGTGCCGCGCCGGCGCGAACTCCAGATGATTGCGACACTCAACGGCATGCTCTACGGGATGCAGATCGACGCTGACGGTTTATTATTCAAACAGGAAACGATCGTGGACATTAAGACGCGGCCGACAATGTGGTATGACGGCGTGCAACTCGCGGGCTACATGGCCGGCCTGCCGTTTGCCACTGAATCCAAGGATGCGCCCATGTCAAACTTGGCACGATGGATGCGGCGGGACGGCCGGATTGTGGAACTGAAAAAGGATGGCCGGTTCAAATTGTCCGATCCTTACCGGAAGCGCGCTGATTACGATGCATTCGCGTCCGGCCTTTTCCTGACGCATTACAAGATGGCGCACGGAAAACAAATCCCAGAAATTGCAGAAGCGGCCTAGCCGCAAGGAGAACAGACCGATGGCTGAAAACAACAGTGCGCTGGTTCAACAGGACCCGCAAATTCTAGAACTGCAAGAAAAGCATCCAGAACTTTACAAGCTGGTCAGTCCGGAGCTTCCGCCCAAAGTGCGGAAGATGTGTGAGAATGCCCTCCGGATTGCCGATGAACTGCAAATCGATTCCGCCGAAACCTATGAAGCGTCCGAACATCAGCGGCGCGCCTATCAAAATAATATGGATCTCATTTCGGAGCTGCTCAAGCCGAACATCGATTTACTTTTCAAGCTCCATAGGGCTTCAACGACCTTTCGCGGCTTGGCACTTACGCCACTCCAGGACGCTGATGCCATCGTTGAAAAGAAGCGGAAGCTCTATCGGGACAAGTTGAAACAAATCGCTGATGCGAAATCTGCCGAAGATCGGAGAGTCGCGCAGGAAGCCGCGGACAAGGCGGCTCTGGATGAAGCGGCCGAACTTGAGCGCCAGGGCGAGTCGGAAGCGGCCCAGGCTGTCTTAGAACAGGCGGCCGAGGCTCCGCCGGCGCCGGTCTATGTCGCCCCGAGCGCCACCAAGTCAAAAGGAGCAATAGTCAAAAAGAAGTACACGTTCCGAGTGCTCAATCCGAAACTGGTGAAGCCTGATTACCAGTTGCCCAGCGAATCGCTCATCCGGCCGCTCGTCAACTCACTTGGCAAGAACGCTGAAAATGTGGTCAATATCCGGGCCGGTGGGATTTTGGTCGAGGAAGATGAAAAGGAATCGATCCGAAGGTAATGCAACGCTGGACCATTGCGGGCTGCATCGTCACGTTCGACGACGATCTCTATAGCTGCGACTGCATCTTTTTCAAGCGCGGCATTGAAGTGGACGCCATGGGACCGCAAAGGGTTCGGTTTCGATGCGAGCACATTCGCAAAATAATTATCCAGGAAGCCAAGCTGAGAATCGCGCAGAAAAAAGTTACCGAGTATGCGCAGGCGACAACCTTGCAGCCGGAACATAAGGCGAGAGTGGTGGGGCCATCGAAAAGAGCGATCAAACTCGACTGACATGGAATTGGTCTGGCCAGGTCGACGGATTCCTCGTCAAGCTGATGAGCGATGGAACGTGGCGCTGCTCATGCGCAGGCCTGAATGCCGATCCGTCGATCGCTGTAATCTGTCCGCACACGCTCGCGGCTTACAACAAAGTCGATCCGACCGTGCTAATTGACACCATGCTGAGCCAACCGTCGAGCGATCAACGATTAGGGATGGCGATTGATCTGGTAAAGGCCGGAGTTCTACCGCCCAGAGAAGTCCGGAATAAGGCAGGGTTTCCACCCGTGGGGGATCGCAGCTTGTTCAGTGGTAGTCCAGTCGTTCCGGGTCCTGCACCTGCGCCTGCGCCCAGAACTAGAACGCGACCAGGTTGGGTCATGAATCCGTTCGAGGATGATGGTTTTGAGGGTTTGGAGCCTGATTTCGCCAAACCTAAGCCCAAAGAGAAGCCCAAAGAGAAGCCAGGTTACGTGCTCAAACCGAAACGGCCCATCACGCTGGAGGATTAAATGAACGACACGGACGATGTGAAAACTTCCGGTTTGAAGCTGAGCGAAACCAGGCCATGCGATGTGTGCGGCGGTCCAATCGCGCCACAATTCTATATTCTCGAATCCAAGTTCGCCCTGTTTGGCAAAGGAACCAATTCCGTCCTGGGCATGATCAAAATGATGAGTTGGGGACTCACCCCAAAGGCTCTCGCGATTGCCGAGGCCATGGCGCCGGACGCGGATCGGGCCGTCGTGGTTTCTGAGGACGACAGGCTCAACACGGAAGTTTTCATCTGCCAGAAATGCTACCTCGGCAGCAGCATCCCCATTTGGATCGAAAAAATTCACGACAGGAAGGAGACGAGCTCGTGCATGTCGGTCCGATTGAGACACCTCATGGTTCGGACGCGCTCAAGTACGAACTGAAGCCGCCGCCCCCGACAGGGAAAGTCCGGGAATGGCTTGCCAAGCTGGGCGATCTGCCAAAGCAGGCCGAAGAGGAAGCCCACACGTTTTCGGAATTCAAGAAGAAGATTAAGGACCTGGAGCGGGAGCTCCGGACGCGACCCACTCGCGACGTTGCCGCGCCGGCCGCGCCCGCGGTGCCCGACAAGCGCGCGATCGACCGCGCCATCGCCGAGACCGCGCGTGCATTCGGTAAGCAGGTTACGGGACTTGAGGCGACCGTACAGCGTCTGCGTCGTTATTTGACAAAGACGGCAGGCGAATGCGCGGAATTAGCTCTTATTAAGCTGCCGGAAGCTCCGAATATGCCCGTCGTGACCGCCATTGCCGCACCAGGGCCGCGCGCGCCGAGTCCAGCACGTACAGCATACCCTGTAGCGCGAAAGCCTCTGGAACCGTCTGGAAATGGGGATCACGGTGCAACTGAGCTGCCACCCGGCGAATTGGCCGTGTTGAAGGCGGCGGCACAGTACCCCGAGGGTGTCGAGCGGAAGCAGGCTTCGATCCTGACAGGCTATAAAAGGTCCAGCCGCGATACCTATGCTAACCGGCTCTCTGTGCGGGGGTTCGTCACATTTTCAGGGAGCAAGATCATAGCCACGCAGGAGGGCGTCGACGCGCTGGGATCCGGTTTCGAACCGCTGCCCGAGGGACCGGAGCTACGGGATTACTGGCTTGGCAGGCTTCCAGAGGGTGAACGGCGAGTGTTCGAAATCCTTGTGGCGGCAGAGGGGAAGAATGTTCCACGTGGAACGATCGACGAAGTAACCAATTATAAAAGGTCCAGCCGCGATACCTACCTGAACAGATTGATGGCAAGGAAGATAGTGGAACCGGCCGGCCGCGGCGAAGTGCGCGCGGCGAAGGAGTTGTTTTAGGAGGAAAGATTGGTATACGAACTGGCATCAGCTTCACTGCTGCGAAAAGAGCTCGAAAACGCAGAGGGGTCCCTGAATCTGCATCTGCAAGCAAAAACCCAGGCCGAGGCAGAAATTGAACGATGGCAACAGGTGGTCGACCAGCTCAAGCACACGATCAGCTTGATCGAGTCGCCGGCCAATGTGGCCAGAAAAAAAGTTCTTCCAGTCGTCAAGAATGGGCGTCGGGCAACTTGGTGGGGAGAGATCGAGGCGGTGCTCAAAAGGTTGGACGGGCCGCCCACCCGGAAGGAATTGATGAATGCGGTTTTCGAGAAAAACCCGCAGGGCAGCTTCGGATCCATCACGGCCGCAGTGTACAACGCAGTCAACAGCGGAAAGGTTGTTTGGAAAAATGACCGGTGCTATCTCCCGGGAACGGAGCCCAGACCCGTATGACCGCCTTGGAAACCAAACTCATCAGCGCTTTGAACCGTCTGTGCAAGTGGCGGTCGATATTTTGTGGCTGGCAGCTTGGCACTCGCGTCAAGGATGATCCCGAGGCCCAGGCGGTCAGGGATCACCGCGAAGTAACCATGCTGCTGCGGGCCGAGTTTAATGCGATGTTGATATTGCTCGTGGACAAAAAAGTTTTCACCACAGAGGAATTTCAGGCTCAACTGATTGAAGAAGCGGAGTTTCTATCCAAACAGTACGAAGAAAAGTTCCCGGGCTGTGTGCCGGTTGACGATGGAATGAAGATCGATCCACAGAAGGCAAATTACATGCGCAACTGGAGGCCTTAGAACTGTATGAAAAAGTGCAAATCGATTTCCGGCAAACACAAGTGGACGAAGGAAGTCATTTTCGACCGCGACGGCAACCGGACCAACAAATGCCCTTTGTGTGGCGCAACTAGAAAAGCGAAACCGTGACGTTCGCTGCGCTGAACCTGCTGGAATTTCCACTAGCTAAGCCGGAGCCCGGCACCTATTGGTGGTTAGAATTTCCTGGCGAGCCAATCGCTAAGGAACGAGTGGGGTGGGGTAGGGGACGTCGATCCTACAATCCGAATGAGCAGGACGAAGAGGATATTCGGAATCAGATCATCGCCACGTTCCCGCAGTTTGCGCGTGGCGACCCGGACGCAACGCACCTGTGGGGCATCCGGTGTTTATTTTACTGCTCGCGGATCGAGTCGATTCAATCGAGCTGGCATTTTCGCGGCAAGGTTTTGAGATCCGGGAAGAAATATTCCAGGAAGCGCAAAGGCAACGATACTGACAACATGCTTAAGTTAGTGAAGGATGCGCTCAATGGCTTTATTTGGAAGGATGATTCACAAGTGAGGGAGGATTTCGTGCGGGCGCCGTTCTCGGATCGGCCGCGCACGCAGCTTCTTTTTTACCATCTGGGACCGGATGCGGCGGAGGTCGAGCCGTGATCGAGGGGACAATCCATATTCCTAAAATGGACGGTCAAGAAATAGAACCCGGAATCATACTAATCGGAGAGCCATCGCCACAATTAGGCACCGATAAGTTCCGGTGTCTGGCGAATGTTCATGGAATGCTTTGTTTGGTGGAGCTGTCCATTAAGTTCAAAGGAGAATCAGACCAATGAGTGAACGGTACGCACGCGGTATATCTTGCACCTGGTTCGGCGTGGCGCAACGGGACTGTCCGTTCTGCCACGGTGCAATTGTTGTGCTCGACAATCCCGCCGACTGGTGGGAGCCGATCAACCGATTTGAAAGTGGCGACTACGGCCATTTCGGCAAGATCCCGCAACAGGTCGGCTGGAGGCCGCGGCCGCATCCGGGCTACCGTGCGATGTGGGATTGGGCCATCGCTCAACAGCGGTGTTTCAAGCATCCCGCGCACCTAAAGAATTCCTACCGCAAACACACGGGTATCGACGTGGATATGACGGTATGAAAATCACAGAAAGGAGAATCCACCACATGAAGAAGTTCATTGTTCTGGCTGCACTGGTCGTAATGTCGGCGATTGCGACTGGCACGCCTGCGCGCGCTTGGAGTTCGAGCACGAGCAAATGTTGCCTGCCGCCTCCGCCACCCTGTCCCACTTGCGGACCGGGCCACTAACCAGCGATGCCCGCACCTGGTCTGTATGACAGGTGCGGGATTCCACGGAGGACAAGCGGTGGGCCTCTACAATTTCCAGAAAAGATTCGCGCCGATGATTCTCTCCGGAGAAAAACAGCACACGATCCGTGCGGTCCGCAAGCATCCCGATAAACCGGGGAACACAATGCATCTGTTTACCGGTTTGCGAACGAAGAAAACTCAATTGCTCATGCGCGTGCCGTGCGTGAAGGTGGACGAGATCGTGATCGAAATGCAAAAAGCCAAGGGACCGGGCGTTCTTACCAGAGGCCTGCTGTTCCCGCACGTCCTAATCAACGGAGAAGATTTGTCTCGCGATGAACTGGAGGCACTGGCGCGCAGCGATGGCTTTAGAAATTTTCCTGAAATGATCCTCTTCTGGAGGGAACCCAAAAACAGATTACCCTTCAAGGGCCACATCATTTACTGGAGATTTGATTTACTGGAGATTCGAGGGGAAATATGTGCCAAAAATTAAGACTGGTGGACGGCTCGGTAGCAATCGTCTGCGGCGGTCATAGGACCAAAAAGATAGCGTGCCGCTGGTGTGGCGATCCGTCCACGAAGCTGTGCGACTTCGTTATCAGTCCGCCCGAACAGGTGACGCACAAGAAAACCTGCGATGCGCCGATGTGCAACGCGCACGCTAAGAACGTCGGCCAGGACAAGGATTTTTGTCCAGCGCACGGCGGCCTCGACGTTGAAAAAACTTTCCCGACCTCGCACGCTGAATTCATCGCGTCTGGCTATAACTACGGTGGCACGTCCGAATGCAAGGCCTGTAAGCGGAGAATCAATTGGTACAGAACGCCAAATCAGCGCAACTTTCCAGTTGACGCCGAAACCTTTAAGCCCCACTTTCATTCCAGCCATCCGAAGAAAGCTTTTGTAGCAAAAGCAAAGCGGCCATCTCAGCAACCGGAAAAAAGAGGATTCCAGTACGCGGTCCGGCTCCGGATTTACCGGGAAATGCTGGTCGCCAATCGGCCTTCTGCCCATCAGAACGACCAGCAAATTTTTGAGTCGGAAGCAATCAAGTGGATCCCGCAAACCATTTGCCGGCAGAATCCCAACGTCACCCTCGAAGAAGCTACAGCTCTCTTCAATCAGTGGCGAAAAGCAGCAAGAGATAACACGATTATAGCTTTGACAAAAGCTCCGGGAGTGGCGCATGATTAGGCCGTTTCCGAAGCCGCGTCCATTCCCACGGCCAATACTTGAGCGGCTTCCGGGGAGTAAGCACGTGACGATAGCCGCTGG